AATCATTTCAATTGCCTTGTTGAGCAGAGTGCTGTTGATCTTTTCACCAAGCATGAGTTCTGTGTGTGCTTGCTTGTCAAGCATCTCCAGAAGTTCTTGCTCCAATTGTGTGAGTTCTTCGCTCATGATGATAATATATCACGATTCTGTCGAAAGTCAAAGCCAATCTTCATTAAGAAGACCAAACGACTTAAGCAAATCATTATTTGCATGTTGAATTGAATGACAGTTAGCGCAAAGAAGAATGCATTTCTTTACTTCATTCAATCTATCTTTTGCGATTAATTTATTACTGTTTATGGAGTAGTTCTTTTCTTTTGGATCTACATGATGGAAATGTAATGCACTGGGATGACCAGCAAAACCACATTTGCTACATTTTCCACCTAATTGTTTTACTAAAGCAATTTTAGAGATCCATCTACGCTTGGACACACTACATGATCCACAGATACTTGCGTTGGATTCTTTATGTGTATTGAAAGTCTTGTTGCAAAATTTACACTTACACATCAATGCCTCCGGTAGGATTCGAACCTACGACCTATTGATTAAAAGTCAAATGCTGCTACCAACTGAGCTACGGAGGCTTACTCGGGTATTATAGCCAACCAATAGACGATGTCAATAGTCAGTTCTTCTTTTTAGTGAAGAACTCTTTGTAGCCCCATGCAACCACTAAGAATAGAACAGGAATATACCAAACAATCCATGACCAATTTTGTTCTATCTTCTGATTCTTTTCAATCTGTGATTTAAGTGACATCATTACTACGCTGTCACCAGTGTTGTCGGGTACAATCTCTGGGCCAACGCATTTGCATCCAGCGGCGACTAACAGGGAAAGAAGTAAAGCAATCGCAATTAGTTTGGTGTATCTCATGACTTTCTCCCTGCTGCGGCTGTGCCGAAATAGAATCCAACAATTGAAACTAAAATTTGTCTATTCTCTGAAGTATAGAGGAAGCCATTTACTTCAACAAAATATTTCTTGCTTGTTTCTGGAATCAATCCAAACAAACCCTCTGGATTGGTGGTATCAACTTCTACGAATGTTGGAACACCGAAGAATGGGAGTATGAATGGTGCTGCGATTGTACCGAACAGCATGGTCAATACAATTAATTGACGCACACCCTTTCCGATGTCTATAGGAACTCTCTGTGCTGCCTTGTCTTGATTCTCTGTAGTTTGTTTATTTGCAGCAATTAGACGCTCAAAAATTTCTTTTTGATCTTGGCTTTTCTGAGCCATGAACTTAAAAAGAAATCCAGTCAACGACCCGCCGATTAAAGAAATAAGTTCAGTAGGCATAATATACTCCTACTTTATTTATATTACTGGGTTTTTTTGGGATATCTGATATACTAAATATAATGAGGTGCCTATGACAAAAGAAGCCGAGTTTGTCAAACACATTCGCAAGCATCTTGGAGAATATGGATTCTCCTTAACCCTTGGAAGAGGCAAAAAAGTCAATGTCGGAAATGCCAGATGTGATGGGTATTTCATCTACGGCAGAACTAAAAAAGAAAGAAAAATTCGTGTAGCAAAAAGAGGCCAGACATGGATCTATGTACTGGCACACGAATACTGCCATTTTCTACAATGGCTTGACCAACCAGAGCAGTTTACAAAAAAGCTTGATGAGGCTCAGGACATTGTAAATAATGTCTCTGTTGGGTTTGTCAACAAAAACTGGACCGGAAAACAAATCAGAAATGCTTTCCGAATGGTTGCTGAAAATGAAAGAGACTGTGAACGACGCACAGTAAAGCTTCTTGAAAAATGGGGCATTTCATTCAATAAAGATATGTACATCAAAAAGGCGAACCTTTATGTGTATCTCCATCATATGTGGATGGAATCATATTGCCTGAAAATGAAATTTGATGTTTACAAATCAAATAAACTATTGAAATTGCTAGCAGGGAACTTCAAGGTGAAGAGTCACCTCGTAGTTCCCAAACTAGTCATGGATGAACTAAACAGAGCGTTTAGTTGAATCCGTCGTTTTGATTGTTCTGGTTGTTCCAGTCGAAGCGTTGATTGCTACCCTTGTCATCCTTGGGACGCTTGAAAGGCTTGTGGTCCCACTTCTTACGCTTCTTGTTACGTTGTTCCCCACGGGAACCTCTAAAATCACTTTTCTTGAACATTGTTCTCCTCTTGCGGTTCGTTAGATCCAGTATCCTGATTCATATCCCAACTAAGTTCCAACCAATACAAATAATCGATGTGATCCATCATTACCATGCCTCACAATCTTCAAAGTCTTCTTCCAATTGAACAGGTTGATTGAATTCATCAATCTGCTCAGGTTCAGTGTTTTCGGTTAGTGCTTCTTGTAAACACTTGATGAGTGGACTCCAATCAAGAAACTCTTCAGTTCCCTTGGTCATCTCCATCTCGTTCTTAAGGCTTTCAATCGTACCACGGACGCGAATGCTAAAGGGGAGGTTGTGCATACAAATACTTTAGCACAAACCTCCCCCAAGTCAATAGCTATTTCAAGATTTTCTGAGGCCACCGTCTTTGCGTCCGAACAGACGATTCATTTCATTCAAAGTTTTATTTACTTTGAGTTGGAAATTTTCATTTGCGGCAACTTTTTGGGGTTTATTTTTATTATTAGAAGCACTATAAGCACCATACCCCGGCTGAACTCTTCTAGATTCCATATCATCACTTGCGTAGGGTGGTGTCCGAGACTTTGTGGGTGCTGGTTTAGTGTTAACGCCTATGCTACTGCCACCAATAGCGACATTTCTATTAGTTGTAGTATTTCCAGAATTTGTATTTGTAGTATTTCCAGAATTTGTATTTGTGGTAGTACTTGTAGTTGAAGTATTTCCAGAATCAATTTTTCCTAGACCGCTGGCTACTTTGCTACCAATAGCGGTATTGCTATTTGAATTTCCACTTACTATATTACTATTTGAAATTCCACCACCAGCCACTACTGCATTTCCACTAGCCATTGTGCCAAAATTCATAGTCTGAGCACCTGAGCCAGATGAAACTTGCTGATTACCACCAACATTTACTGGACCCTTTGCGAATTGTCCTGCAAACATGTTTGCAAAGTTTAGATTTACACCACCCGATTGGCTAGGTTGACCACCAGCACCTACTCCCGCTTGAGCCAGTTGATTTGCCATAGCAGCAGCACCGGGGCCAGCCTGATTTGCTAAACCACTTGGATCTACATTTGGCTGTGGTACTTCTGGAGTTGATGGCTTATCTGGTCCCTTGGTGTCTGATGGCTTCTGATTTGAAGGGTCTGGAAATCTAGTTTTATTTTCTGGAAATGCTGATGTTTGTGACTCAACCTTTTTAACTTTAATACCATTAAAAATAAGACTTCCGTCCCTATAATCACTTTGTAATAGCTTTTCATCGACCTCTACAGGATTTCCCTGTTCATCGACATATTGTGTATTTTCCATCAAACTCATCAATCTGTGATTGATGATTCTTTGACGGTTGATTTGTTCTTGGAGATCAGCGATTTTATTTCTTAAGTAGGTGTGGTTTATCATATCATACTATATATAAACTAAATTCGGTATATACATAAAGTATGCCAAGACAAATACCAACCGATCAAGATTTGAGAAATCCTTACGAAGACAGTCAACCATTATCTAGCTTAGGCCAAAAAAGTTCTAAGCAAAAATTTAAAGACAGTATTCAGTCTGAGATTGAACTTGAGCGAGGTTTAGTAAACCAAGCCCTTGAGCGTAATAGAAAATTTCAAGAACTTATTGCTAAAGCAAGAAAAAACCTTGACTCGGAACCAACTGGCTCAAGATTTATAGAGCCAGAGGATACCATGTATCAGGATTTTGGCAAATCTGGATTTGTTGATGCAGGAGAATATATCGGTATGCCCCAATTGATGTCTGATGACAAATATCAAGCTTTGATTCAACAGGCAGTTGAAAAATTTGTTCGGGGTGCAAACGATGTCTTGGACAAGGCTCCAGCTGGAATATTTGATAGACCGGAATTTGATGCACCTCGACAAGCAAAGGCTGACACCCAAAAAGCACCTCCTGCTATTCCTGAACTAATAGCAAGACCTCCTCAAGAAGATGAGGATCCAGAAGACTCAGACATTCCTGTGCAAGATTATGAAGGATTAAACGATATTCAGGCATATCTGCAAGCTAATTCAGATAGAAGAATTCTTAATCCAAATAGATCTTATGATACTCCAGTAGTTTCTCCAGATGCATATCCCCCAGAAGGTTATATGAAACCAACTGAAGCGTCTGACCGAGATGCTACTCAAAGAGATGTGAAACAAGATATTGCAAATGTTTCAGATGTATTTTCCGGTCTTGGTAAAGATTTAACCAAAGCACTAAAAGGTGCTGCGGCTTCTAGAAACATCAAAAAAACTTCTGCACAAGATTATGATGCAACCCAAGGAGATAGAACATTATCAAGAGAAGAACAATTGGAATTGGCTAGAAAAAATCCAGATATATTTGGTGGATTCCTTGGGCAAGCAAGATCTGCAAAAGTAAAGCAGGCTATGGATTATGAGCCAACTGAAGCAGAAATCGATGCGGAGATGCAAAAAAGATTCCCAAGAAAACTAACACCAAGAGAAAGAGTATTCGGGATTAATGATGATGTTACCACAACTGATTGGTTAAAGCAAAAGACAACAGCTGATACTGCATCAGCTAAATCTCTTGAAGATCTTTTAAACGCACAAAGAAAACTAAAAGCATTTAGATATGAAAACATCAAATCATTTGGTGGAGAAAGTGCTGAACAAAAAGCATTGCAAAGAGCAGCGCAAAAGTATGGCATCACTAGCCTAGCGGATGTTCCAGAGGATAAAAGAGTTACTGCATATGGCAATATCTTTGCCAGAGCTGCCAGAGAATATTCTGAGACTGGTGTAAATAAAGAACAATATTTCCAAGATGTATTGGGTGGAAAATATTCAGATAGATTTACAGAAGGACAAAAGAAAGCATTTGAAAAAAATCCTGAAGGATTTGCTAAAGGATTTGCAAATAAACTCGCAAGAGAAGAAATTGCATCAAAAAAGAAACAATTTAAATCAACATTCAAAGGAACAGAATATGACCCTTATGTTGGTGCAGATACTATTGCAAAAAAATATGAATACACTGAAGCTGGATCTACAGCCCCAGAAGTTGGGCCTCCATCAACAGACATTGAACGAGGTGGTCAGCTAGCCAAAGGACTACGAGCTGCTGAAAAGAAATATGCTGAGGGCAGAACAAGAGCACCTTCACAGGAAGAGCAAATGTTTAATTATTGGAACGAGCCATCAAACAAAAGATATCAGGCAGACATGCTAAGAAGAAGACTAGCTGCTGATGCTTCTTTTGCAGGACAGTTCCAAATGCAAACAGGAATTGCAGGAATTGATGCTGTCAAGATGTCTGATCGAGATCTAACGGAACTTCAATTGAAATCAATAGGTTTGGGCAAGTAATCTTGATTTAAAAGTGAATATCTTTATAATGAAAAAATGAGTAAACCTAAATATTCACGAATGATTCGTAAAGTTCTTCTGCTAAATGCATCAGAGGAAATACTCAACATTGTTGATTGGATCAAGGCTGTTAAGCTTCTAAACAATGGAAAAGCCTTGAATTACAGCAATGATTTTTATGAGATTAAGACCTCAGAGCAAGTCGTTAAATTGCCTAAGACAATCATCTTAAAAACATTCGTGCGTGTGCCATTTAGAAGGATTCCTCCCACGCGGAAAAACATATTCCTTCGGGATCAATACACTTGCCAGTATTGCAAGAAAGATCTTGATGATAAGAATGCAACACTTGACCATGTTGTTCCTAAGTCAAAGGGTGGCGGATCCACATGGGAAAATCTGGTGACATCATGCCACTGCTGCAATTTGAAAAAAGCAAACAAGCCACTCAAAGAATCGGGTCTTAATCTAGAAAAGAAACCCAAGCCCCCATTTGTAAGTATTCTCGGATTGCGCGAATACATATATCACAATCAAGAATGGAAGAAATTTTTAAGGAATTGACATGCCAAATTACGGATATGAATGTACTGAATGTGAACATTATTTTGAAGAAGTTCATACAATGGCCGAAAGAGATAAGCCAACTAAAGAAAAATGCCCATCATGTGGCAAATCAAAATGTGTTGTAAAGAGTTGGAAAGATGTTACTCCCGGCCTGAGTGCTGATACTACTCTGACCCCAGACAAGGCATCTGGTGGTAGATGGAGCGAACTCATGAGTCGTATGAAGCAAAATATGCCTGAATATGCAAAGAGAAAATTAGACCGGGCTAGTGATATGCGCGGTACTAGATGGAAGTAATCCATTTATAAATACAAATATGAAGAAGCTAACTAAACTTTTCGAAGACGCAATCAAAAATAACGAACAGGAACTTCAAGAGATTCTTTCGGAGGTCGAGCAGGCTTCTGGTAAGATGTCTCTTGAAGAGAAGTTTCGCTTTATTGAATTATTTGAAGAAGATAATTATGGAAAACCGAAAGACAAAAGAAAAGAAGAAGTTATCAAAAGAGGCAAATACCGAGTCGAAATCAGGACATCGACAGGGACGAAAATAAGAACCGCTTCTTCACAAAAAGGTCTTCTTGATGTTATTCACGGTGCTAAAAACTTTAGAGTCATTGACGAAAGATCAAACAAAGACGTAACTACTCAAATCAAAAAGTTTATTGAGACTAGAAATAAACAAACCAAGAATTATGATAAGAAGCCAAAGAGTGGCCTCAAAGAAGATTTTAGTGTAAGAGAATTCACTCTTAGAATTGAAAGATCTAAACTTTTAAATGAGGGATTAGCTGGTGCAATTTCTAAGGCAATCGGACGCGGTGCTTCCGATTTAGATGTCTCACCATATCTAAAAAAAATTGGAGTATCTGATCCAAGCGTAAACATTTATGATCCAAGCATGGCTAAAATGGCACCAGAAACAAGAGCAGTGCCAACGTCACCAAGACAAGATTATATTTACGTTGAACCACAACAAACTAAAAAGGCAGCTTCAGCCCAAACAAGTTCTGCATCAGATTATATCGAACCACAATCAAATGTTAAGCCATTTGCTCTAGGTGCCGCCACTGCATTGGGTGTTGGTGGATATCTTATGTCGCAAGATGAGGCTCAAATGACCGGCCAAGCTGAGGCCACTAAAACTGGAACTGAGGCTCCTGCCGAAGAATTTAAAGCATATGAAGAGGATTTAGTATCTGCATCAAACCTCATTAGTGGTATAATACAGTCCAAATCAAATGACGGTTCATTTTTAATGCAAACCAAAGACATTGGTCCTATTCGTGATGTGACAAGTGTATCCGAAATTATGTAATGCTATCTGAATATATCAATACCAAATCATTTAATCATCTTCCTAAACTCCAAGAAGATCAAGTACAACAAATCACCGAAGACGGTAGACGAGTCTATGTCTGTCCGGGTGGAAAGTTTCCTAGTGTAACTACAGTCGTAGGCTGGGAAAAGAACGAATTCTTCAAGAAGTGGCGAAGAGATAATCCAAAAGAATCTCAAAGAGTTTGCCAACGAGGTACTAACCTACACAAACTAATTGAAAATTATTTGCTCAATGAACAGATTGAAAAAAATTCATTGATGCCAGATCAGTACGAACTTTTCAAGCAAGTACAGGACAAATTAGACACTATAGATAACGTACATGCACTTGAATACCCTCTATGGGGCGCAAAGGTCGGTCTCGCTGGTCGAGTAGACTGCGTTGCTGACTATAACGGAGTAAAGAGCATTATTGACTTCAAGGGAAGTACGAACAGAAAGCGCGAAGAAGATATTGAAAACTATAAGCTTCAAGCAACTGCATATGCTCTTCTCTGGGAGGAAAGATTCAATGAAAAGATTGAAAACATTGTCATCCTCATTACATGCGAAGACGGCTCTGTTCAAGAATTCATCGACAAGCCAATCAAATACGTTGGAAAACTATTTGATGTGATACAGAAATACAAGGAAAAGTTCAATGAGTCTAAGTGAAACTGATCAAGTGAATATAAGAAATAGTCGTTTATGGGTCAGAATGAATGAAGATGCCAGATCCGATTACCACAGAAAGACCTTTACAAGAAAGCATGGCGGCTGTTTTGTTAAGGTAGATAAGCATTGGAAATGGATTGAAGAATCAAATACTGTTCCGTATGAACTTTCAGAGGAATTTAAAAACTTCAAAATGCCAGAACCAGTCATAAAAATTGACAAGAAAAGGTGTTTTATTTACATCAAAGAAGGCAAAGAAGTTGAAATTGAAAACTTGTATCAGTATTGCCAAGAGAACGACCTAAATCGGTCTGCGATGTATGACTTAGTCATAGGCAAGAGAAAGTCTTATAAAGGCTTCAAGTTCGTCCGAAAAGAGGAATAGACTGTCGTTATAAATACTTTGATGAACGACAGTTGGTTCGATTTACCTACCTTTATTAAATTTGCCCGTAGCCAAGGCATGAGCCTTGATGAGGGTACATATCTCCGCAATGAAATTCTTCAATCGAGAGTGGAAAGACGAGTAATTTCCGCCAGAAGAAAACGCGAAGCTCTAGAATACAAAAGAAGAAGACGCATTCTTAAGAATAAAAAGGCCTCGCGGGGAGAGAGAAAACAACTTGCCGCTAGAGAGCGTCGTGATCAAATCGATCTAACAAACGACCGTAAAGAACTTCTAGCCCGACAGGCTCGGGAAAGAGGTCAGGCTAAAGCATTGGACATAGCATCAAACCAGAGGGTCTATATGGATGAAAGTATCGATGATCAAATTCTTAATCTTTTAAACGAAATTTCTAATCAATCAGGAAAAACCCGAAAGAGAAGGGATATGTTCCGTGGATTTGATGATTTTAGAAAAGAATTAAGAATGTCCATGCAGATGTATAAAGATGACAAGGACTTTGAGAAGAAGAGAAAACGTGCAGAGCGCGATCTACTTGAGGCTGAGGGAGAGGAAGAAGCTCCAGAAGATCAGCCCCAAGAGGAAGGTGGCGAGCCACAGCAAGAAGTAAATCCTAATGACCCAATGTTCATTGCCCAGCAGCACATGATGGCTATGAGCATCTTCATGCCATTGCGTTCAAAACTTAACTACAAAGATACACTTTCAAAGCTATCTTTAGATAATCTTAAGAACTTTGGAATACTCATTACAGACGAAGATGAAACTGGCCGCAAAATTTCACTTAGCGAGCAAGTTGTTCGTGCAATGATTGTATTGTCCAGAATAGCATCCGGTGCTTCTGGACAAGAACTCAACTACACTCTCACATTCATGGGAGGTAAATTCTCAAGATTTACTAAGGAAGCATTCTTGTTAGCCAAGAAGCTTCTGGAAAAGATGAACACTCTAGACGGAACAGTATTGAATCATTTCTATGAGACTGCTGTTTTCAACATGGACGGAAGTCAGCCAACTGCGAAGTTGTTTACCAGTGATAAGAGAATCAATCCGATTGTAAATCAAAATAAGATTTTCATTGCTCCCAAAGATGAAAATTATGATGCTCAGAAGATGATGATTTTCAATCTGTTTAGCACCATGGATTTGAGCCAGATGCAGATCACTCCTACATTAGCTCAGGGATTTCAAACTATTGCATCTCAATTCGGAAAGACACTATTCAACTCCACCCAATACGAAGCCTTGATGAATGATCCAAATATCAATAACAAGGTAAAGAAAAATTTGACTGAGTTGGTAGCAAAGAAAAAAGTTCTAGATGAAAACGGTATGGTGTTGCCACAAGCTTCTCTTGAAGTATTCAAACAGCAGATGGAACAGCTCATTCCACTATTCATCCAAGATATAAACAAAAAGAAAAATCCAGTAAATATCGAAGCTAAAAAGGCTTTGATTGGAGCTTACTTATCTGGACAAGATCAGAATCCAATAGCTAATGCCACACACATTGTTCGTGATAATGGCATCTATGCGATTGACGATGCGCTTCTCACCGAATTGGCTGGGCTTTCTAAGATCAAATTTAAGAAGTTTAAGAGAAAGCTTTTTGAAGAAGAAATGCCAGAGGTCAATGAAAAGACATTGATGAAATCTTTAGTTTATAAGACAGCAGATGTAATGAAAGATCCGGTTAGATTCCTTCTTTCACTTATGCTTGAATCATATGATTTTGAATCGATGCTCTGCTTTAACCCAATGCTAAAGGTTAAAGATCTTAAGAAGTTTGTTTCAAAGAACAATATCATTAGAGTCAATGGTAAAGAAATTACCATTCCAGTTGTTCGAAGCAGCGAAGAGCAAATTGAGTTTGATTCCCTCGGACACTATATGGATGTGGCTGAACAGATTCTTATCAATTCAGATAAACCATTTGCTAAACTACTTGAACAAAAACTCATCAATAGAAAACAATTTATCAATCTCAAGAAGTCCAAGAAACAGCTTGATCCTGAAACTCTAGTTGCTTTGGCTCTGGCATACACTTACAACAATGCCCCAGAATCAATCACGGAAGAAAAGCGTGATCGTGATTATAAGAAGGAATATCGTGAATACCACGGTAAGCCAGAACAAATCAAGAGAAGAGCAAAGAGAGTTACTGCCAGAAGAAAACTCGCTCGTCAGGGAAGAGTAAAAAAGGGCGATGGTAAGGATGTCGATCATAAAGACGGCAATCCTATGAATAACTCTGAAAAGAATCTAAGAGTTCAAGATAAATCAACAAACAGAAGCAACAACAAGAAATACAAGGGAATGACTTATGAAGAGCATGGTGCTGGAGATGAAGGCACTAAAGAATTGCTTCTTAATTATCTACTAAATACTCCGGGGCAGGATATTAAAAGGATACTAAATGCAATTGGACATAAACACCTTGATGCCAAATAATTATCTGGAACTAGGAACGGCACTGGGTGCTACTATTGCAGGAGCATTGGTATATTTTTTTCGTTGGAAAAAGAAAAGAAAAGAAGCCTATAATATCGAATACTGGAAAACTCACAGCGATATTCACGAAGCTTTAACTGAATTAAGACTTGAGTGTGACGCAGCCAGAACACAGCTGGTTCAATTTCATAATGGTGAATATTTCATTGATGGTATTTCAATGAAGAAATTGTCAATGACTCACGAATCTCTTCACAGCGGAGTAAGCGCACAATACACCAAGATGAGAGAAGTATTGATTTCCATGTTCATTGAACATGTTCAATCATTAATATCAGAAAATATTGTTATTAGAAAGCTAGGCCAACTCAAAGCTAGCATATTTCGCCAAATACTTGAAACTGATAATGTCGAAGCCTACATGACTACCACAATCAAAAATAAAGGTAAGATTACAGGATATATCATGGTTCAATGGTGCAATAGGGTGACATTTGAAACTATAGATATAGAATCCTGCAAAAAGGCACTAGAAAGAGCTAAGGATTCCATAGAAGTCAGTCTATTACAGCAGAAAGCAACCGATGAAAAATAAACTCGATGAGGTATATAAAGATTCTGGTTTGGGCAAATGGTTTCACGACGAATCTGCCAATTCAGAACCCGGCTGGGACAGATATGACTCATCGGGAAAAAGAGTCGGTAAATGCGGAGATGCCAAGGAAGGTGAGGCCTATTCTGCTTGTTTATCAAAACAAAAAGCAAACAAATTAGGTAAAAAAGGTATTTCGTCGTTTGTCAAAAGAAAAAGAAAAGCTCAGAAAAAGGCTGGATATGACGAAAAAGGCGAAGGCGGTAAAGGCCGAAAGCCTGTCTATGTCGAGACCGGGGCAGCAAAGAAAAAGAAGATGAACGAAGAAACAATAATTCCAGACGAATTAATGGACATAAATAAAAAGACGAAAGCCAACACACCCGGTCAATCTATGGATATCTCAAAAAGAAACAAAAAATATAAGACTCCTCCCTGTGAAATGGACAAGAAGATTGTCGAAATGAAAACTCCAGTCGGAGTCGTAATTCACTCTGTTGGCAAGCTTGCCAGACAGCTGAATGTGGGGGATGTTTATTACAAGAATGCAACCACTCCCGTAGAAGTCCAAGAAATATCTTATCACCGGGATGGCACTTTGAAGTTGATTGTTGAATCCATGGGGCTTGATCGCGGCCTTGAAACAATCGAAGAATGCTCTGGCGATGAAATTGTTGCCGTCTTCTTTGAATCAGAAAATAAGTACTTCCAAGAAAATAGCTGGGGTTTCCTTGAAGAAGCTGCCGAACACAAAGGCAAAAAAGTCAAACTAAATAAGCCAATGCGTGGCGATGTCAAGAAGTATAAGGTCTATGTCAAGAACGACAAGGGAAATGTCGTAAAGGTTGAGTTTGGCGATCCAAACATGGAAATCAAAAGAGATAATCCAGCCAGAAGAAAGAACTTCCGCGCACGCCACAATTGCGATAATCCCGGTCCCATCTGGAAGGCTAGATACTGGGCTTGTAGATTCTGGAGCAAGAGAAGCGTTTCTTCTCTTCTTTCGGAAGAAGCTCTTTCATATGGAGTTCTTTTGGAAAAGAACTCTCCAACAGATAAGAAAAAGTGGAGTGCTTGCATTGCTCAAGCTAAACAAAAGTTTGATGTATATCCATGTGTTACAATGGATTCTCTAGCGATTACTAGAAATGGACCAGAAAGCTACCACAATCTTGTGATTGGAGATGAAATTTTATCATACAATATTCAAAATGATGAACTTGAATGGAAACCAATACTTAATCTACATCATTTTGATGATGCTCCTATTGTTGAGATGGGCAAAGCAACCGGATTTAAGATAAAATGTACCCCTAATCACAAATGGGTAGTTAAGAGTGGTTCTGACTATCAAAATACTGGTTTGGTGGAAACTAAGGACATCAATAAGCACATGCAACTAGTTTGTTGCTCAGAACTTAACAATTCTTCTGATTTAATTTTAGAAAATTGGTCAAAGAAAAACTCATGGACAGAAAAAGTTCTTTCTATGTCCAAAGAACAAAGAGAAATATTTTTGGCCAGTGCAATTGTTTATGATGGCCACGATCAGGGAATCAGCACAAAGATAGAAAAACGTCATACATTTGGTTTTAGCCAGAAGAACGAAGATCATTTCTACGCTGCTATTCTCGCAGCATCCTTAAATGGTTATCATGTTTCTTTCTCTGACAAATATCCAGAAATGAAGGCCGCTACAATCATTAGAAATAAGAAAACACACAATACCCAAAATCTAATAATTGAAGATGCTGGTACTGAAGAAGTATGGTGTCCCGAGACTGAAAATAATACATGGGTTATGATTCAAAATGGATTTGTAACCATAACAGGAAATTCAGCCTATGCCAATGCTTGGGCTGCAAAGTGCTACAAAAAGAAGGGTGGAGGATGGAGAAAGATTTCAGAAGCCGTTGAAGGATGCGGTTGCGATTCATCTCCAGATGACACCGAAGCAATGAACGAATATCAATTCAAGATCAATAAAGGCACAAAAATCGAAGAAACTCCCGGTGATATGATTCATCAAATGATAAATACTAAGAAGGTAAAGGATATGGAACCTCAGAATATGAGGATCAATTATCTGAAGGGAATATTTGAGGAATTCAAGAAATGAAATTTAAAGATCTAACACAAAAACTTTTCGAAAACGAAGACTATTTCGCTGGTGGCCTCGGTCAACCCGGCGAACCCACAAGAACCACAAGATCTGCCGTTTCAGATTTTGGAGCCTTTAGAATTGAAAACGGGGAACAATTTGAAAGAGTAAATGCGTTCCTCAATGCTTTCGGATCAAGAGACTATATTGATCCAAAGGGTGCAATCGCTCTTCTAAGAGCAAAATTGAATCTTGTAGGTATTGATTTTAACTTTACCATGCAGACTCCACTAAATGTTGGTGAAAATGTTTTCCCAATTACAAGATATGGTGGAACATTTGGAACCTCACCTGAGCATGATCTTCTCAAAGATGGATTCTTAATGACCGATGGTATCAAGGAATTCAATGGTGGCGTGGGTATGGATCTTCATATTAATGTTTCGAAGAATAAGAGAAAACTTTATGTCCTTGATATCTTCCTCGCACCCAATGCATGATGGTGAAGTGCTCAATCAAATAAATTTTGAGCAATACGCTAAAGAAAAATATAATAACCCATCATGCATCAGCAAAGACGAGTTCTTTGATGATTTGCGAAGAATTAAGTACATTAAAAGATTATTTGGTAAATTCGAATTTGAAAAAGAACTCAAGATTACCCTCATAAGAAATCACCTTATCATTTTATCAAATGTATTTGGAAAAGAGCCATCCGCCAAGATGCTCTTTTTTAAATTGGATAAAAAATATCATTCATTCCTTAAAAGTTTTTTAGTAGATCTCGATTTACTCCCAAAATTTATTTCAGAAGTAAATATTCAAACCATTCCAACAGACCCAAGAATAGACAGGTTGCTTAAAACAAATGAGTAATTATATGTCAGCAAGTGCGTATGTTCGTCCGTTCACGATGTACAAATTCGTGCAGATGATCAATTCAGATTACACATCATTAGATCTTTACCGCAAAGGTATCATAGACAACGATGGAAACTTTTTAATACCCCCAGAAGTTGCTATTGATGAAAAAAATGCTGATCCTCTGGAGGTGATTATAGTAAAGATTAAATATTATTTTGACATGGTCCCCGATCCAAAATTTCAAGCCCAGTATGGGAATTTCTTATCCCTTCTTAATCTATTCCTTGCAGAATCAAAAAATTACAATCTAACTAACGATGACGCGATGTATCTTCTTGAGGATACATTTATGAAGAAAAATATTTCCATCAGAGCCTTATTGAAAGAAGAAGGTGAAGGTGGTGGAGTACCAGCAAACTCAGTTAGTGGGGGTGGTATTCAGGGATTAGGATATCCCCCAGAAACAGATGAAATAGCCGTTCCTGCTAGAAACAAACTTACTATGCTTCGTAGAAAAAAGCGTAGAAAAGTATAAATACTAGTATGGATTATAAATCACATCGTTCTTTAATTAACGCTGCTATACTCACAAAAAGAAGATCCTTGCTTACAGAGCAAGAAGCTATGCTAACTGGTTCTGGTGGTAGGCCAAATCCATTGCTTGATCCCAGAGCAGCACAACAGACTCAAGAACGAAGTGTGCAACTAGAAAAGGCAAGAAAAGATATTCTTGCCGCGAAAGAACAGGCTGAAATTGAAGAAGATCTCCTCAACATGTATGCTGATGAGGGAAGAGCTAAACGTGCATATGCGATTGGATTGGGTACTCCTTATGATGGCGCACCACCCCTTCCCGGAGAACTAACTCGCGGCGAAGAGCTATTAATCAATAATTTGAGAACACAAGTGGCTGCGGCTGAAGACACTGGTCGAAAGGACATGTATATTGAAAAAGAAATGGCTCAATTAACTCCTTTAGTCTTGGCTTCAAAACTTGAATTTGATAAAAGATCAAGAGCAAAGACTCCACCAAAAGCAAGTGCGGCTAAAGCTCAACTAAAAGCTGGTGAAAGTATTGAACAAATCGCAGGAGAAAATTTAAAATTTACAGATCCAGATAATTATATGCGTCAGGCAGCAGCAATAAATCCTGACTTGCTAGATGATTCATTTTTAGATGATGTATTAGCATCCTTACCAGATACAGGCAAAGATAAACAATTAAAAACTGAAGTTGCAAAATATAAGGATCAATTAAAGGCTCGCAGATCAGCAAATAGAGAATATCAACTTGATCAATTGATTAGTGGCATTATAGAACCCCGCGATGAAGGTAGAATATCTGATCGATATAAAACTTCTCAGGGTGATATTCAACAGCCAAAAGCTATTTCAGTAGATCGATATATCAACGCCGATTCTATGAAAAAGGACTTTAGGGTTGAAGCTGGAATAGATCCGATTCCCGGTGGTAAAAGGGCTAAAGCACCCGCATCGGGATCTATGTACGAAAGATATAGACAATTAGAAGATCAACTTAAACAGGCTGGATTCGTTGTACAAGATGTAGATGCAGCTGGTTTAGCTCAGGTTAGACCGGGAACAGCTATCGATCCTAGAATTAGGGCTTTGGCTGACAGTCAATTTAGAGAGATGCAAGAAATTTACAAAGCACATAAAAAGGCAAAGATAAGACAAGTACTTGAGCCAATTTTTGATGCTGCATATGGTGATGTCACTCAACTTGCACGGCAATTTGGAAATCCAAAATTATTAGATCCAGATATTGCTAGACAAGGCAGACCCGCTCTAATGGGTGATCCAGCAGAAGCAGCTGCTGATGTTGTAAGAAGAAAAATGATTGATCAGTTGCAATTCAATGAAACTGGATCATCACCACTTTTGAAAACTTTTGCTGATTTAGATACTACTTATAAATCAACCGATCCTGCTGTCATCAGAGAGAGACAAAAAGAAGCATTAGGAATTCTAGATGAAAAAGAATATTTTAATGCAGAATTTGAATATGATCCTGCCAAGAATGAATATAAAGTCAAAAGAGTAAGGGGATCGACTGAGCTTACTCCACTTCAGCAAGTAAGACAACTTTCTCAAATTGGATCGGGTTATGAATTTGATGTTGCTCAAAATAAATGGAGGGTAAGACCAGCCACAATTACAACTCTTGAGACAAGTGCTGCACAAGGTACTTTAACAAGAGCATTATCAGTTGAAGAAATGATTGATTCTGGGGTTTTAAGATTTGACAGATCTGCTGGTAGATTTGCCTTTGCTGATTCTGCAAGACCTCTTTCTCCATTGGGCAAAGAAATGAAATTAGATGCTCCAGCAGCAACCCCAGAACACGCTGAATTGTTAGCTAGAGCAAGAGAGTTGTATGGAGAAGCACCTGAAATAACTTCTGCATATAAAAGAGATGCAAAACTCTTAAAAGTTGGTAAAGGTGTATTTGACGTTGCTAAGATTGTAGGTGCAAATCTAGGATCAGATTACGCTATGGAGAAAGTGGGGGAATGGTCCATATTTGGATTCGATCCAAATAGCCCAAACCAAGCTGTTAGAGATGTAGCTCAAAGTGCTACTTCATATGGAACTGCTGGTACTTTAGCAAGTATGATGGAGCGTGGAGGTACATTTAAAGGTAATATATTAAGAGGCGGGTTGCCTAGCGCGGCTCAGGGATTGGCAATAGATTTTATTTCTAAAGGACTTGGTACTGACACATCAGCTACAACCAATTTAGTCGGTGCTGGAGTTGGTATGGCAGCAACTCCATTTTCTATTAGAGCATCGCAGCAACTAGCTAGAATGCCGGGGTTATATCCTAAAATGGCAGCAGCAGCATTAGCAATTCCAACAGCTGCTGAAGCTGGCGTACATCTCATAGGATCTATGTTCCAACCTCCAAAAATGCAAGGTAGTTTGAAAGAATTCTACGAATCAGCTAAAAATCTTTCAAAAGAACAGCAAGATCGATTGAGAGCTGATACAGAAAGATTACTAAAACAACCAAAAATGCCAGCTCAAGTAAGACCATCAGGTGATTTAACTTCATACCAGAAACAGTTTTACGATGAATTAGAAGAAGCTGGTCTTTTAGGTAGAGAACTAACATCAGAAACTGACATACAAAAATCAGCCATAATTGCTGGTAGAGCGAGATTAGCATACTTAGAAGCTATGCAGAAAGCAGCTAGAGAACAATTAGAGAAAGCTCAGATAAAGCCTTCATCACCAGTCGTTCCACCTTCACCGATTAACCCACCAACGGTTAGGTAATCATACTTTTATATAAGTGCTTACAGATATAATACGAATCGACCACATCACTAACCGGATTGGTCGATTCGTCTTTTCCGGGAGTAATGATTCCTTTGATATCAGCAGCCGTTTCCATTAAAAAGAACTTGTACATGTTATTCTTATCTGAGTTACCTTTACCTGTTGCGAACTTCTTAACAACGGTAGGCTGTACAACTTCGATTGGAATGGCTTTTTGATACAGTTTATATTTCAATATACCAGTATTTTCTGCTATATGAAATACTCTTCCTTTAGCATTATAAGCATAATCTTCAATTGCAACCATATCACATCCAATTAACAAATCAACCGCCCAATCTGAAATGCTATCGTACCTCTGGCAACTGCTATCGTATTTTGGAAAAAGCTCGCCGCGAATGTTATTATAAAATACATCAGCGTATTTTTTGATGTCTGTCAAAAAGAAAAACATGCAATCTTCAAATTTAAATACCTTCTTTTTATTGAAGTCATTATAGATGCAAATGCACGGACACGTTAAAGAATAATCAATTCCGGCTACAATCATATACTATTTAGGCAAAAAAGCGACCCTATCGTTTTACCGATAGGGTCGCCAGTGCGTAATATTAAATTGTAATTTATTTAGTCAAATCTACTAGCTCACATGAGCCAGCAGTGCAACTGAATGTTTGTGTGCCAGTGGTGTTGTCTTCCTTTTCATACTTAGACAGTTCTGACCAATCCACTGTTGATGGAATCTTATTCAAAAGTGCCTCGTATTGCTCTCTAGTGCAATCTTCATAGGGAGCCTGACGATAAGTATGATCTGAGTGCGGAAGGAACGAAATACCGCTGATCTCATCGAAGTGAGAATATACCCACGCCCCGACTTCCATCCACTCCTCATCACGAACAGTGATGGTAACGCTTGGCTTATGTTCGCACCAGTACTGTTGATATGTTAGCCAGAGTTGCAACTGCTCAAGAGCGGTCATGTCATTACGAGTAATGCAATGTTCAGGAGACTTCATGGGGAATGAGAAGACCATAGTATGGTTTGGCTTCATTACGCATGGCTCGGCAGGGAATCCCTTGTCAATCATAAACTGGCAGATTGGGTCCTTACGGTCAGCGCGAACACGACGAATGTAATAACTAGCGTGACGAGCATGAATACCCGAAGCAGCATCCACAAGTTGCGAAACTGTATTGTGAGAAATCCATCCGTTGGATAGTTGATATGAGTGAGTACCCTCTACCTCTATATCGACCATAAATTCGGGTGAAAGTTTTTTAATTGATTTTATTTTTACCATGTTTACACCTTTCGTTATGAAATCTTCCGATTGCTCTTGCGTTTAATTGTTTTCCACACACAGAACAGATGAGTTTAGGTTCTGTTCTTCCTATTCTATAGTCTTTATTTTCTTCAATGAACTGTTTTATGCTTTTTAATTGTTGTTGTTTTTTTGTATATTTAATATTATCAATACCATTAGTCAACCAAACAAAACCTTTATTTTTGATTCCACCCCGTTTTCCAAATTCAGATTGCCATTTCGATTGAGTAAATGCTCCTCGTTTACCACCCTTGGACGCTAATATCAATCTTTCTTCTTTTGTTTGAGAGTGAATTCCAATTTTATTTTTTATTTGCGTTTCTGCGCCTTTTTTACCACCCAATCTACATTTTTCTAGTTTTAGTTGAGAAGATGATATTCCAATTTTACTAGCCATCAAATCTCTAACATTACCATTTTTTAAATATCTTTCATGGTGTATTTTTTTATGATCTTCAAATGAAAGTGCTATTAGATTTGAAATATCATTTGATCCTCCCTCGTAAAGAGGAATTATGTGATGTATTTCATATCCTTTTGGTATTGGTCCTTTATTTTCCTTATAATAACGTCTTATTTTCTTTCGATTCATTAACTTCCTCTTGGTTTAATACACCACTAGTATATAGTGTTTTAAGATTTTCAAGAGGATCAAATGACATGATGTAGTCATCTGTAGTTAATTCTCGCATACACTTCCAACCATTATTGGTCAGTAATTTATGTTCTGGTGAAAATTTATAAACATTACCGTGTTCATCTTCAATCTCAAATACGGGTGACATACCCTTTACATAGAGATTTGTAACCTTTCTTAGATCGTCGTTTTGATCATATACAAACAATTCAACAGGTGGTTGTACCCACGATCCCTCTAATAGATTTTCTGGATCTTTTCCACAGAATTCAAATATCTCAGCAAATGACATAATACCATTTGTAGTTTTAATTTTAGTGTCTAAAGTTCCACACCCTGAAGGTTTGACGCAAGTGATTGCAGCAGACTCGTTGATTTTTAGCTTATGAGCATACTCCTTGTTAGTATCCACCGCGACATGGCGTAGATGCTCAAGTAGATCTGGTAGATCACCCGCACGACCATTAGTGATCTCGTTATCCATGATACCAGTCAGAGACACACCAAGCAGACGCTCTTCTTCACAGTTCTTCTGCCAATCGCTTGACAGGTAGCGGAACTTTGTAAGAGTTGACTGGAATGTACCAAGAATGGTAGCAAGACGAACCTTACGAGCAAGAGTATCTGGAGTATCGTCAGCACGAATCACGACTTCAGATAGGTTGCAGAACTCACGATCACGCAAAATAATTTCTGAGCAAGGATTGGTTCCGAAGTCATAGTTTGGATTGCGACGATCACCAAGACGCTTGATCTGGTTCTTTGCGGCCTGACGATTGAAGATACCACGCTCACCGCTCTTGCTCTTGACAAGTGCAACCCATTCGTCCATGAAGGTTTCCATGTCTGGCTTGCTCTTGTATGAGGCAGAGTTGTTTGCTAGTGCGCGTTGACCATTGTTCTCCCACCATGCACCGCTCTTTGCATTACGCATACGGTCATCGTCAAGTGACGATAGAGAGATGAGAGCAGAACGACGAACGCCACCTACAACGACGATTTCAGCAATTTTGCATACGATATCGTGGCATTCGACCGTCGTGAGTTTACGACCAGCTGCCTTACGGAAGGTTTCAACGGTAAAGCGGAAAAGGTCTTCCAGAGGTTCAGGTCCTGACGCTCGTCCACCAAAGGTCTTAAGTCTCGCTCCCGCAGGGCGAATTTTTGAAATGTCCCATCGCGGTATCTGACCACCAATAAGTAGCGAGAATAGTTCTTTGTAGGCTTTAGCCCAACCGATCTTAGAATCTTCAACCACAATGAGTGAATCGCTATCTGTAAATTCTTCAGCAATAGTAGGAAGTTTTTCAACGAATTCCCTTTCTACGGAAAACCCGACACCGGTTCCGCACATAAGGATATATAAAATTTCATCAAAAGAACGAACTTTGTTTGTAGAAACGTATGAGCAATTATATCCAGCCACATGATCGCGCTCAAGTGCCTCTCCTGCGGTCATGAGACAACGCATGGATGGCATGACTTCTAGATTGAGCACGGCAGCTTCAAGTTCCTTTCGTAGTTCCTTGGGAAGTTTGTAGTTGCAGTTATTCTTCAAATGTTCTTCGAAGAAATTAAAATAACGAGAAACAGTCTCTGACCACGATTCTCTGCGCGATTCTGCCTCTATCCAACGAGCATAACGCGAAGAATGGATAAAACTCTGGTATGGGGTCGGTAATTGCATTAAATTTTCCTTATTGTTGTGGCATTCTAGCCGTGTTGGGTATTTAGTCAATATTTACTTGGTAAGTTCTGCCCAACAGACTGGGAAATTAGGTTGAATTAGACTACCCATGGCATTTGCGTATTCCCGAACCTCCCATTGAGCGTGGGGGTCAATTCTTTGCTTAAAAACACGGGCATAAGCGGCCAGAGAACCCGTCCAGTACCATTCGGTGTATGTACCCTGTGGTAGGGCAAACCGAGCCTGTTCTGGGGCAATTCCCGCCCCAATGAGCCATTGGTAGGTCTTTAGGGCATCGCTAGCCACCTCAAAATACATGGCCTCAGCAGCCGCTAGTGTGTCTTCATTGGTAAGAAAGTCTTCTGACCCCTGTTTGGCCCCATTTGTGGGCTTTGTGCGCCATTTTGGAGTGTAAATTTCGGGTTCTTCGGTTACATACCGACGAGAAATTTCATTTTCAACGAATCCGACCTTGTGCTTAAAAAGCTGAGTACGAATCGAAATAGGGGCCTTGATATGGAGCATGATCTGGGGATGGGCAAAGGGGGTCCAATGCTTGTGCTTGGCCAGATACGAAATAAGCTTCTTGTCCTTGTCTGGTAGGGTCTTACCAGTAATTGATCCGGTCCAGTGCTGTTCTCCGTCCCAAGATGATTCCTTGTGGAACGAGACTCTGGCCGCATTTACAACAGTCAAATCAGAACCCATCACTTCAATGAGTCGAACGAAACCCTTATCAAGTACATTTACTTTTTCCATTTCATAAACCTCAATTTTGCTTCAAGACCTGAATGCGTATTGGAGCGTATCATAGCCATCGGATCACCAAACGCAAGAACATAGTCGTTAATATCCTTGACCTTAACATCTGGCCAAATAAGAATCTTATGGCCTTTCTCAATGACAGTTTCCATAAACGCACATATCTGTTTGTTGCGCTTCTCGTTATCAAAGACATAGATTACCTCACTCTTTGCAATCTTCTCAGGAAGCTTCATGTCCCCAGCAGCACCAACCATTGCAAGAGAGTTAGGTAGGAAGATGCTGTCAATCGGTCCTTCTGTGATATAGATTGGTTCCTCTGGATTCACTCTCCAAAGTCCATACCATAATTTCTCCACCGAATCCTTCTTGAGAGTAATATAGCGGATTTTGGAATCTGCTTCCAACGCACGACCTTGGACTCCAATGAGTTCCTTTGAGTCATTATAGAATGGAATGACGAGTCTCGGCTCTGGTTTGAGATTGTGCTCGGGATCAAAGTATTTGGCGAGTTGTGAGAAGTCCTCGGTGTAATAAAAATAGCACAGCGATTCATCGGGAATCTTACGACTTTCAAGATACTGAACGACTTTATCATCAGGACTAAGGTCACAAACATTGACGCTATTGATCGGCTTTTCGAATATAGCAACTTTCTTGCTTGGGGTAAAAAGTTCTTCATTCTTTGGTTTCTTGTAATTGGATCTTCCATTTTCTCCACAGGTAAATCTACGCAAAGCGTATTCTTTGGCAAGATTTGGGTTCATGTTGTCCAAGAAATTGTAAAGATTAGTGCCGTATCCACAGTTATGGCAACGGAAAAAGAAATCATTGCCCTTTTGGTAGAAATACCCCCGGGCAATGTTCTTACGCTTCTTGGAATCTCCGCAGAATGGACAGCGACAATTAGCAAGATTGTCTTTCTTCCATTTAAACCTTTTCAGGTTGTCGGAAACCATGTTAATGAACATCTTGTCAATGTATGCGCTCATTCAATCGTCCAGTCGCTAAAGTCACGGCTAAACTTCTTACCGTCAAATCCATCCCCATACCCATGAGGATTGTTCTGATTTGACTCAGAAATATTCTGCTGTTCTTCGCGCTTGACATCAAAGAGCTTCATCTTTGCCCGATTGATGCCAAGGACGAACTTCTTGTTTACCGTTGCGCTATTATAGCGATTCTTCAACTGCTTGACCATAATTTGGTCAAGTTCATCGAGTTCTTCCGTGGCGATAAGTGCAACAAAGAAATCCGCAGTTGCTGGTAGACCGAATGATTCAGATGTGTCCTCAAGACCAAAATCACTATTGGCAAATCCCGAACGATTGACTTGGGTAGCAGAGAAGATTGGCACATTGTATTCCACTGCCAACCCACGAATCTCTTCGGCAATAGCCTTAATGTAGTAATAGCTACCCACATTCGCACCAGCCTTGAGCCGAGCAGATGCACAGATATTCAAATAATCAATGAAAATAACATCAGGCACAAATCGCTTTTTAATCTTCAATTCATCCAGTAGATGTTTGAAGTTAGTGACTGATGCTGATGCTGTTGGATATTCCTTGACAATAAGTTTGGACTTGATCGTAGATTGAAGATCTGCAATCTTCTTGTCGTAGATGGACTTAGGCAGGGTCTTGAGATCGTCAATCGTGATATCCAGTAGATTTGCGTCAATGCGTTCTGCAATCCGCTCTTCAGCCATTTCGCATGTAATGTAAAGTACATTTAGATTCTGCATCAAGCAATTGGCTGCGTGATGGCAAAGGAATAGTGATTTACCTACACCTGTACCCGCCATGACAATATTAAGTGTTTTGGATGGCACACCACCACCAGTAATGGCATTGAAAAACTCAAGATCAAATGGAACCCGCTTTTCTACTTGGTGGTAGAAGGCAAATCGTCGCTCTGCATCATCAATATAATCGTGGCCGATATGATTATCAAAGGATACTGACAATGCATTAGAAAGAATACTAGGAATGGCGTTCTTTGTGTATGTCTTGGACTTACCTTCAATGATATGAATTGAATCCATGATTGCGTTGTAAACAGCCTTGTCCTTAACATGGTTTTCAGTTTGTTCTACGAGCCAAGTAAGTTCACTTGACTCAGAATTAGAAAAAATTTCTTCGATACATTCATGTGTTTCCTTGTATTGATCCTCGGAAACAATGTCCATCTCGTTAAGAGAAATAATCATAGCCTCCCTTGAGGGGAGGCTATTGTACTTCGAAATGAAGTTATTGATTAGATCAAAGACAGTCTTTGTAGTAGTGCTGCCAAAATATTCTTGCTTGAGGAACGGATGAACCTTTCTGGCGTAAGTCTCATTCGTCGCTAGATTCTTCAATATAATTTTCTCCATCGACATCAATTGGCTCCTTGCCTATACGGGCTTCTTCTTCCTCAAGTAATTGGACAACAATATCACCTACAATGACATCAAATTCTTTCTTTGGAATGCCTGTGATATCTCCCTCTAGAATATCATAAGTGAAGTCCAAAAGCAACTGGTCATTGTCTTCCTTGATGTGAATTTTACCAAGAGTGAAGACGTAACCTTTAAATTTACCATCAGCAACTTCTAATGGCATGGTCTCCGCATTCATGTCGGGGCGTAAGTTATACTTCTTCATCGCTGTAGTCCTTTACAACTTCTTTTGCCTCATCAATTCCTATAGTTTCAATGAAACATGGAGTACCCTCTCCAACCCATGCACCGATTATATTGAATTCAAAAAATTCTTCAGCATCATCGTGGGTCATACCTTCTGACATTAGATTCTTTATTATTGTTGGTCTACTATATGCAGCGATTGGAGCAGTATGTCCGAATCTCCACATAAGACCCATAAATGCATTGTCATGTCCGTCACAGAATAATACATCAGCCATACTTGAAATCCTCCTGAACGCGCTCATCAATTTGCTTTAGAATCTCCTGAGTGAAATACTTCTCAGGTTCTTCGTTGATATGCTTCTCAAACACCTTTGTACCATCAGGAAGCTCAATCTTGGTAGAGTTCTTCTTGAAGATACCGTAATCCAAGGCAAGGTCAACAAGACCGTAGTAACGGTTCAGACCGCTATCGAAATTCAGTTGAACCTGAACGATCTTGTTTTCCTTGGTTAGTCGGCTCTTGTAAAGCTTGCAAGTAATGATATTACCTACAACTTCATCATCCTGCTTGTCCTTCTTCTTGGACAATGTTACGATAGTAGAAGCCGCATATTTTAGACCAGATCCACCACCTAGTTCTTTCATTGGAACATAAGAGTTGTGGGAAATAACTCCGTTGGAAAGAATATAGTGGTGGTCGTTTTCGACAGTAAAATCATAAACCTTGGTTGGACGATTAGTGTGTACCGTCTTTTTTACTATTTGTAGAATACTCATTGTTTAAATCTCCTAAACCATACATATGGGGTAATGCAAATTAATTTAAAACATAAACATCATATAATACCAAGACACATGGGTGGAACTGATGACCCATCAAATCTTGTTCTTCTTTCTGTTAAAGAACACGCAGAAGCACACAGACTCCTATATGAGAAACACGGCAAACAAGAAGACTTTGTGGCTTGGAAAATGCTTTCCGGAAAGACCGAAGAAGCAGAAGTGACACGAATAGAACTAGCCAAAGATGGATTCCAAAAGTTCATAAAATCTGACTCTTCGGTTGATTGGAAGAAAAACATTTCAGATTCTCTGAAGGGAAAAATCCATTCAGAACAATCCCGTACCAAAAGATCCATTTCTTTGAAGCAAGCATATGCAGAAGGTCGTAGAACATATAAGACAATAGACCCCGACATTTTGCGAAAAAACTACGATGGAGAGGCATTATCTGAAGGTAGACGAAACTCCACAAAATGGAAGGAATCGGTAACATCAGATTCATACAAACTAAAGAAGTCCCTATGTGATCCAAGATCAAAGGAAGTTGTCGTGAATGGAGTTTCATATCCAAGCATTCGATGGGCAGCGAAGAGTATTGGTATTCCTTATTCACGACTTCGCAAACTCCTCGACAGCAAGAATATCCTCACCCTCCCCGATGTCTGAGATAGGTTTCCAAGAACCATCTCTTGTCATAAACTTGTGATTTGGGGTAGCAAAGAAAGTTGTACCATCACTTAGTTCAACTTCAATAACTTCATTCACATCATACGAAAATAGTTTGGTAACTGAGGATGATCCGCCCATTGTTTCCACTCTGTCTCCAACCACAACATCAGAGATATTCTTCACCGTTCCATCTTCCATTAGGACATTGACATCGTCTGATAGGCAACCAACGACATCATAAGTATGGTTTGTCATAACCATGGGAATCTTGGCCTTGCCAAGCTTCAGCGTAAGAACACGGAAGGTTCCCTTGATGACTTGTGCGCGTGTCATGTCGCGGGTATTCTTACCTTCAGCGACATCATTCATTTCCTTGGCAGTGCTCAACATGCCCAGTGAGTCAAGGACAATCATCATCGGCTTGCGCTCAGATTCGTCTGTCGCAAGAACCTTGTCAACGATTGTCAGGCACTGGTGGCGGAACTCTTCAACTGTTTCTACTGGGAAAACAGCAACGCGAGTAGGATCCACACCGCGCTCTGTAAACATGTCGCTAGTTACTGCCTGTTCGGTATCAAAGTATAGTACTACGCCTTCGGGGTTGGCTGCAAGAAACTGTGCAACGATACCAAGGCTGAAGTAAGTCTTGCCAGTAGCAGACTCACCAGCCAAACAGGTAATCTTGTTATTAGGTAAACCGTCAAAAAGACTGCCAGAAAGAAGAGCATTAAAAGCATAAGACCCAGTATCAACATACCCACCAACATCAGATCCGTCAAGACCGTCTTCGACTTTGCTAGCAAATTTGTTACCAGACGCATTAATCATTTCCTTTAAAAAATCCATTATTTATTCTCCTTGATATCATAATAGTAATTATCGTCGTGTCCGTCAATGATCCAGCGATCACTTTCTCCCTCGCATCTCCAACTCTTGTTGTCAACCTTGAAATCCGGGTTTGTAGGAAAAGGTTTAGTTACAAATGACATATTCTTCCAATAGATTCTATTATTTGGTTGTAGAGTGTAGTTGCCATTGTCCAAAGCAATCATATGAAGACATTTATACTGAGATGGTTCATCGGAATAAGAATTTCGATACCAATCAAATGTCATAACGTATTCCCCCCAATGCTCTGACTTATCTTTCAGAATAACCTTTGCTCTTGTATCAAATAAAGCATCATATTCTACAACAGAAACATTTTCATGAAAGCAATCCCACAGCTGTAGATAATCCAGAGGCATAGGAGGTGCATCTTGTTTCCAGCACAACATGTGGATTGGGACTCTACTTCTAACCAATCCATAGTCAGTCATGACATGGAAAGTCATCGCGCTTCCTGAGCAAGATTGAATTCCAAATACCATTACCTTATCAAATTCACCAATATGGTCTTGGTGCTGGTACATATGTTCCTTACGAAGAAAGCAATAAAATTGACTAATGTTTAGATTATGCAAATAATGACTCCAGAGTATTTCTGTTTTCTGTCTTCCACCCGATAGCTTCGATTATGCTCTTGAGTGGATCCAAGAACGCTTTCTCAAACTGAGTATCATAGTCGATATAAGACGATAAATCAAGTTCTTTCGGCAAAGACGAATAGAAGGAGATAACCTGATCCTTGCCAAAGCAACCAGCAATCGGATTCGGAGTCTTTAGATATACAAACTTAATCTTGTCAGCATCACGAATCAACTGATACTTTTTCTCCAGTTTGTTCTTCTTGATATAATGGTTGTAAATCAGTGCTCCCTTAACGGCAATGGGGGTTCCCTTCTTGTAGATATTCAGGGAATCAGTATAGTCTTTCATACCATTGACTGATCTGGGGAATGCAACATCCTCAGCCGGAAGCTTCTTGAATCGCTTCCTAAATTCATCGATATAATTGAGCAGAGTATTGTTGTCGAGCAACATAATGATTTCAATACACTTCTTCAGTTCATCGCGGACTACTTGTGGTGTGGATGAACGAGTAGTTTCAATGCCCATGATCTTAATCTTGGGCTTTGCGTATCTAACACCTTCTGAATCGTGTACTAGGAGCACATATCGCTTCTTGGCTGTCCAAATACCCTTCGACGCGATAGATTCTCGCTTCATGCTCATTTTATTTCCATAAGCATTCATCTTGTTGGCGAGTTCTTCGTAGCACTTCTTGATGAAAGGCTCGACCAGTTCCTTGCAAGACTTGTCCAAGAAATCTACTGTCTGTTCCTTGGTCTTTCCTTCGCAGAACTTGTCAACAATAGGACCCATGTTCACATATACTGAATCAGTATCGCTTGCGATCACATAATCGTCATCAGTCTTAAGCATTCCATTTAGCAAGACATTGATCTTACCCTGAATCCAGCGAATGGAAAGCTGTCCTGAAATAGTAATTGCTTCCGCGTTGGCTTCGTCATAGTACCGAAAGTATTCGTTTCCAATCGCACCGTAAGCAGAGTTCAACTGAATCTTACGCGCCATCTGGAAATTATTGTACTTGGCAATCAAGAATTCAAGCTCTTCCTTAACGCTCTGCGGAGCATCAGGATCTAGCTTTTCAAGAGTCTTCTGAGCCTCAATCATCTTCTTCTTGTACAGGCTTCGCTCTTCGTACATCTGCTCCATAAGCTTCGGTAGAAAGCCCTGAAACTTCTTGGTAAATGCTACACCATTGGCGGCGAGACTTACGTTTTCTTTCTTCGCAAGTCCTGTGAATTTCTTGGCATCGTTGGTATCATCCAAAATCATATCTGGGGTTACAACACCACGGCCAAACAAAGATCCACAGTCCGCCTTTGTCTCTGGAGAGATGTTATATTGCATGATCAAGTGTGGGTACAGACTGTTCAAGTCAAATGAAACTACCCATTCATGCATCCCTACAATTGGATCCTTTACATACGCCCCAGCATATTGTGCCTCTTTAATTGCTTCCTTCTTTGGAGGAATAACAATATTCTTCTTACTGAGTTCGTGGTAAATGATGGTGTCCCAAGTCCTAACTTGGCTATAAACATCTTCGTGATTCACCTTTGCTGAATATGCAACAGCAAGAACAAGTTCAATCAACTTCATCTTCTGATCCAATTTGAAGACCAGTTCTACGTCATGGAAGTTATAGTGAATGAACTTATTGAAGTCCTGCTTGTAGAATTCTCTCAGGCTGTCATATTCATCATAAGACAGTTTCTTTTCACCGAGTTCAACAGAAGCAATATAATCCAATCGGTAAGATTCCTGATTGGTGTAAGTAAACTTCTTATACAACTCGTAGTAGTCTAGAGTAGATACGCCAATAATATCACAGGCGGTTTGCTCTCCGCGAGATGACTTGGTGTCGATCTTCTTCTTAATTACTTTCTTCCAAGGAGATAGGCGATTGGCCGTATCTTCTCCAAACAGGTAAGAAATTCGATTATAAAGATATGGAATATCGAAGAATCTGACGTTCCATCCAGTTACAATGTCAGGCTTTTGCTGCTCCCAGAACTCAATAAAGTCCTTAAGCATTTGATTTTCGTTGTCATACTGATGACAGCTAACATTCGGATTGTCAATGTGGAAAGTACCTAAGCCATAGACATAAGACTTGTTCTTGATCCGCACGGTGATCGCAATCACCTGTTCATTGGCAGTTTCAATGTTCGGAAACCCAGCCTCACACTTGGTTTCAATATCAATAAAGGCAGTAACAATTTGATCTACCTTATAATCAATGTCATTGGGAAATTCTTCACCAATAAACTGGTAGATGAAGTCAGTTTGCCCAAAGATAGAGAAACCAGAAATATTGGCGTACTGATCTAGAAAGTCTCTAGTCTCTGTGATTGTACCGGGCTTGATTGGCTCTACAGCCCTACCATCAAGAGTCTTCCAATCGGATGGTTTGTGGGTATAAGAATAAAGAGTGGGCCTGTAAGGAATTTCCCTACAGACCCGACTCCCATCTTCCACCCCTCTATAAAGAATCTTGTTGCCACGAATCTCAACACATGTGTAAAAGTTCATGTGTGAATTATACTGGCAGTTGATCACAAATCAAGCATCATCCTTAGACTTTACATAAGCCGAAAATAGAACGCAATAGTTCATGATGTCTAGAATTGCGTCCTGATAACCTTCGTTTTCTACGGAAAGTTTTCCTTCTTTGGCAAATGTAGATAAACGAGACATCTTATCAGTAATTCTTAAAAGAATACCAACTTCCGTCGAACATAGATTAAATATTTCACCTTTTCTGAAATTGGAAAAGGGATCTTTTCCTGAAGCATAATCGTTATTTTTTGCAACAAGAATATCAAATGCTTTCTCACATAATTCGCTATGATGCTTAAAAAGTTCTTCTCTATTCATATTATTCATATCTCCATCCTTTAATATTATTTCTACAACGATATCTAATTGTACTTGCTGGTAACTTAGTTTCTACGGAAGCTTCGTAAGAACTAACCCATGTTTTATCTCCGTAAATTGGTTTTTTTCCTTTTGATTTACCTAATTTGCTTACCATTTCTTTATGTTCATCTGAATAGGGTCCAATTTTTTGTTCTTTTAATCTTTTTTGGAGTTGTTTTTGATAGTCTTCGGAAAAGAAAAATGTTTTTGCTTTTTTTCTTGCCTCCACAGAAGCTTTTGCTCCTAAATCGGCTCTTCTATTTTTTTTCATATTATCAGCACAACATTTTACTTTTTTTAACGAGGTAGATCTTCCTCCTTTTTTACCCGCTTCAGATGCTCCTTGTAAAAATTTTCCATGTTGACAAATAGGATCGCCTTGTTCTAAATGTATAGCAAAATGTTCTTTTGGAGTTAACAACTTTAAATTTAAAGGATCGTTGTTTTCTCTATTTCCGTCTATATGGTGTATATGCATTCCTTTAGGAATTTTTACCCCATAATAGTTTTCGTATATTTTTCTGTAAACTCTTGATTGTATTCTTTTTTTCATCTAACTATATATTAGTTAGAATATTCGACAACTATTCTCCTGTGCTCCCGAAGCCACCGCTTCTATTTGTTTTCTGTGTAGGTCTTTCAAAAATGTGATTATAAACAAAATGTTCAGTACGAACAAGTTCCATTTGGGCAACTCGTTCTTGATGACCGATATCATACGAAATATCGCTTGTGTTGACCAATGGAATCATGAGTTCTTCCACATAGTCAGAGTCGATTACGCCTTCACAGTTGACTAGAGCAAGGCCCTTCTTGATCGCAAGACCAGAGCGAGGGTGCATACGCACTGAGAAGTGCTTTGGAATGTCTAGAATGATTCCTGTAGGAACTAGAATTCTTTCCTTTGGTCCGATTCGAATCGAAACAGAATTCGCATCAGTCTTGATGGTACTCTTGCTGTTGTATCGATCATAAACAGTAATTTCTTTGCCTTGAATGAATGCAAATACATCAGCACAGGCCGAATTATCTGTTTGAAGACTTGGTGATTGTACTGTCGGATGAAGCTTATAAATTCCTAGTGATTCCATAGTAAAAGTTTACACTAAATTGCGTAAAAGTCAAGAAATTAAATTGTATCGGAGAGGAATGGTCCGGGTACTAGTACTGTAGCATAATTTAGATAATCTGGATAGTTTACTTTTATTACAGCAGAATAATTTGTGGGAGTTACCACCAATACCGTACTTGCCATGTCTCCGTATAGATTAACAAGCTGCATTATCGTGTTACCTCTCTATTAACTTCGAATGTACCTTCAAGTAATCTTAAAACATCACCAGAGACAGTATTAGTCAATTCAAGATCATAATGATGTCTTCCTACTGGTAACGATTTAGTTACAGTAGAAGATGCTGTTATCAAAATACCGCCATTCTTAACAGAACCATTTATATCTCTATTAAGAGTAATTCCACCAACTCCTGTAGATCCAGTTATGACTCCGGGTTGATAAAAACCAGTAGTTCCGCCATAAGTCAATCCAGAAATAGAAAGATCCATTAGAATTTTTTCGTCTAACGCAGACTTTCTAACTTGCATTCTGCAAGTATAATTACTCAAGCTTATTCCAGTTCCTCCGACTCCAGCATACAAATAATCAAATTGGATCTTGAAGGAGGCTCCTTGTTCTGCGATGATGTCATATCTTCCTGCTGGCATATGATTATTTATTATGCGTTTGTAGAACCGGAAAAGAATGATTGAGTTTTTAAGAATTCATATGCTTGATGTGTCTGATTTTCTCCTAACATATCAAGTATAGAATAATCAAAGTAAGTAGAGTAATCATCACCAACTGCAAATATTTTGTTATATCTTTGAGCCATTTCTTGTGTGCTTGCTGCTTGATCTGCGTAACCCACAGCACGAATTACACAAATGTTTTGCTTTGGCTGAAGATCTATTTTTTCGATTCTCCAATAAGTGTATGTGTTGCCATTGACTGCTTGAAATGATTTTATTAATGCCATATTAATCTCCTATTATGCCCAAGGCCCTACAGATGCCATCGATCCATTTCCAATCGGAATGAATGAAATATATGTACCGAAATTAACAGTATTTGTGACTCCCGGTGCTGCACTGAATGCTATTTGTGGTGTTATAGTAACAGAATCTACAGTTTTTATTAAACCTCTAATAAATACATTGTAGCTATTAGTATTAAAAGTAGTTTGGGTGATCACTCCTCCAGTGGTAGTGTTGAAGAATGCTGTGTCTTGTGCTCTTACTGCTCCGCCACTAGTGGTAGGAACGCCTATTGTCGCAAAATGTATTGTTGGAGGATTAGCAACAATACCTTGAGTAAATCTCAAAGATAAATGTCTAAGGGTAGTTGTACCTGTTGAAAGGAGAATATAACCTTCAATCTGATATGTCGTATTTGCAGCCAATGTTATTACATCTTGTGGAGTATCAAAAATATTTTGATCTCCCGTAGCATTTAATAAAGATTTAGTAGCCGCAGTCATTACTGATATTTGTTGAGTACTTACAACTCCTCTACCAGCGGTAGTTCCTGCATAAACCACATTTCCATCAAATTCAATACAACCGGGAGTTGCTGCTCCTAAAGCAGCAGATCCAAGAATTGCTTTATTATTGATTTGTATGTTACTATTGAAAGTAATTCCACCAGAAGCACTCAATCCACCCGGAAGATTCATTACTCCATAAATCGTGGCAGATGATTGTGCAGTTGCACCAATGACTGCTGTATTTGATCCAAGACCAACTGCATTTCTACCGATGACGATTTCATCGGTCATTGCATTAGCTGATGCTCTTGCTTGATATCCAATATAAATTCCACCAGTACCAGTAGTTCTTGATAATGATGCTGTGCCTCTATATAAACCAGCATTATATCCAAGTGCTACGTTTCCTGCTCCTGTAAGGTTAGTTGCTAAAGATGCATATCCGATAGCAGTATTTTCGGATCCAGATGATGTATTTTGTAAAGAAGCAGATCCAACAGCAGTATTGAAATTAGTGTCAACAGAACTAAATAAACACGAATATCCAATACCTGTATTTTCTGTTCCATTATTAATATTTTGTAATACTGCTGGACCTATGGCGACATTTCCAGAACCTTCAACACAATCATAACCAGCATTATTTCCAATAAAGAAATTTTCACCACCTAAAGTAGTGCTATATCCTGCTGCTACCCCAATACCAAAATTTGAAGTAGCATCATTGGAATTCAACGCTCCTAAACCTATTGCAAAAGAATCAGCAGAATTTACACCAGAAGATGACATTGCATTTTTGCCAATGATAATAGAGTTAGCTATAGTATTATTTGATGCTAACGATGCATTCCCAATTACAAGAGTATTTAATGGTCCTGAATTAGAACCAATCGTTAAATCCCCTGATCCAGTTTTAATTGTTAAATTATTTCCAAAAGTAATCCCACTACTAGCAGAAATACCAGAACTAAAACTCTGTAAAGCACTAAAAGTCTGTGCTGCATTTGTAAACGCAACACTTGTAATTGCACCAGTTGCTCCATTGATGGAAGATACACCTTGGATTGCTCCAGTATTACCATTAAAACTCAAGACACCAGTATTGGTAATAGTAACAGATCCAGTAGCACCAGAAACACTGATACCAGATCCCGCAACAGCTGCTGATATTCCTTGAACAGCTCCCGTGTTTCCATTGAAACTAGAAACAACAGTATTGAACGTAAATCCATCTGGCATCTCAATGTACTGATATACGCGAATAGTGTTTGGTACATCATTTGCTCTACTTGCTCCAGTTACAATGATTGAGCCGTTTGCGTGGTTTGGTCTGCCAACTCTTGCTATGTTCTGAACCAATACTCCAGCAGATGTTGGTCTTGTAGCGGTCAAACCACCACCAGAAGCAACAAATAGTATTTGATTTGCTGTTAGCCCCGTCGTATCGTAATTCCGGACCCAGCCATTAATAATCATTACTCCTTCACCATTCGAAGCTAAACTTTGAGCGGCTATACCAGCAGCAGGCATTTTTGCAGAAATTGCTGAATCGGCTTTTGCAACAGTCAATCGCTCAGACGCACCAACAGAACCAGTAACATAAACTGGATCTCCTTCGTTTATTGCTTCATCTGCTTTAATATAGACTTCAGATCTACCAAGTATATTCCCATCAAAATGACCAGATGTATCAAGAACTATATCAGAACCATTAAATGTCAGGAGTGCTGATCCTTGAACGTCAGAACCATCAAAATATAAAATTCCGTTTGTGGTTATTCCAGAACCAACTGTTCCTGTTAGCCCAGCAAAACTAGATACTCCCTGAACCGCACCTGTTTTACCATTGAATGATGTTACTGCGCTGGTTATACCAGTAGTATCTATCGCTGAAATAATTAGAGGACCAGTGCCATTATAATTAGTAAAGCTAATATTAGTTCCAGCTGAAATACCAAAAATGCTTTTGTTGACCCAGCCTATACCATTGTAAATATAATGAATACCTTCGTAGTCGTAGGTAGCTCCAATGCTTGGTGAATTGGGAAAATTTATCGGCATACTCTATTTATCCTCATCCAACTATCCAAATTTGTGATCCTGATTTAGTAACTGATGTGTATATCACACCATCGTCTGTATTGTACCACCTATCTCCTGCAATTGGATTTGCTGGGGCAGTTGTCCCTTCCGTGAACTTGGGTAAAGTGGATGAAATTGTAATACCTTGAGTTCCGACAGAGAGAGTTATTCCTGTTCCGGCAAATAATGATGGAGCACCTATTAATCCATTTAAACTAACTAAAATATACGGTTCAAGGGTTGAATTCGAATCTGCTAATTCTCCCCAAGCGTTTTCAATACTTATTTCTCTATTTGGAATATTATTTGCTATTAAAATTCCAGTTCCATCTCTTATAGTTACAGGGGATAAAGTAATACCATTAATATTGGTTATACCAGATGGTCCTGTAGCTCCAGTAGGTCCAATAGGACCAGTAACTCCAGTTGCACCTGTTGGACCAATAGGGCCGATTGAACCGTCTGCTCCTGTAACGCCTGTAGCACCTGTTGGACCAATAGGGCCAATTGAACCATCAGCACCAGTAACTCCCGTAACACCAGTCGGACCCACAGGACCAATCGATCCGTCAGCACCAGTTGCACCCGCTGGACCAGTTGGACCTGTAGGGCCAGTTATGCCAGTACCAGATCCTGAAGATGTTCCTGTAACGATAACAGTTCTACCTTGTCTGGTAAGATCAATAGAACCTCTAAAATCCAAATAATCAACACCCGTTTTGACAAGTATTGATCCGTTTTCTTTGACACCCAGACCACTGCCACCGCTAGCCAAAAGTGGATCTACAGCTATCTTGGTGATCTTATCGTCCAAAAATTTAGTGTCAAAACTTAGATTTGCCGATTTTTTGTCGTAGATTAATGGAAAACTGGCAGAAACGACACCGGGATCGCCCTTGTCGCCCTTTTCACCGGGAAGGCCGTCTTGTCCTATTGGACCTTGAGGACCTTCTGGACCCTGTTCTCCGGGTTCTCCGCGCTCTCCCTTTGGTCCTTGTGGACCCATTAGGCCTCTTGGTCCGGGAAGACCCGGTTCTCCCATATCTCCCTTTGGACCCTGCGGACCAATTAGCCCTCGTTCTCCCTGCAATCCATCAAGTCCCGGCTCTCCAGCTTCTCCGCGATCTCCCTTTGGACCTTCTGGGCCTATAGGACCTCGTTCTCCGGGAACTCCCTGATCGCCTTTATCTCCCTTGTCTCCCTTTGGCCCCTGCGGTCCTACTGGACCTTTAGGCCCGATTGGGCCAGCAATGCCCTGTGGACCCTGTTCGCCCACCTCACCCTGTTCTCCGCGCTCTCCCTTAGCCCCAACAGGTCCTAGTTCCCCTCTGGCTCCAATATCACCTCTTGGGCCTTGTGGCCCTATCGGACCTTCTTTGCCTTCTATTACTTGTTTCTTTTTTATCTCATTGACAATAGTTTTTTCTACAACTATGATTTGTGGTTCGGGGGTCTTTTCCTCTAAAATTGTGAATAATGACGCAATTTTTGAGTAATTTCCCGAAAATAGGACAGTTTTACCTTTTTCATCAACTAGATGCAATTCGGTAAGACCATCGCCTATTTCTACGGACTTATCACTCTTGTTTTTGGGATTGACAGTAAACTTAGTACCAGTCTTAAATTCTGAAATATCTTCTTTTAATAAAAGAACATCTTGCTTGGTTAGGCCAGCAAGATTTATTTTTTGTTCTTTTTTAAAGATATCTGAGAATTTCATGTCACCTTCTTAACTTTTGCATCCTTTTCATCTTTTTCTGCTGTTTCTTTTGTTGCTTTGCCTTCTCCTTTTCTGCTTCCACATTCATCTGCTGCTGAGTGTGGAGTTTTTCTAGCAGATCCTTATAAGTTAAGAAGTTCTTCGTGACTCTGTCTGTTTGGTCTTGCGGCAACCTTTTCTCTTGCAGCAGCACGCGGCTGGCTTCAAAGCCGATGTGGGGCTTACCCGCATACCAAGCAGTTGACGAAATTTCGTCCAAAATACCCCACTTGTAAATACCGTGATCAACGAAAAGAAGGTCTTCTTGAGGGTATGGAATTTGTGCTGCCATTTGTGCATAGATAAATCCTGTTCTTGGTCTATTATGTAGGCGATTTAGCCTAGCGAGTTGATATAATGGTTCTGCTCTTGTTGGGCGTGATTCGTAAGCGTTAAGGAAGGCATCATAAATTTCTGGCCATGCCTTTGCTTGTAGAATCTTGCAGATTGCCGCTCGGTAAAGAGAAAAGAATACTTCTTCACCCCAATCACCCATCTTGGAACGCTTTAGGTAAGCATCTTCAGCCTTTCCCCATTGCTGCGAATCAAAATAGCTTTGTCCAAGATAGAACATATATCGAACATTCGTTGGATCTTCTTCCAGAGCCTTGACAAGGGTTTCTGCATCCTTGGAATACTTTTCAACAAGTGTTTTGTTTGCGTTTCTTTCGAATCCAGCAGTTCTGGCTGTGACATGATAATTGCCATGAATCTTTTCAACAGCATATGGCTTCTTATCAGTATCTGGATATTCATGAAGAACACCAACATATCTCCAAAGAAGTTCATTCTTGAAGATCTGAGTTCTCCACCAAGTGAAATCATCTCTCTTAAATGTAAGAGCATAGGCCGCAGCATTCATGTTTGGGGGATACTTGAAATCGCCTTCAAGATAATCATCTGCATCAATTACCCAAACATAGTCAGCCTTGCCGTCGCAGTTTCGGAAAGCCTCGGTTCTAGAACCAATGCGGCCAGCATGGTCACCGAATCCCTTCCAATCTGACTGGTAGATCTCACCGGGGATTCCCTTTTCTGCAAAGAACTTGCGGATAATGTCTTGGGTTCCGTCAGTAGAACCAGTATCCGTGATGTCGTATCGATCAACATACTTGTACATCGATTCAAGGCACTGGAGAATCACTGCGGATTCATTTTTAACGATCATGCATAATGTTATTGTAGGGTTCATAATTTTATTATACCAATTAATTTAATATTGACAAGTTTTTAAGCTATAAATCCAGTCATAAGTTTTCTTTAAACCGATGGATAATGGTTGATTTGGTTCCCAATTAAGTTTATCGCGCATCAATTTGTTGTCTGAATTTCTTCCACGCACTCCTTGAGGGCCAGAAATATTTTTGATTATTAATTTTTTATTTGCCAAATGCATTACTAATTCAGCTAAACCATTTATAGATATCATTTCTTCTGAACCTATATTCATAGGACCATTAAAATCTGATTCCATAAATCGTCTTACTATTTCTACACAATCATCGATATATAAAAACGATCTTGTTTGCTTTCCATCGCCCCAAATTTCTATTGTACCATTTTCAGAAAAAGCAACTTTTCTGCATATTGCGGCTGGAGCTTTTTCCTTACCATTATTCCATGATCCATATGGACCAAAAATATTGTGAAAACGACCAATACGAACAGGAAGACCATAATTTCGATTATATGCCAAATATAACCGTTCGCTGAATAATTTTTCCCAGCCATATTCACTATCGGGGGCAGCAGGGTATGCAGAATCCTCTGAGCATTTTGGATTATCTGGATCTAGTTGATTGTATTCTGGATACATGCATGCTGAAGATGAATAGAATACTTTAGGTAGTTTAGCATATTTTATTGCTTCCTGTGTAACGTGCAAATTAATCAACGCTGAATTGTGCATAACATCTGCATCGTGATCACCGGTAAAAATGTAACCAGCACCACCCATATCTGCGGCTAACTGATATATTTCATCAAATCCAGAATTACTTGTGAGTGCAAGTGATTTTGCAACATTTTCTTGAATCCTCAGATCCAATACAAAAAACTCATCCGCATCTGTTTTTTTGTATTCGTGTTCTTTTATATCAACGCCACGAACCCAATAGCCTTCATTCTTTAGACGAGTTACTAAATGACCTCCGATAAATCCACCAGCACCCAGCACAAGAGCTTTTTTCATTTTTTATTCCTTTCACAATTTCTTATAATAAAAACACATTTTATTTATACCTTCTTCTAACGTGGTTCTTGGTTTCCAATATTGCAATATGTGTGTATCCGGTTCATTTTTTTTATTCAATTGAATTGAGTCTTTTGTTGTTGCTGGTACAATATCGCAATCGATATTTTTTTGAATAATTTTAGCCACATCAATAACTTTTGACCATTTAAAATTTGTAATGTGATATTCTTTTGTTCTATCCAAAATATTAAGCTTTTGAGACAAAGTCAAAAGACACTCAGAGCAATCATCAGCGTATAAAAATTGTCTTTCCTCCGAACCATCAGTAAGCATGTCTATTTTTTTATTTTTTAATGCTTTTTTAATAAAATCAGTTATCACATGAGATTTATTTTCGTCATGTTCAATCCCATATACATTCCAAAATTTAACAACTAAACCATTTAAAGAATTTGTATAGTATTCACCCAATCGTTTTAATGTTCCGTATGGTGAATAGTCCATATTTGACATTTGTGAGGAAGTAAATAGAAACGGCTTATTGTATTTTTTCAATAACCCAAATGTTTGGTCCATCAACTTTGTATTATTTTCTATAAAAGAATAGCTATTTTGATAGGTTTTGAGATATCGTGAGCCACCAACATCAAAAGCCAAAAAATATACAAAATCCGATTCATCTATACATTTTTCAAGAAAAGTATTATTATTTATTCTAAGATCTTGATACGGTGAGTTGACAAGGTCAAATTCAATAGATTGAATGTTTTTAGTTTTTAAATAAGGAACTAAATGTGAGCCTATCTGTCCACTTGAACCTAATATTAAATGTCTCATATTGTTTTTCTCAAAATGGTCATTCCGTGATTAGTGGGTACGGTGGCAAACTCAAAATTTACATTTTCTTTAACAAATTTAAGAACGCCACCATAGGGACCTAATCCCTCAAATTCATGCCCTGACGGATAAACCTGTGTTGTATAGTTTGGATGGGAAAAACTATGCATGAGATCATGAAGTAATATAAGATTATTTGGCTTTACTTTATCTTTTAGTAAAGTCAATTCTTTGTAAACGTGTTCCTCGGCGTGCCAATCATCTATAAAAATCATATCATATGTTTCGGAAGTTGTTTCTAAAAATTTTATTGCATCACTTTTTGTAAACCACCACCTATGCTTCAATTCCTCGGGACAACTAAAATGGTGGTCTGATATATCGACCGATGTTAGCTGCGAATCAATGAGGTCACATGCATATAACAACGCACTCGTTGAGTGGCCACCCCTGACGCCAAGTTCTAATATTTTTTTTGGTTTCATTGCACACACCAATGAAAATAAGAACAGCCTATGTTGGCTTATATCAGTTTTGCCATATAAACAATCTTCGATTAAATTAGTTAAGTAATTTTGGTTCATATTTATCCTACTGTGGTTGGACTTTGACCATCTATCGTTATAGGTGGTTCTACCCAATAAAAATTGAACGGATCTTCATTATGTTGTGATGCTATCACAAATGCTTGCCAATCCATTGGATAACTAAATGGAATGCATCTTTCAACGATTTTTTTACAACCTTTTAAACTTAAAAGGTTTGAAAAAGCACATCTGCCAACTGGCGGTATTTTTTTAAATAAAGTTGGTTCTGTTACTAGATGGGCTTTTTCGTGTTTTAAATTACAACATGATCCTAAAGAGATAACGTCATAATCATCTGGAATTTTTTCCATCAATTTATTAAACTTTAAAATAAAATTTGGTACGAATGTACAGTCATCTTCTAAAACTAATATATTAGAATAATTTTTTTCTATTGCATCCTTATAAACATTCAAGTGGGCAATGGAACATGCTATTTCGCCTTTGGTCAAAGATCTATTGAGATGAGGATAATCAGACCATTCTTTTGTACAATGTTGATTATAATATTGCGATATTACTTCTTGTGTAAGATCGTTACGATCTGGATCTGTCATCCATGTTGCTTTTAAGCTGTTGCGATCTAACCATTCAGATAAATATGTTTTTCTGTCAACTGCGCCTTTATAATGAATAATATAAATAAAAATATTTGAAATATCTAAGTTCATGTTTATTTTTCCAAAACAAAAAAACTGCACCCGTTCCACCAAGTATTTGAATCCTGTGTTTCGGTAAAATGTTCTATATTTTTATGAACATTTAAATTTAAATCTTTAATAGCATCCCATGTGCCTTGTCTAACCATTTCCCAATTCCAATCATCTACAATAAAAATAAATGATTCGTTTAAATATTCATAATAATATTTGAGAGCATTATATTGATCTATTTTTTCATGTGGACCATCAAAAAAATACACATCTATATTTTTTATTCCATGCTCACTTGGTTTAATTGAAAAACAATCTGCATCAATTATATTTGACGGTTTATTCAAAAATGTTTGAAAATTTTTTTCAAATTCTTCTTTTGGTCCACCGAAAGAACAAAAATTATCAATAATATGGTAATTTAATCTATTTTGATTTTCATACAATCCTGCAACACAGGTTGAACCTTTCCATACGCCTATTTCAAGATATTCTTTAATAAAGGTGTTAGATAAAATATTGTTTAAAACATTTTTAAAATATTTTCCAGACATGCCTTGAATTTTAAAAATAGATTCAGGTAATTTAGAAAATAAATAATTTTTATCGGAATCTTCTAATATATTTACTAATTGTTCAGTTCTTTTCATTTTTAGACCTTTTTTATTTGTGATATCGTGTGTCGTACTCATGAGTATAATTTATTTTAACAAATTTATTAAAAATTTCTTCTATTTCCTCATTATTAAGCATTTATTTCGCCTTAAGTATAAAATTAGACCAATAATTAAAATTTAATTTATCCATATTCCAAGAATTATTATCTAAAATTCTTTCATATTCGTCATTTAAAAATTTTTCATTCTTGATTTCTTCCCAATCATCGACATAACAAATAGGCAAGTCTGTGTAATACATTGTATTTATGGATCTCTTTACAATAGGAATAGATCCAATATAAAGAGTTTCCCATAACCTATGTGTGTCCTCTCCATTACCAGCAGGACACAATACAAAATCATGATGATATAAGTTTGAAACATATTCATTATAACCAAATCCATTTTTTCCTAAATTCGTCGTGCAATAAGAAAGATTAGATGCGATTGCATGTGCTTTTATTCTTTCTGTTGGATTTGTTTCGATATTAAAATTGCAATAAATTTTATTGTATCTGCATTTATTATTTTTGATTATTTGTTTTAATTTTTCTATCTTTTGTAATTCTGGAAACCATTTAGAATTTTCCAATCCTATTGGAATAGATTGCATTCTGGAATCTCTTACGCAAACATTTTGCGCAAACCACTTTATTAAAGTTGGTGGTGCTTTAGACAAACTTGCATCATAAGCCGAGTCTCGTTCCATCCGGACTGCACCATCTCCATTATGACTTATTAAAATGAATGGATAGTTTGGTGCCTCATTTTCAAAAAAACGATCTACATTTTCTGTGTCTTGGTAATGAATCTGTATTCCATCAGCCAAACAAATAAATTTTTCACCTTGAATGTAATTCATATTATAAAGTCTGTGGCATCTTCAACATTATGTAATTTTTACAGTTTAACCCATTTCGTTCCATACAATCATAATAATGCAATTGGTCATCTTTTATTTGAATCTGTTTCCATACTTGTTTTTCACAATTAAATAACAAATTCATTATTGCCTGTTCATTTGTTCTAGTATTAATGTAACGGTTTCCCAATTCCAACAGCCGATTTATTGTCTGATCTTCTATTAGAGAAGTATCAAATAAATACATTCCTGTTTGAAAATAATCTATGTTTAAATCGTACAAAGAAGACAATTCTTTATAAAGATGTTTAAATCGCTCTGATTCAAATTGTCCTGATAATTTCCACTCATATGTTGGATAGCCATCGCAGTGAGCCAAAAAAGTATTTCTACAATCTAAATCCAGCATTTTTTGTATTGGGTTGTATATTTTCATTCCACCATCAATCAACATGCAGCTATTCCATTGGCGAAAATAATCATGGAAGGTATAAATTTTATGCCATTGAAAAGGTTTGTTTAAATCTCTCCCATCAGAAGTTGAAACGCCATTAAGTTGTTGTAATACTTTAGATCTGTCGATTGTTGGAAAATATTTTACTATTAAATTAGAATCATTATTTTTATAATATTTTAGATCATCTCCCACCAATAAGACAATAGTTCCCGAATATTTTCCATTTGTTCTCAATTGCCGAATTGTTTCTTCGGTTCTACTTAAGAAATTTTTATTACAAAAAGTTGTGATACATATAGAATTCATTTTTAAATATAGTTTTTTATAGCACTTTTTTTGTGCATATGCAAGTTATTTATACGAGTCATAATACCTTCTTTGTCCATAAGGTAAAATATTTTTTTATTATCTGTAATTGTCTCTCGTATGGTGTACTTATGTTTTTGTAATTCCGAACCTAGAAGATGATGCATTAGAATTGTACCGGGTGGTTGTCCATTATTGCAGCCTGCTAGAAATTGACTAATCGTGCATGGATCAAAGATACCCCCAATTAAATCCGCATGTTCAGAATTGTTCCCATCCGGCCAAATTGGAAGATTTTCAATTAAATTTGGATTTGATTGCTGTATCATATACAGCATTTTCATTTCGGTTGGATGATGATCAAATGGATTTTTAGCATAATGAATTAAACCTTCATTAATTCGACTTAAAACATTTGAATTTTTTATCCAAAAAAATCCACATACTAGTTCATTCGACATTACTGGTGTTATACATGAATTTTTGTATAAAACATTAAATTTATTGCTTAACTCTGTAAGATTGTTATAAACTAAAACATCATTATCAAATGTAATGCAGTTTTCGAGCTTTTTATTTTTTAATAAAGAATTTATGTAAAAAAATCTATGTAAAGAATTTTTCCACAATGGATCATGATGAGACTGAAAATAATTTAAATTTTGTAGATCAAATTCCAGATCTAGATCTTTTGTTTCGACTGGATTAATTTTTAGTAGATTAAAATTTTCATAGTTTGAAATATTTTTAATTTGTTCATCGACTATAAAATAAAATGGAATATTAGTATCCCATTTTCTTATTTGATGAGCAACATTCCATATGTGTGATGCCCAAGGATCGTAATATTTTTGCAATTTTGGATCAAAGCATTTTGATCCGAGCTGGCATAAAACTACACAACTCATGTGTTTTTAATCCAATGTTGGTGTTGATATGATATGTCTTTTATGCAATATATGTCATTTTCTTGTGCAAACATATTTACACCGAGCCAGCGAATTGGAGCATCGCCCCATCTTTTATAAAAAATATTATTTGTTGAATTTAAAAATTCATAATAGTCAATATATCCAGATTCTTTCATAAATTTAATATTCATAATTTCAAAATTTGTGTAAAACATTTCACAATTCCAACCATTTATTAATGATTGTTGTAAAATTAAATTAGGTTTAATTTTATTTTGATCAATAAACTGCTTTGTCGTTTCAAAAAGACCTTCAACTACATAAGGTTGATCTTTCATATATTCTGATATGTAAGCATAAACTTTGTTATTTTCCTTCATATATGCAAAAGGATCGTAGTTTATAGGTTTCAATATATAAGAATCAGAATCCAATCTCCAAATCCAATCATATTTTTCTAAAAATTTACAATTAAATATTTCTCCAGAAAAAAACTGACACATGCTTCGGTATCCCATCTTAAAACCATCTAATGGTGGATTATATCGATTTGAATCCAAAGACAAAGATTCTGGTAAACTAAATGAAATCTTTTCAAATTGAATAAAATTTTTAATTTTTAAATTATTTAAACATAATTTTATTTGCTCTTTATCCACATTATTTAAATCGTCTTCTAAAATAATAACTGGGTATTGAAATTTGTCTATAAAAAAAACATTGAGTAAATTTAAACTTTTAACAAGAAAACTTATATCTTGTCGTCGTGTTAAGTAAACAATTGCAGCATTCATTAACATTTGCCCCTGACATCAGCATCTATTTTATATTGATTTAATATTAAATCAAGTTCAGATGTATATTCTCTGAAATTCCATTTTCCTTTGACAACAGCGGTTGCTATGTATGGAAATATGGAAGAATCCCAATGCATACCACCTCTTTTGGGTTCTTTGTTATAGTAATATGCCGCACGATAATTAAGTTTATTCATGGTTTTTGCAAACTCAATTCCTTCTTGGAATTTAGTGTAAGCAGTATTTCTATAAAGTTCAACGTAATCCTTGGTTTTCCAAATAGTTGGTTGGAAAGATACTGATGTTACTGAATCGTGTAGTGTATTTGGTTCTTGAATCCAATAAATTTTTTCTTTGATTGGAATTTCTGTCACTTGACCACATTTAATTAATCGAACACACGAAACTATATTTTCATCCAAAAAATCAGTGATGTATTTTAATTCTTCGGTATTAATATTATCATACAAGAAAAAATCTTCTTGCATATAAATCATATATTCTGTTTGTATGTTGTTTTCAACAATGTTTGCAATTTCTTGGCAATAATTTTCATCTTTATATTCTACAAATTTATGATTTTTATAGCTATTAAAAACTTGATTTGATGCCACAATACTGTCAAATGAAGGAGCGTGTTTATCCAATAAATCAAAATATATTGGCCACAAATCTTTACAGTTAGTATGTGTATATGTAAATAATGTAATATTATTCATAATAAATTAATTTTATATTTAACCCCAAATACAAACTTTGCTTAAATCTTCTGATCCGTATAAGTAACCACGTTTAAATCCTTCAAAGCCAAGCCAAGGATTTAATGTAGAACCAATATCCATATAAGTATTATTTTTATTATGTTGCCACATTTTATATGTCAATATATTGCCAAAAGGTCCTGCGGCGAATAAATACAATTCATCATGGGTATTAAGTTCTTTTAATGTTTCAATTAAATCAAGATTTTCTACCCAAGCATTAACTTTGATTGGATAAAACCTTTTTATATTAAAAGGTAATTTTTCTATATTAGAATTTTCATTTGCTACTAAATTTACATTCCAATTTTTATACTCTGGGATAAAGTTATCTTTATAATATTGATAATTTGAATTTACAAATATATTTGCATATGTAAGATTTTCTTCATCTTGACCAGAAACTTTTTTCATGTGTTCATGTGCTTGGCCTTGGCAGCATGGACAGCTGATTCCTACAATATAATTAGGATCTCTATAAACAAATGATTCTTTTAAAAGTTTAATTGAGTTTAAGGTTTTTTCCGATGAATCCGATTTAAATTCCCCATTAAACACCGGAAATTGATTCATTGCCATCCATTCACCATCTGCATATTTGCTAAATGCAAAAGGTTTTCTTGAAATTAATCGTGTAAATAACTTTTCAATTTCAGTTTTAAATAATTTCATTTATATATTGCTCCAACACTGTAACAATTTTTTCAACAGCTTTGCCATCGCCATATGGACAAGGTTCATTTATTTCATAATGTTCATCAAACTCTCTAATAGATTCTATTATACTAATTGGCTCAAAAGCCAAAACAGAAAATACCCCAAGACCCTCTTTTCTTTCTGTTTCTTTTCTTACAACTATTGTTCTTTTTTTAAAGAAAGATGCTTCTTCTTGAATTCCACCACTATCAGTTATAACAAACCTTGATTGTTTTAACATATTTATCATGCTTGAATAGGTTTGTGGTGGCATAACAAAGATATTTTTAAATTCATTATTAATGTTTACAGATGGATGTTTTAGATATACAAAGTTTAAATGATTGAAATTTAAAGCTGCATTATCTATTGCCCTTAATACTTTTTCAATTCTATCTTTATTCTCTCTTCTATGAAGAGTTATAGGAATAATATTTCCATAATAAATATTTTCATTATCTAAATTATCCAAAACAGTATTTCCGACAACATATAATTTACCGTTTACTCTTTCGTTTTGTAAACATTCTTTATTTAATGTTGAAACACAAAAATGCACATCAGCCATACTAGAAATGCATTTTCTATATGTTTCTTCTGGATATGGATTTTCTTTATCCCAAGTTCTCAAGCCAGCTTCTATGTGTATTATTTTTATTTTATTATGAAATGCATTTAAAGCTATTCCAAAACTAGTTGCAGTATCTCCCTGAACAATTACATGTGTTGTATCTGAGCCAAACAATTTACTATTTAAAGCTTGTTGGATAATTGAATTCAGTCTATTATTATCAGTAGTTAAAATATCTACTGATCTATCGGAAAAACAATCTTCAATTAATGTAGTGTGTTGATTTACTTTTACTAGTTCACAATTAAAATTTTTATTTTTCATTTCTGTATAAAGTTTATACAGTTTTATATATTCTGGTCTTGTTCCATAAAAAATTGATATCATCTTATGCTCTTAGTAATTTAAATCCATTATCAACGGCTTTTGAAAGTTCCATAGCCATCATCTGCCCACCAGCAAGTTTCATATTTCCAACTTGATACAAATTCATGGATATAGCCTCTTGACTATGTCCATAAGATTCTCCCTTTATACTACCCCACATTTCCTTGTCATTTGTTGGATGGGGGGGAACATACACCCCTTGATTAGTATATTTTTGTATCATTTTAGCAAAATGAATATCCTCGCCAACAATTGGTATTTGATTTTTGCTCGGAAGTTCTCTCCAAAAAACAGAAAGAAGATCTCTATGAAAAAACCAACAATGACCTACTATATCAACTTGTTTCACTGTTTCGTTTGAGTTACACCAACCTAGACGCTCCACTTTGTTCCAAGTATAATACTTGTCACCAAATATAACACCAACAGTACCAAGCAATCCGGGATGAGTTTTGTGTGTGTTCAAGCAATTCTCTATCCATTTTGATCCGGGAATTGTGTCATCGTCAAAAATTGCAATGTAATCTGATCTACAATTTAAAGCTAATGCAAATCTTGCCCAAACACCTAAATTTTGATTGCAGTCTGCAAATATTACATCGTTTTTATATGATGCGTCTATTGGCTCGGAATCAGATTTATTTTGCCACACATAGATTTCATTTATAGGAACAGATTGATTTTTGATCGCTTGGTATTGTTCCATAAACCATCTGGTTCTTCGATATGAATTTAAAACTATAGATACGGTTTCCATTAATAATCATAACCACTGTTTGGAGTGGTTCCCCAATATTGTTTTGCGTATATTTTACCATCACCCTTATATTCCAATCCAGTGTAATGTCTTGGTATAAAATACCAACTAGGATACACTGTGATTGGATACTTATTGAGATAAGCTGTATTAGTTAGTAATAAAGGTCCCGTTATTTCCCATGTGGCTAGAGGAGGATAATTCATATGTGGATATGAATCAATCTTATTCATAATCAATTTCATCAATTCGCACTCTCGTTCTGCTGCTAAATATCCATTTGCCATAAGCCCTTTACGGACTGTTTCGTTTTCCCAGCAACAAAAACAATGATTATTCAATAAACAATCATCTAAAGAATTAATACATTCAGAATCTGCATCAATAAAAAACCCACCTTGCTGGTAAAGAAGTTGATATCTTAAAATATCAGCTTTTCCGGGAAGCGAAGGACATTCTTCAAATTGTTTTTTGCATATCAATGTGGGTAAATTATCATCGGTCCACAATTTATGTTGCCATGATGGATTTTTACTTTTCCATGTTTCTATAAGGTTGGAAGGACGTTTTGATTGATCCCCCAACCATATTTGGTGTATAATTTTTGGTATCATAATAAATTATTTTTTACTAAAGAATGAATATTCACTTATTACTGGATCATCGGTAATAATCATATCAAATCTATTAAAAATTTCAATTAGATTTTCTTTAGCAAAACTTACAGCTTCATTACTAAGAATAATAGCTAATTCAAAATTCTGTTTATTTTTTTTTATATTAAAGACTGCATCGCCAATTTCATTGTCAACATAAATGAAGATTGGTTTTTTGATATCGTACTTAGCAAGACCTTCATAAAGCATATTTCTTGCTTTATCATACAAATCATAATCATTAACAATATTCATTATTTCTTTCCAATATGGTACTTAGGAACTAGATTCCAATCACCCTTCTCCTTAAAGGGAATGATCTTGAGCTTGTTCAGCGGAAGCTGAGGCCCCTTATATCTATTCTCATCTACTGGATCGACTAAACCCCATTCGACAAGAAGCTTTACAATAGTATTTCTTCTTGCCAAGTCGGTTTCGTCCATATCACTATCCAATCCGTCTAAAACAAATAATTCTTTAAAATGCATTATAGCATATCTGCCCTTCTTGTGCAAGATATGGCAAGATTGATATAGCTTTTTGTTTGGATTGGAAGAAACGCCGATTCTTGTTAGGGTCTCTCGGACCTTCAAGAATGCGTCTTTATCTTTTAATGTTACTTCAACACCTAAACCATCAAATATGTCATTATTATCCATAAAAACTCCATAATACCAAATTATTTAGGTTTTTTGGAGTTTTTCGTATTCTGACTGTATATGTGATTTTTGCTCTTGGGAGAGTAGGTTGATGATTTCTATTGCCTTTACCTTAGAACATCCATAGTAAAAGCACACAGCTTCTAGGCAGTCGTATTCGGCTTTCTTAGCCCATTTACTGAATCTGCGCTTCTTGCGAATAGCATTTCTAAGATAATCATATTGAAGACGCTTGTTCAGATGAGGGTATAGATTCATCTGATTGGCGTAGGCTATAGTATCAATGAAATATGATAATGATCTATTTACGACAAATGGAACATAATCCTTGTCGTTGTCAACAAGGGCATCTTCCTTTGTATAGTTGATGCTTTCTAATACCTTGGATAGGTTCATTTCTTCTTAAACTCACATTGCATCATGATTTCTACCAAGAATGCAGTCATATTGATCTCTTGATCTGCGACAAATGCTGCCTTATATTGGTATTCTGCAATAATCATGACTGCTTGTGGGATGCTGGCTGGCTGTAGCATATCAGTCAGATTATCATAGATCCTTCGAAAAATATCTGTATTGTTATTCTCAAGATTGTTGACGACCCATTTCCGAACCTCGGCAAAATTCTTACTGGACATATATCCAGCCAGCTTCTTGAGATCGATCTCCTTGCATTGGCTTAGAATACCAACGTCAATCTCGCCAGAGACAGAATATCTCTGCAATTCATTAATAATGCGCCTAAAGTCTGGGAAATGGGTGTTTACTAGAGTAGCAAGAGCACTATCGTTATACTTTACCTTTTCGGTATCAAGAATGTGCTTCACACGCTTAAACATATTAGTCGCAAGCGTAGATCTTTCCTCATAAGGAATCACAAATGAGATGTGCGTACACCGGGAATGAAGAGGATCAATGATGCGACTTGGCCAATTGCAAGTCATAATGAATCTGCAATTAGAAGAAAACTCTTCGATAGCCCCGCGCAGAGCGGGTTGAATGCTATTTGCATTGCTATAATCAAATTCATCAAGAATAACTACCTTCTTGGCACTAGTCAATGATACAGTGCTAGCAAATCCACGAATCTTTGTGCGAAGAGTATCAATATTGCCATCTTCAGAGCAGTTGATCAGAATGTAATCGCATCCAAGATCCTTGCAAAGAGCCTTAGCAACCGTAGTCTTACCGCATCCGGCTGGGCCGGATAGCATAAGATTTTGTGGCTCTCCTTGCTTCACCATGCTATTGAATGTATTTGCATTCTCCTTAGAAAGAATGCATTCAGAAATGGATGATGGGCGGTATTTTTCCGCCCATACAAAGTGATCAATATTCATTTACTTACTTTCCGTAGTTGGAAGACGGTTCCATTGCAACCCAATAAGAAATTGGAGTATTATTGCAAACAAACTTAGACACAATATTTTCCGAGAATTGAGCCTTATAGGCTCCCGGAATAAACTTCAGATTCTCAATCTTGAAGTGGAACTCAAACTCATCAGTCTCAAGTTCGCCGTCGTATGGGAACTCTACGCTATAGGTGTTTGTAGTGCTGTCCTTAGAATCGAACATCTCACCCATAATACTACCGCTGTCACAGAAGATCTTGAGATCCTGAATCTGTAGAATCGATGCTGCCTTTTGCAGTTCGGTCAGTTTACGCTCCGAGAACTCAAGTTCTAGGACAATACGGGGCATGACAAGATTCTTAGTTGGATAAGAAGTGATAAGCTTCGGATCACAGTAGAAATACTTTACGGTAGAATGATTGCTACCTTCAATCTCCACATACTTGTCGTGGAAAATAAAGTCAGGATCTTCGAACATCGACACGATGCCAAGGAACTTGGACAGATCCCAGATAGCGAATTCAGTATCAAACTCCTCCTGAATAATGGCTTCGGCCATCACATTCTTGTAGGGAGTAACCGTAACAAGACGATTACCGGGCTTGACAAGGAGATTGGAATTGAGGGATGCAAAGTTCTTCAGAATTTGCAGAGTCTCTTTACTTAGCTTAGTGGCACTTTTAGTCTTCATAATATATTACCTCTTCTACGCATCATATCCAAGAACTCATCAAAGTCAATAGCTCCTGAGCAAACATCTTGAACAAGTTTATTCAAATAATGTCGCGTAGAACGCCTTTGTTTCTTTGCCAATTCTCTGTAAAATTTTCTTCTCCAACTATTATTCTTCTTCTTTTCATAATAGTATCCCATAAGTCTCCTAGCTAATGGCTAACCACTGTTTAGAATTTCCATCGTCAACATATTCGAATAGAATTCCAGAAACAGTATCGAGCCATTGCTGTCCGACATCGGGATTGGATGGGGCACTGCTACTGGTAACAGGAACAGTTCCGTTTATTTTTTTCCAACCGCGAAGTTCTCCGTGTTCGGGGGAGAAACCATAGGTATCAAACACAGCCATATAATGCTTGCCTTCCTTCTCGACAACATCATATTGAGAATAGACGGTCATATTGCCATCTGGCTGTAGTATTCGAAATTTTCCTCGGTAGTTGTACATTTATGTAAGGCTTATTTTGCTAAAGTTATTCTTCTTCTCCAGCGTGTAAATGTACTTAAACTTATCGGTAAGCTGATCCGTTTTGTGACTGATTACAATCACATTAGTTTCCTTACCTAATATATTTAGGATTTTCATCAATTCATCCGTACCCACGGAATCTAGCGAAGAATCAAATACTTCATCCAAAATCAATAGATTACAACTGACACTATTCTTCTGTTTAGCGACTTCTCTCCATGCTAAAAGCAATGCTAAGTCAATCCTAAGCTTTTCACCTTCACTAAAGCTCATGTAGGAAAAGTCATCTCGGTGGCGACTTTTGATCGTTTCCTTGAATTCGTCATCCAAGTAAAAATGGACGAAGAAATTCATGTTGGAAAGATACTTATTCACAATCTGATTCATCAATGGAAGATAATGGCGAATAATTTTGGTTTTAATACCACTATCCTTCAGAAGCCCAGAAAGTATTTCTAGATCTTCGTTCTCATTGTAAAGTGTATCCAAGCTTCGTTGATGTGCCTTAGCTTCCTTCTTAAAAGTAGCAATGTCGTTTGTAATTTTTTCGATAGTATCCACCAGATCAATTTTGGCTTCTTTTTCATAAATTTTCTTTTGTTCTTCTAGATTGGCAATTTTTTGGTTTGCTTGTCTTATATCATTCTTAATATTTGATATTTCTCTTTCCAAATTCTTTTTGGAGTTGTCATTATTTTTTTGTTCTTCGATCATCTCATTCAATTTTTGAATGGCTGTATCAATTTCGTCTTTTTTGGTATTCTTAGTCGCACAGATTTCGTTCCTGTGGTTATCCGTTATAGCCTGCTTACATGCAGGACACACTTCATTTTCCTGATAAAACTGAATGTCTTCCTTTAATGACTCTAGGTTGGCTTTTAAGCTCGACCTCAGTTCAAGCATACCCGTATACTTGGTTTCGGCAAAAGTGGCTAGAACAGCCTCCTTGGCGGCTAGTTCTGCCTCTAATGAGGCAATTGGATCTCTATATTGGGTGATACTAACATCAATTTCGTTAAGCCTATTTTGTAGCTTAGTTTCAATATCCTGCTTTTTCTTCTCCAATTCTTGGCGATTACGATCCAAAACATCTACCTTGCCCTGAATTGTGGATAAATCGGTCTTTTTTTGCTTAATAAACTCTTTCTGCTGAGAAATCTTGCCCTTTAATACTAAATTCATAGAGCTAAAAATACCGATATCCAAAACATTTTCAATGACTTCTCGTCTGTCAGCCGCAGTAAGTTGCATAAACGGGACAAAAGAAGACTTTCCAAGAATAACAACCTGAGTAAAAGACTTATATCCCATTTTAAGGATATTCTTTTCCAAATATTCCTGATATTCCTTAGTCTTGGCGGCTTGTTCTATCAACTTGCCATCTTTGTAAATTTCAAAGATCTTGGGGGCTAGGCCACGCCTAACCATGTATTTGGTCAACCCAATATCAAATTCTACCTCTACCACACAGTTTTTCTTATTTACACTATTGACTAGTTGTGGAATATTGATATTTCTAAAAGGAACACCAAACAAACCAAAAGTAATAGCATCTAGAAAGGCAAAGGACTTTCCATCTCCGTTTTTGCCTGAAACTAGATAATTTCCCTTTTTACCAAAATCGATTTCAGTAAAATTATTGCCGAATGAACCAAAATTCTTGAATCTTAGTTGGGTAAACTTAATCATTATCTAGACTTTCAAAGTAAATATCATGAACCATTTTCTTGAGTTCGTCTTTATTTTTGACATCAATCAATTGATCGATTTCTTTTTCGATGAATGAAAGTGTATCAACACTCAAATCAGCAACATCGTTTGAATCATCTGGTACAAATGTCTCATCAACTATAGAAATCTCATGAGCATTTGCAGAATTGATGCCATCAATAAACTTTTCATAAGTAGCAGGATTAGTTTTTCTTTGGACTATAATCTTTACGAGCTTATTCTCGTACTGAGAGAAATCCATCTTATCGATCTTGGGTGTTGCACTGTCATCGTAAAAAATTCTATGAAAAATGCAATTTCTGTTCTGGATATATTCCAATTCTCTAGACTTTAGATCAAAGACATGGAAGCCCTTTGCTTCATTAATATCGGAGAAAAGCATTTGGTATTGAGTACCCAAGTAGTAAATATTTTTATGGGATGATTTCAGATGAAAATGGCCAGAAAGAACAATTTCAAACTTGGCAAGAACTTCATCTGACATTCCACCATCAAACTTTACACCACGAAGAACTTCATATCCTGTTAGTTCAAAGTGGCCACATGCAATCGTTGCTTTGCACTTCTTGAGTTGCTTGACTATATCTTTTTCATTTGAATCGTTGATCCAAGGAACCATAGCGATTTCGGTTCCATCGATATTGATAATATCGAATTCACCATAAGTTTTGATATTATCAAACGCTGGAAGTAGCTGACATACAGAATTTACTCTATTAGTATTTTTATAATAAGTGTCGTGATTACCGACTAGACAATGTACTTGAATTCCCATCTCTTTCAGGGGAACAAGGATTTCATTAGTAACTCGGTTTAATGTGTTAAAATTGATATATTTTCTTCTATCGAAGAAATCTCCAAGATGAATTACCGTATCGATATTATTATCTTTGAGATATGGAAAGAATTGTTCTTTAAAAAAATCTATGAAGTAATTTAAAAACAATTCGGAATCATTTCTGATTCCGAAGTGGGTGTCATTAATGACTGCTATTTTCACATTAAACCTCTTTTAATAACCTTTTTCTTTTTTCTGGTCTTTTTCTTGGTTCCGCCACCAGCTTTTTCTTCAAATCTTTCTACATCTCGTTCTGTGAGATTAAAAACATCAGCTAGTTCTGGCTTACCGTCCTTCTCAAAGTAGTTTTCCTTAAACCACTTATAGAATTTATCATCGGCATTTTCTTCCATTATCTTAAACTTTACATACGATTGCTTCTTTTCCTTCTCTATTCGTCTAAGGAATGCATAGTATATAATCTGGGTAAAATAAGAAAAGGGGTTTGATGACTTATCTGGGTTGAAATTATGTGCGTACATCAAACAATTTTCAATTCCATCACCCACCATCTCTTCTCTATAGGGGTAGTTCATAAAATTTGGTCTGTAGGACAGATGTTCCGCAATTTTTAAAAAACATTCTGCAATATAGTCAGTTACAGGAGGTCTATCCTTACCATTTTTTTCAGCCGTTCTGACTTTCTTGATCCACTTTGTCATTTCATCATTAAACTTTGAGTTATCGATGTAATGTCCTTTTGTGGCAGGCTTTATGACTTCTGGTTCTATTTCAATAGCAAAATCATCAAACCCTAAATCATCTTCATCTTCTTCTAATTCGATTTTTTTCTTCTTTTGTTTAGTTTTCTTCATAATTACATTATACGTCCAAATAACATAAGAGCAAGGGGGGTATTGACAGAATTGTTTTCCTTGCTACAATGAGCGTGTACGCGATGGACAAGGGAAATTATACTTATTAGATACTATAGAGTACTTTAAGTATCCTCTGAGTCTTCTTCAGAGTTATCTTCAGAGCTATCCTGAATGAGCTTACTTGGATCATCAGGCCAATCACTCAAATCAATTTCTTTGAGTTCTTTCTCTGAAAGTCTTTCCATTTCAGGAATTAAAGCATCATCTTCAGCGAGTTCAGCAAACATCTCAGGATCTAAAACTCCAGTGTCAATCAGATCTGCAATAATATCGGGAGGAAAGAACAAGAACATTCCAACCATATTTGGTTTTTTTTCTGGTTGTTCTGGAGTTGCAGTATCTCCTTCTTCGTTTTTTTGCTGTTTGCCAAAAAGCTCTTCTTCCATTTTCTTTTGAATCATATTCATCATCTGTGGATTCATTCCAGAAAATCCTAAATCACTTGGAAGTTGAGGAGTAATATCTTCCATCATTTGCTTGTAGAGATATTCTTGATCCTCGCGTATTTTTTGCTTTTCGTATAGAAAAACAGTTTCCTTTGCAGGATTTAAAGTAGTTGCAATGTGATCTTTTGGCAATTTAACATCTAATTCATTTGTTAATTCAAGCCAATTACGCATAATCATAACTTCTTTTGGATAGCCAGATTTATCAACCATCAAAACTGACTTTACCACCATTGGTCTACTGATTTTTATGGTCATATCATCCTGACTATCGATCAAGCCAATTATTTCTTCACCACTTTTCAACTTAAAGATCTTGTAGTCTAAATCCATAATGACCTCCATTAGTATTTATGAATCTTGATTGAGATTTATGAGCTTGAAAGGAAATTTTTCATTTTCATAAATCTTCAATCGTTCAATGAAATGGTTGAATGTATGATTTGTATATTTCTTATATCTCAAATCATCTACCAAATCATATAAAGTCATATGTGTTTTATTATCAGCTTTTCTCAATCCTCGGCCAATAGACTGAAGAACACGAACAACAGATTTCGATGGGGACGAGAAAACAATGTTATGAATGTTCTTAATATTAATGCCAGTAGAACATGTACCATATGATGCTATTAGAATGCTATCTTCAAGAGTATCAATCTTTTGTCGTATAAATTCTCTCTCATCAAGAGGAACTTCTCCTGAAATATAGAAAACACTCTTATCAAAATCCTTCATCATATCGTACAATTTTTTTCCATGCGTTTCTACATGACTGAAAAGTACCAATGTATTTCCCTTTAAGGATTTACATAGCTGATGTATCATGTTGTATCTTTTTTCACTTGAAAATATAAAATCTAATTCATCTCTGTAATCTACTCTTTTTACCTTATTACATTCTTCAAGAGGATACTTAAAGATTAAGCAATTGATATTAATATTACTTAATACATCCTTCTCAATTAGAGACTTAGTAGTAGTAACTCTATAAAGAGGTCCAAATAGCCCTTCGATTATAAATTTATGAACTTTAGTGTTATCAAGTGTTCCCGAAAGACCAAAACGAACTGGGCAGTTTTTCATCTTTTCCATAATCATGGAAAGAGATTTTGCTTTGAATAAATGACATTCGTCGCCTATGACAGCATGAAAGTTATCAAAAAATTTTTCATTCTCTCTGAAGATACTTTGCCATGTAGAGATAATTACTTTTTTGTCAATAACTTTAGACTCCCCAGCATATATCTTTTTAACATTTGCCTTAACATCCCAGCCATTTAATTTAGAGTAGTCTGCAAAGTCATTATATAATTGAGCAACCAGACTTGTGGTAGGCACAACAATTAAGATACTTTTATCCTTTGGCATATTATCAATAAAGTATCGAATTAATGAATAAATTATTAATGATTTGCCGGAACCAGTTGGAGAAAGAAGTAATGCTCTCTTGTTTCTAATTCCATGAGTTACTGCATTAATTTGATAATCGTGGGGAGTTATAATTTTTCCGCCACTTGATACCTTAAGATAATCGGTTATGAATTTGCGGATGTGATCTTCTTCAATGTAAGTAGTGTCTTCAATGATTTCATTTTTATAAGGATAATGCCGATCATCGAAGAACTTTTTAACATATGGAAGCATTCCCTTGTAAATTCGCTGACTAGCAAGGTTATAAAGACGAATCTTACCATCCCATAATCTCTTTTTAAATGATGGATTGTATTTGTGATTAGGAACTGTGAATGTAAAATAGGTATTAAGCTCTTTAGCGATATCCTTTGGACATCGTATCTTGATGAATGCATCATCAACAGCTTCTATTTTAATTTCATTGTCCATTTGTGAATTTAATCCAATCAATAGCGGATCTAATATTCCATTGGCGACCATTTACAATCTTAATGACACCATCAAGATAATTGACCATTTCTTTCTTTTCTGCAATTTTTCCTTCAAGATTGATAATGTCATCGTCAGCTTCGATGAACTTATCTACGTCTGTCTTGAGAATATTTAATTCAAATGGTTCCCATTTGAGATTCTGTAATTCTTCTCTGCTCAACTTTCCCATGTAATAAAGCCATTTGTATTTTCTTAATACTTTCATGGTTCGTTCATCGGCAGAAAGTTCTTCTTTGTATTTTTTGAAAAATAACAAATACTTGTTGTGAATCTGCGGTGTTATTACAGATTCTTGAGCAAGTTCTGTGATATCGATCTTAAGATCTTTTTCGACCTGTTCTTTTAGTTCATCAAAATTCATAATTTAAGTATACACAAATATAAATAAAATCAATCTAAAGTAGTATTTCCCGGATCTGGACTAAAGCTATAGTATGTATAGGCAAATGATGCACTTACTCTTGCTGGCTCGGATGCTGGAAGTGTAGTATCAAAGCCAATTCCCCCCAATGATATAGGAAATATATCAAAGAAGGTGGTAGTAATATTTGCTGTATATGAACTCTTCTGAATGATAAGAGTTCCAGTTGATGTAAATTTATTTTCGGGAATATTATAAGTGCAATCCGAATCAAGATTACCTATATTTCTCATCCATCTATAAATCTCCAACCAGTTAGTCATATTTTCATCTACAATAAATTCAATATCAAGATTTGCGAAATTATAGGTTCCAAGTGGTCTTTTTACTGGAACACCTAATGTGGTTGGCTGATCAAAATTTGGGGATAGAATACCCGGCAAAGTAACCTTCTGTAAAAAGAAGGTTGTAGTAGGTATTCTAGACAACTTAAAGGTATAAAAATTTCTATTAAGTTGACTAATATTAACTGGATAATCAGCTTGCGCCATAATGTATGTATAATGAAAAAGGGAGAGGATTTCTCCTCTCCCTTCTCATTTCCTTTTATAGAAACTTATCAGTTACCAGTGTTACCGTGGAGGTTGGTGACTGCGAAGAGTCTATAGTACTGATTCTTACCTTCGGACATGTTTGCGCCGTCTGGTGAACCAGAAACGCGGACGAATGGGTTCTGGACCATGCCGTAGCGGGTCTTGAAGCCAATCTTGGGCTGGAAGGTGTCAGGATCGACTGCACGAACCATCTGGAGTGGAACGTATGGGCAGTAGAAGAGACCAGCGTCGTAGGGGCTTGCACCTCTATAGCCAACGCAGACAAAGTTCTGGGTTGCGCTGCTGTAGGGGTCAATGTAAACGCGCATCTTACCAGCTAGAATACCAGCGAAGGTGTTTCCAGTATCATCAACTTCAAGCTGGGTAGCAGGAGCTGGGGTCAACTGGAGGAAGCCACCCATGGTGAGGGCTGAAGCAACGTCTGATGAGCAGACGATGAAGTTACCCTTACCGCGACGAGTGTCCTTAGCAATTAGGTTAGCTTCACGTTCAATCTGGAACATGAGGCCACGGAAGCGTTCTGCGCTCCAACGACCGTCTGAGTCGAGAGCTAGGTCATATGCACCACCAGTACCGGGTGATGATGACTTGTAGAAAAGATCTGACTGCTGGCAACCAAGCTTGGCAACGTGATAAATGTTGCGGATAAGCTCGCGGTTCATTTCAGCAAGAATTTCAGTGCTTAGGATGTTGGCGAGTTCGGTTTCAGCGTCAAGTCCGTGAACAGCCTTAAGGTCCTGAGCAAGCTCAGTGGTATACTCTGCCTTTAGAGCGCGAGTCTTAGCAGTTACGGCAATACGGTCGATAGCAAATGCCATTTCTTTAAATACATTAGAAGCAGATTCTCCTAAACCTTCAGCTCTAGCTGTGTTTAATGCTTGGAACTCATGTCCAAAAATTGAAGCCTTAGTAACAGTTAGTCCAGAGAAACTTACTGGAGCTACACCAGCAGTTGGATCTGTATCAGTTGCAGCACCAGCTGAGGTTGCACCTGAACCGCTGAACTTAGCAAATGGTTCAGCGAATAGAGCTTCATTTCCGCCCTGACCGTCATACTTAGATCTCATTGCAAAAATGAGTCCAGTAGGAGCGGTCATGGGCTGAACACCAGCGATGTCGTAGGCCATGAGGTTTGGCATGGCGCGGCGAACGAGGCTGATTAGGATTGGGTCATAACCAGCTAGATTGGTGTTGGGATTGGCATTGGTGTTAAGAGCGAAACCACCACCAATAGCATTGGCTGAAGTTTCGGTTAGATACTGCTGACGCATAGCAGCTTCTTGGTTCTCAAGAAGGACTGCGGTTACTTTCTTCTTGTATACATCTTCAATAGCGGGAACTGCGTCGTGATTTAGGACGGGGTTCCACTTTTCAGTTAAAATATCATACGGTGTTGAATCTTCGAACATTTTTATTTTTCTCCTGTGTTATTTAGGTTAAATCCTTATTATTTCTTAATATGTCTACTCATTGCTCTAGCCACTTGAGCGACGGTTTCATTGTCTATAGTTGGCGCAGTCGGCTGAACCATCTCATGTAGATCCATTACTGGACTAGCTACTGGAGCTACTGGAGCTGGTCTGGCTTCTTGTTTTCTGAAGAAATAAGCTTCCTTGAGCGATTGTAGCTTACCTCTAAATGAATTTTCTCCATCAAAATCGAGACCCTTAGCAAGCGAGCCTAGTTTTTCGACTTGTGTATCGGTTAATCCATGGCATTCTTCTAGGAAGATGCTTGAGATCTTATTGGCAACACTTTCCTTCTTGAGGTTCATGTTTTCATTAATGACCTTGTTCATGGTTCTTGTCAATTCATCATTCTGTTCAAATAGTTCATCGACAAGGTTGTACTTCTCTTCTGGAACATCAATGTAATGTGCTTCGAATAGATTTTTTAGACCACGAATGAAATTTTCAGCAACCTGAGTCTTAATGCCGCGTTCTACTTCAACCTTGTTCTCGTCCATCCATTCTTCAACGACATAGCCAAGATACTCATCAAGCTTTTCAGCCAATGTTCCTGCCATGATTTCAAGATTCTTTTCGTATTGCTCGGCAAGAATCTTGGTTGTGTTCTTAGCGTGCTCTTCAACTTTTTCGTTGAGTGCAGCAACAAATACGGTCTGTAGCTTGTTTACAACTTCTTCTGAAAGAGCAGCATCCGCAAAGATTGCGTCAAATGCTTCCTTCATCTGAACAGGTGATACCTTGGGGGTAGCAATAGTCATTTGGTTGTAGGGAGCAAGATTGGCCATGTTTGGATCCATTCTTGGATCTGTTTGAATGAATACTCTACCGCCATTAGCATCCATGCTGCCCATTCCGTTAACATCAAAGTCAACGAATCCAGCTGCCTTTTTGCCGGGGTTAGAAGAAGTATCTTCATCTTCGGAATCATCATCCATTTGTTCCTCGGAATCATCCATTTCTTCTTCCTCAGTCTCATCTTCCATCTCTTCGCTTAGAATTTCATCTTCGATATATTTTTTTCTGTTTCTCATATTTTCTCCTAAATTATTTATTAATCTGATTCATTAGCTAACAATGAATCTATATTTTGTGGATTAGCTCTTCGCGTACCATCATTTCTTTCTGTGGGATCAAAAATTGCATATGGATTGTAACGAGTCACGCTAATTGCCTTAGCAAGTTGGAAAGGATTCCTACCAGCAGCGTTGACTAAAGTATTTGCGAGCGAATTTCCAATATCGCCTAAACTATATTCTAAAGTTCCTCTCATAAAATCTTGCATATTTTTTTGAAGAATTTGCTTTAAATTTACTTGACCTAATACATTTTTAACTGCCATTGATCCTACTAATGCACTTGCGGCATCACGAACTAAGTTTTCTGGACTTAAAGAATCGAGTGCAGTTTTTGCATAAGTTTCTACATCTGCTTGTGATTCAAATGTAGATTGTTCAGACAATGTTTTTTCTTGATGTTTTAAAACATTCAACTCTTCTTGAAGTTGATTGATTTGTTTTAAATATGTTTGCTCTAAGTAATTCATAGATTTCTTAAAAAGTGTTCAAATGTCTTAAGAACTTTTTCTTGAAGTTGCTTGCTTGGAGTCTTTAGAATTTCTTTCTTATAGTTGGAGATGGTCTGTTCTTTAAGAACACCATTACTCCATACCCATTCTTTACCTTCCATTATGCCGTTGACAAACGCATGTGGAGCAGAAGGATCTGCTACAATGTCAACCGCAGCAAGCATGAAGTCTTCTTGTACTTGATTGACACCTTCTTTGGTCTTCTTTAGAGAACCCATTCCTCTTGAAGAAACTCCAAGCTGAACGCCTTCTCCTAAAAGACTCTTAACAATTTTTCCGGTTGGGGTATCAAGAATTTTAGCCTTACCATAAACATCATTTCCACGTTCGTGGAGTTCTGTGATAAGATGTGAGACTCTGTCTAGATTGACAGAAGGACCAGTTGGATGGTTTAGTTCACCGAAGGCTCTCTTATTATTGACATGTTCGTTGATATAACGTCTAACTTCATTCATAAGAATAGGCTTGGGGTAAGTTCTACCATTTCTATTCTTGGTATCAGCTTGCATGAAGATACCTTCGATGAAATAATTCTTGTTATTTCCATCGACGCTTTCAGTTATTACACGAACATTTTCAATTGTTTCGGTGATTAACTTCATTTTTTGTTCTTCTTATCTTTGCTGCCCTTTTTAGCAGTTATGCTCTTTGCCTTTGCAACTGCTTTATCTTGAGGCATTCCCATCTTCATGAACTTGGTAGCAATAGCGTCTTCGGTATCATTACCGACCTGACCATCGCCATCAACATCTTCCATTTTACCTTCATTGAAATATGTTCTTGATACTTCAATATACTTTTCATTGAGTCTTTGTTTTAGCTTAGAATAAAGCATTTCACGGACGGAGTTTCTAGCTCCGACTACATTCTCTTCAAGGATTTGTTTGAAAATTTTCTTTGATGACATTTTATTTCCTTATATTTTTGCTGAAATCTAAAATATTTTTGTAGTTTTTGCTATTCTCAAATAGCGAAGAAGTCATTTTGACACGGTTATTTTCATTTAGATTATCAAACAAAATAGCCAACTTCTGCCCTTCTTTGCTATTAATAGTTATATTTTCGCCGTTGTTTAATTTAATGTCTATAGGATATTTGGATTGTAGGGATTCCTTAATTACAGAAACAAATCTAACCATAGAATCGGTCGAAACTTTTGGAGTGCATTTTTGTAGCATTCTGTTCTGCTCAAAAAGCATTTTTTCGTTTATTAATTGGCTAACTCTAAAAGAAAGCTCATTTTTAATATTAAATTGGAGTTTGTTCTTGTCCAAGGACTCAAAAACAATCTTTTTTAGTCTATGCTTCATTGTTGCTCCTGTTGCATTTGCTGTTGTTGAGCTGCCGCAGCTTGTTGCATCTTCAAAATATCAAACTGCATCTGAGTATTTATGAGTTCAATTTCTTCATCAGATTGCTTCAAAATATTTTTACGAATGTAATCGGTAGAAAAATATTTACCAATGTATTGCTCGGCGGCTGCTACAAGATCCAATCTGCTAGCAAGAACTTCTGCATCCTTGATATCATTAAAATATGAATCTGTATTGAATTCAAACTCAATATCAGAATACATGTCATCCCAATCTTCTACAGTAATAATTCCTTTGAGAACCAACTGTACCTTTAGTAAATTCAAGAATAGAACCGAGAAGCGTAAACGGATTCTTTCGATGAACTTGAAGAATTTTACTTCATCTCTTGTGATTTCAGCAGATCGACCCATGTTAAACTGGTTGTCGCCAGCTAATCTTGATGCAGGAATATTTAATGATTGATATAGTTTACGCTTAAAATATTCAACATCGGTCATTTCACCGAGGTTCTGACCGCCATCAAGGGTAGAGATTTCCGTGCCTCTACCACCCTCTCTTCTTGGCATCCAGTAATCTTCAAGCATGGCCATATGATTACGGTCATCCTTGATTTCACCAGTGGCCTGATTGTAGATCATTCGATTGCGATATCTATTCATCAATTCACGGACATATTGTTCTGCCTTTTGCTTTGGCAAATTACCGACATCGATATAAAAGATACGACGTTCTGGTGCGCGTGAAATTCTATAAACAACGATTGCGTCTTCTAGCTGACGCAACATGTTCATTGTTCGAATTGCCTTTTGTAGGTAGCCGACAACTCTCTTGGTGTTCATGTCAACTAAACCAGAGTGGGCATAGCAAATAGAATCCGTAGATAATCTAAGGCCTGTTGGTCCTGTTGATATCAAAGAATCTTTGTTAGTATCTGTATAAAGATAATATTCCTCTACTTCCTGAATAAGAGGAACTATAGCAGAACCAACTCGTTTTTGATTTTTCTTTAGATTCTTGATCTTCTTGATTTTGATTGGATCAAGTGGTATAAGCTTTCTTATACCTTGTTGTGGATTATCGTTATCGATTTCAATGTAATAATAAATTTTTCCATCGATATACCATCTACGAAAAATTTCATAGCACTTGCCTTTGAAATCTAAAATCTTTAAAAGGTGATCGAATTCTTTGTGAATCTTTGATTTGATGCTATCTGAAAGATTAAGCTTATCAAGCTGTAATTTAATAGGTTTACGATCTGTTCCTAATACGATAGTCTCATTTACAATTTCATCAATTGCCGTATCAACTTCTGGGTAGAGAGACATGTTTCTATATTGGGCAATAAATGCACCATCATCTCTCGCATTACCAGTGAAGTCAATGTAAGTACCATAAACCCCACCAGTTTCTACTAGATAACTGCCATCATAATCTTCTGGTGGCATCGGGGAAGCAATCGACTGATCACCTTCAACCTCTTTGCCTTTCTTCTTACCAAAACTAAAACCTAAAATATCAGATAGTGCCATAATAAATCCTATTAATTAATATTAATTGTTCCGTCTTTTGTAAACACATCAACCACGCTATCGTATGCTATTACCATGCTAAATTGACAAACGGTATTTTTTTGATTCATATCAAGCTCAATTGGTCCAACAATGTAAGGAAAGCAACCGTCAAGAGTTACGCTTTTAATCGTATCTCCGTTGAGACCTAATTGCTTAACTATCCATCCATTCTGCTTATAAGAATCATAGCTTGAAGCGGAGGTAGTTCTTAAATTTGAATCATGATCATTGATACTGTTACTCCATTTGTGGAACGCTTCCCACACGGTATCAGTCCCTGTATCGTCCAAAATAGTGACATTCCAAAATGGAAATAGTCTATCTCCGGGATTTTTGAGGGTTCTACCTCTATAATTGTATCGAAGAGTTGTAAGATTTGCTGGAGGAACATTCAATGCCAAAGCATGAATATGAAATCCACCAGTATTATCATTACCCCATCCATTATTTGAATTGGGAATTTGACCTGAAATGGAATATCTGTTTCCTCTTGGGAATGATGCGAATGCATCTCTGAAAGTTGAAATTTTGCTATCGCAGCTCATGAGTATTTTGTTATCCTAAATTGATCGTAATTCATAGTTACATTAAAAACAACAGGATTAACATTTGAAGCATTGAAATTTAAAGCTCCTACAGAAGCTGGCCAACAACCCAACAACTCAAGTTCACGAATAGTTCCATTGTTAGTTGTATTAAGTTGTCTTACTTTCCAATTAGTTTTTACATTTCTAAAATTTACATTTTGAGGATTTATGGTATTTCCAGAAATTTTATTAATTATGTTAGACCAACTTGTAAATGCTTTCCATAAAGAATTAGTACCTGTGTCATCATAAATCACTAAGTTCCAAGCTTCATATTCTCTATCTCCAGCTATATTTAAAACTCTTCCTCTGTAAGGAATTTGAATTATGCCAACATCTGACTGTGGCATACTTGCAGAAACAATATGAAAGCATGTTTTGGGATTTTCCGAAATATTCGGCCATTGTCCCTCAACCTCAAATCGATTTTGGCGAGTACCACCGTTGAATTTTTGTTTAAAATAACTTAGTGAATTTGCGTTGCTCATCGTTTTCTACCCTATTATCTATGTATTTTAAGGTATGATAATTATTGATTGCTCCACAAAATCATTTGTTGGATTAGTTGTATAGGATACATCTACCCTCAACCTTCTATTTATACGATCTTCAAATGTGTTATTTGTATCATCCGCAACAATATTAAAGTTATTAATAGCTCCGTCAGACAGCAATCCATTCATGAAGGTTAATATTTCAGATGTTAACTGTAAACGAGTTATCTCATTGTTTAGTTCAAACACATAATTTTCACAAATTGATGAAATTTTAGTTTTAATATACTTTGTAATGTTTACAAAATAAACGCTTTTTTCGCTTTGAGCCAGCGTAAATGGAGCCGAATTATCAGTTTGAGATTCGCAAGTCAGATCACTTAAGAAATAGCAACCATAAATTCCGTCAAAACTATAGAAAGTTGCATAATTTATTCTATTATTGATAAGTCCGGTGATGGTATTTTTAAACTCAGCCACTGAATTGCTATCCGAAAACGGCAAAACATATTCACCATCGTCTTGAACAATATTAAGCAATGGACCTACCAAGAAATTTGATGTGCTGCTCCATGGAGTTCCGGCTAAATTAAGCCTTGAAAACTGACCAGCTAGATCATAAACCATCGGAACCGGAATTTTAGTCCAAAGTTCACTTGTAGATTCTGGGTTTGTCTCTGGATTGATACATCTATTTCTTATCTTAATACCCAAAAGCTCTATAATATTTTGATCGATTAATTTTCCGTTGGATACGATAAAATTATTATATTCTGAAGTTCCATAAACTGCCGATGGAAATGTATCATAAGCAAACTTACCTAATGAAGGAAATAATTCTGTAAATGTATCAGATGGCTGAATGTCATCTTGAAAATTGGCATATATTTCGCCCAGCTGATCGTTATATGTAAAGGGGGTTCCAGCTGTATTTCCGGGATCATTAACTTCTGTGATAAAATAATTTAATAATCTTTGTTCAAAATCTGTATTTTGAATTATTATTGGAGTATCTTGTATTCCAGTAAACCCAGAACCAGTCAATCCATCAAATACATTGTTAACAATGCACCCTGCACCTGTCGAGTTAATAACGCTTTGAATATTTTTTGTTGTATATGCACCTGATTCTGTTAAACCAGTAGTATTCATAACATATACAGATGCTCCATATTCAAGCATCGTCATTATGCCATGTAACTCCACATCCGTTATTTTCTCAGCAGTTGCTCCTGATCCAGCTTGAAAAGTTATAGCAGTATAACCAAATAAAGTATCTACAAAATCTTCTAACGACTCTACATATGTTAATTGATCAGACCCAAGACTTGAAGTAGTTATTCCGGACAAAACACTTTGCGTTAATGGAGATACAAAAGCGAGAATTTTAAAATCGCTTGGTACTGTAGTTTGTCCGTAGTTAACTATGTTCATGATAACAGAGATATGCTAAAGCTTAAAGTAATGCTCTTAACTGGTAGATTTGGTACTATTGTTAGATCTACTTTAAGCTGTCTCTGATTGATTACTGTTTGTGGATTATTAGTTTCGTCGCAAATCAAAGTATAACTTACCAAAGAACCGCTTGAAATCATCGGATCAAGTATATTCTGCATCTTTGATTTGATTGCTGACCTAGTGGTAGCATCATTAAATTCAAAGACATAATCATCCAATATGGAAGTTACTTCGCGGTTAATATAAAGGAATGCTTTGGAGAAACCATAAGAACTTTTAGCACTTGTGCTATCTCTAAATCCTGTTTCATCGCCCCAAAGATAATATTTACCCTTTGATTGGAGATAATTATAATAATTAATTCCTCTTGAGGCTAGTGTTGTTGATGATGTAAACGAGAGCTTAGGGGTAACATTTGTATAATTTAAAAGTTCTCCTCTATAAACACCAGCAGAGGTTAAATATGGTTTTGATTGTGCTGACGCTCTAGCATTTGCTCCAGCAGCATCAGACACAAGGAAAATTGTAATTGCGCTTGTAGAGGATGAACTACCTGTGTAGAATCTTGGCCTTTCCTTATAACCAATAATTGTGGCTGCGAGATAAGAAATTGCTGTTGTGCCAGTAGACCCCAATTGAGTTGATACTGAGGATATAATTGATGCTTGATCAGGAGTGGTGTAGTCCCCACTCTGATCTCTGTCAGAACCAATAATTGCATTGCAATTCAGTCTAGCTTTGGCTACACTAATTACGTCGCTGTATCTAGAGGTATCCTCGGCTATAACTTCTGAAATTTTAGCTGACGATAAGGCTAGTCCAGCAGTAGTCCCAGAAATAACCATTTTACCACCATATTCCATGCAATTAAATATTGAATGGATTTCTCTGTCAACTAGACTATTTGTGGTAATACTGGTATAGCTTGTTCTTCCCGCTAATGTAGAAATAGAGTCTGAAATAGTTTCAAGATTCGTAAATGAATCAGCAGTTGTTCCTAATAAATTATATGTCGATGTGGAACACAAAAACCCAGTATAGTGATCTGTAGCAGATACTGGGGTGATGTTAAATGTGTTTGATTGTGTGGTTGTGGTAATCGGCATATACTATTTATTAGATTTGATTAAGAACAAAATTCAAGACTATAGATTCGATTGAATTATTAGGTACTATTGTCAAGTCAACAACCAATCTCTTCTGTGCAATTACAGTTGGGGTATTGTTTGTTTCATTGCAAATTAACGTGTAAGAAGCAAGGCCACCAACAGATTGCAACTTATCAAGAACAGTAGTTGCTCTTGAAACGAATTGTGCTCTTGTACCAGCATTATTTTGTTCAAATTGGAAGTCTTCAAAGATCTTCTTGAATTCTCTCTTAATTGTGCTAGTGTTCTTGGAGATTGAAGCCGACTTTCTATATACTTCGTTTCCTGTAGTAATACCAGTGGCATCTCCCCAAATAGCAGCTCTGTTTGTACCGCTTGGAATGTAGATTGGGTTGATACCTCTGGTGTAATAGCCAGAGAGATCACGATCTACAATAGTTGGAGTAATATTTGAATAAGTTTTGATTCCGCCTCTAATCGAACCAGAGCTTGATAAGTGGTATTTATTCTCTACATACGAACGAGCATATGCGCCTGCAACATCAGAGGACAGATAAAGGCGAACAGTATCAGTTCCGGAACCATAGAAACGGGTTCTATTCTTGTATCCTAGCACTGAGAACACATATTCACCCTTATTTGCAGTTGTCATATAGGTCAATCCATCAACAAGCCCTGCTGAATTGAGATTAGTATATGCTGGAGCTGCAAATGAGGCTGCATCCTCTTCAAGGGAGGTTCCAACAATAACAATTGCATGATTCTTTTCAGAACCAATACGCATCAATTCACCATATCTCTTATTGTCTTCAGCAAATACTACATCATATTCATAATTGCTTCCTAACAATCCATCAATTGTTGGGGCAACAATTATGTTTCCACCGTAATCCATATAGTTAAGTAAAGAATGAATTTCAATGTCTGTTGAAGTGTTTGACGTTAGAGTTCCAGCATCAAACGCAGCCTTGGCGTTGGCGTAGGCTGTGCTGCTACTGGTTAGTACTGAATACGAAGCAGTACTATTATTTGTAATAATATTATAAGCAGTAGTACCACAGAGGAATCCTGCATAGAAATCGTTTTCGGTTGAGGTGAAAGCGACACCAGTAACAACAGATTCTGATACGCTTACGGATCCACTAGACGATCCACCACCACCCCCACCAGTTGTTGGTTGAGCAGCAGTTGAGAATGATGTATCTCTAACATAAGAATTAGTCCGTAAAACATCAACATCACTTGTAATATTAATAAATGATTTAAATATTGGACTTACTCTTACAGTAAGAGTCGCAGAAGCTGGCCAACCAGTTGCTGGGGGACTAATAGTTATTCCCCCTAACGTAACTCCACTACCTACAAAAATACCAGTTATTGCCCTTGGAGTAGTTGTATAATAAGCAGCATAATTTGTTACACCTAACCCAGAATAACCGGGTATTCTATAATCATTACTGCTAGAAGTTGTATATAATAAATTTTTTGTAAACACTTCAGAAGTACCATTAAGAACTGATAGTCTTAATCCATCAAAAATTGATGCGTGAGGTAAATCTTGTACAGTTATTGTTGTTGTTAATGATTGTTGCGATTGAACAGAAGATGTAGATGATAAAGTCACACCAGTAATTCTATAGTCATAGAAAATGTAGTGTGGAAAGCTTATCGTGGTATTATCAAAACTAAATGCAGTTGATGGGAAGAACGTGCTGCCACTGGAATATCTTAAGAACGATTGAGGATTTGCAAGAAACCATTCCCCGTTATTAAAAGTCTCATCCGGACTGTCACCCTGATCAAACATAAGTGTAAACCCGGTATCATATTGAGGATAATTAAATGTGTCTGCAACTGCTGATAATTGAGCCTCGGTCAATGGTGGGCCATTAAAATAGTTCATCAATTGAGTTAATGAACTATTACCTTCAATTGTATCGAATGGCCAACCTTCAGTGATAACACCTTGAAAATTTCTCAAAGGAATACTCAAAGAAATGCCATTTATAGCATTTATGTTATTAGCACGTTCTAAAGCAGCTTCTCTAAAAGAACGCAATGTACGATTTGTAACACTAATACCATTATTTACAACATTTTCTGGACCGACAGAATCAAGTATAAAACTCAAATAACCTCTATAGAAACTACCATCAGTTAAAAAATTATCAACATTTGATTGCATATAATATCTACTGTGGATATTATTTCTTCCAATTATTCCGGACTCAAGATTTGTTAGGCCATGATTTACAGTTATTCGCATTAAATCAACAGCAGGAGCAATAAATCTTGTAAAGCTTGTTGGGCTTGTTGATTGTGTAACCCCAGTTGCGATTAACGTCAGTCCAGAAATATTTCCTATCGTGTGTATAGGTGAAAATGTTCTAAATGGAGTTGTGATCGGAGTTGAGCCAAATTCAAAACTTACTCCATCCCCTCTAATAAATGATATTCTTGCAGTTCCAGTAGATCCAACACTATTTAAATTTGGGACAATAAAAGTTTCAACATTAGATTGATCAAAGTTTTTTCTTATATATCCCAATTCAGTTGTGTTTTTTGGAATAAAGGTTCTATTATCCGCAATAGTAATTCCTAAAGCAAAATTACCAGATGCATTATATAAATTTAATTTTTCTAGATACCCAAGTGGTCTATTTTGATAGTGTATTTCAACAGAAGCTCCCGGGGTCAATGTAGATCCACTAGCAGTGCCTTGAATCGGAATAAAAACGTCTTGCCCGGTTAACGAGTAAAAGTCTGCTGGTGAGCCTGTATTTATTGGTAGAATAAATGATATACCATTTGCAGGATTACCGTAAAATACCTTTAATTGGCTTTGTGTAGATCCTTGACCAAAAGTAAATCCAGTAAATCCCCAAGGATTAGCATGATTATTAAAATCAACTCTATAAAATGCTCTATTGATGTGATTTAAATTTCTTTTAGCAGCTAAATCGCCAGATTCATTTATTAAACGTATAAAACGTTTATTATTTTGTATAGTACTTTCACTTGTATAAAAATGTGCAAGTGATGTATTATTAAAATTAACATTATATGGATTATAAATTTTTTCGTAAAATGTAATACCATCTAATAATACAGTTAGAGTATTTCCAATAGTTAATCCAATAGGAATAAATCCAAATAATGGTGGTACATGAGATACAGGATTATCCGTTAAAGCACCTCCATAGTTAGTTGTTCCTCTATTATTAAAGCCATAATCTAACTTATGAAACGTATTTCCTGTTAAATTATTTGTAATTCCATAGGGAGATGTAACTAAATTAAATGTTATTGGATCAAATATCGAAAAAGTTTTATCAGCAAAATCTACATTAGAAAAGGCTTGTGATACAATTGGAAGTCTTGTTGATATTGCCGTTGTAAAATGCGTTACACCAGATGATAAACTATAAACTCCAGTCAACCCAGAAGATATATTATTTGTAATATTAATATTTGTTTGTGATAAATTAATATTTTGTCCCGAAGCTGTAAAGGATTCGTCATTGCTAAATGCCGGAAGTCCAAAAAATGAATTTGGGATTGGCATTAAATAATAACTTCCAGTCGGAATATGTTTTGGCACTACAAATTCTGTATAAGAAGTATTGAATATTGTTGTACCAGAATTATCAATAATTCTTCTGAGTGTATTGAATTTTGAATCAGTACCAGAAATATTAGGATCTAAGTAATCAGCATTTATTTCTGAAATTTGTGTAGATGTTAAATTAGAAGAATTTAAATTAATACCATTGGTGCATCCTAGTAATGAAACAATACCAAAAAATGTTGCACCAGTACCAATACCAACATAATATCTTTGAATATTAGCAGATTGTAAAGTTAATCCGAGAGTGGATCCTGCAACTCCATTTGTAGCCGAAACAATATTAAATGGTCTAAATGAAAGTGTTTCGCCTCTTGTTGATGATGCGACTTCTGCTATTTGGCCACTTCCTGTTTGACCAAACGCTCCATATTTTAAAGAAAAATTATTTGCTCTTGTTCGATAATGTAAATCACCAGCTAGCATTTGATTTGCTAATCCGGCATTAAAAATATTTTGTTGCGGGGAATATAATGTAATTCCAATAAAATGGTTCCATGTAGTTCCAGTGTTACTAACAATAAGTCCATTTGAATTATTTGCAATTAGAACTTCTGAACTTCCATTTAATTCTCTAAAAGTATCAATAGAAGTATAAGGAACACTTAAATCAAAAGTATCTACATCAATGCGAAGATCAAAATTTACAGAGGAGAATGACACACCATCAACAGAAAAGGTTAATCCAACGGTTAAAGGAGCACTTCCGGGTGTAAGGCCTATAAGAGTTCCGCTAATGTTATGTGAGTGTGTTAATTCAGCCATTTATTTTACCTCAAACCATAAGTCGCCACCAAATTTCATATCTTCCCTCTCATCCATATCTGCAACGAACATATGATTTTCTTGTTGTTCCTCTGTATTTATTATTTTCTTGTTCTTTAAATCCAGCAAATCTTCGAAGTAAACCTGTCTTGTTAGCCATCCAAATAAAACTAAACACATGACTAAGTCATCGTTGTAGCCATCATCAGCTTGGTATGAGTTTGCCTTTGAGATAAAGGTATAAAGCTCAGAAACCATGTCCTGATCTGAAAATACCAATTTATCACATTCAATTAAATTTTTAAGAGCAGCACACCCGATCTTTTTAAGTGCTGTGCTAGTTCTAACACCAAATTGTTTTTGACCTCTACCGAATCCTAAAGAGATTTTTTGACCAGCTCGACCCATATATTGGGTTGAAATTAGGTTTTCGTATTCATAATCTCTGTGTAAAATTTCTGTTACCTGAGATCCAACATCATTAATTTCAACTAAACAATGGGCATTACCATATTCTGTACAAGCGTTGTAAACTTCGATAGGAAAATCGAAAGGAGAAATTACATTATTTCTATAAACAGCTACCACCTCAAATGGCTTTGTGTTTCCATCTATAATCACAAAAGCACTATAATCGTGCCCCTGACCTCTAGATGTATCCACAACACAGAAGTAAATACCGTCTTCATGGGGCGGTTTGTAAATGCTAAGGCCACCGGGTCTGCGCTCAAATGGCTGGTTGTAAACTAGCGTATTGAGTTTATATGTCGAAATAAGAGTGTTTGATGAACCTAAGAAAGAACATTCAAATTCACTTTCAAACTGCATCTCGCTAGTCTGATCGATCATTTGCTGCCGCCATTCAGCCCCTCTCATCGGTCCTCCGGGATAAAGGGGTATCTGCCTCCAGTTTACTTCAATGGGCACATACTCGTTCTTACCCGGCTCTCCGTCCTTCTTAATAGCGTTCTTCCAGAAATGGTAGAACATATTCATACCATTTGGAGTACTGACCATTAATACTTTGGTTGTTTGGCCTGAAGTTACAGTTGGGAAGACTGAACTAAAGAATTCTTCAGCAACATTATTTGGAACGTGAGCAAATTCGTCTAAAAAGATCATGTTAAACGATCCACCACGAATTGCTGAGGCAGAGGTAGTGGATGCGATAATTTTAGATCCGTTTTCTAATTTTAACGATCCTTTATTCCATTCTACTACGCCTTGCTGCAACCACTTTGGAAGATACTCATATGCTAATTGGAGTCTACTGAGAATTTCTCTAGCAGTTGAGCCTTTATTTGCCAGAATAGCCACATTCATACTCTGATTAAACAGAATATAATGTAAAATGTATGATACCATTGTGGTAGATTTACCTGACTGACGAGGAAGCTTTGCGATGATAAATCTGTTATCGTGCATTTTTTGAACAATATCTTCCTGATAATCATAAAGATCAAAAGGTACTAAACCCTTATCAAGTGAAACGATTTTAATATAGTTTTTGATGAAATAAATTGGATCTTTTGCACATTTAATATACTCCTGAACTTGTTCAGGGGTATAATCGATATGGATTCCAGCCTCTTTGAGGTTTGAATTACCTAAATAACCTTTATGTTTTTTACTCATGTTCTATAAGGTGCAGTAGTAATTCCATCAACCATTGGACCAGCATCACGATATTGGAAAGTTAAGTTGTAATTATTAAACGTGGTTCCGTCTGGTAATATTGATACTTCATCAGTAACCAACCAAACACCCATTGGATAGTATTTGCTTGGTACTAAGTTTCCAACTAATTGAGTCCCAGCAAAAACATCAACACTGAAACGTCTGATGTTATTATCAGTTCTAAGTGTACTCCATGAGTGAGAACCGTTTGATTCTGTTACAACAGACTTAGTATAGAAGTCTAAATCTCTATTTCCAGTCGTGATAAGATTAATGTTATCAAGGGTTGTTCCAGTGGAAGGATCGACACTTGTGGCTAAAACATTTTGAGCAAAATGATTATTATACCAATTATCGTAATATGAACCCTGTTCTGGTTTTGCATAATCAGTTGTTAAAATATATGGAATTGGTAGAGTAATTCTGTGTAAGATTAAATTTTGATCAGACCCAGTAACACCCAACAATCTAACTTTGCTAACTAAAGCCGGATTCAATTTAGAGATATTAAATCCTCCAACCTCATATCTTAAAGCTTCTTCCATTGAAATATCATCAGATGAAGAAAGATATTCATATGTTCTTCCATGGGTAGCAACTTCTATATCCCATAAAATATGATTTAATAAAATCTCATCATTGTATTTAAAATTGTTCCAAGATTTAGGGTGAATTCCGTAATACCCAGCACTAGAATCATTTTCATTTGTTATAGGTCCTTGGAAAATTACAGCTTGATTTAAAATATTAAGTGGAAGCGGTGTTAATAATTTTGATATGAATATATTTTCGTTATAAGAATGATAAAAATTTATCGGTTGGTAATTTGGATTTTGTCTTTGATCAACCCCACTAAAATCTGTTTTTGAAAATATTGCAGGATCATTATAAGTAAATCCTCTAGCAAAATTATTTGCAACTGAAGGTAAACTATCCATAAACCAACTGTTTTCATATCCATGTGGAACATGATATGTTACTCTATTAAATAAAATATTATTATAGATGAATATTCCAGAAACCCCATGACTCATATTTTCTTCAATTACGCCACGAATTTCTTTTGATTCGTGTTTTATTGCAAAAAATGGTTCATATTTTTCTGATAAAGATCTTCCCGCCGTAGGCCAGAGTGAAGGTTCTTGATATTTACCAAAGAAAGATACAAAAGTACCGTTCCCCAATGTAGTAGGTAATTGGTTTGTTTCAAAATATGTTTGATTATATGAAATACCTACATTAAAAGCTGTACCAGTTTGTCCAACGGAGTCCTCAATAAACCAAGGAACAAGCTTATCAGATGATATATTTACTTGTTGTACCGTTGGATTTAGATTTATGACTATATTTGTTACACCTTGTAATGCTATTGGATTAGATGGTGTAGGGCCATAACCTGTTCTTCTATATCTTCCCTGATAATTTGAGAAAGTATAAGGATAACCATAAGGATAATGATATATTAATTCGTATGGTAATGTTACTCCTTGAGAAAAGCTCTGAATTGTTACATCATTAAAACGAGCAGCTGATTTTAATTTAGGAATTCTGTTTACATGAACTGGAGCAAATTTGCATCCCGGACTTCTTCTTTCGCTTGTTTCCTGAAGTCCATACCAATATTTTCTAACCTCATTGTCATAAAATTCATTCAATGGCAATGCATCAGTAGAAAACTGAATTCCTCCATGAAGACCTTTTCTCGATAAAGGTCCTGATGTAAACTGAATAAATGAATTTTTCATATTATCAAAGATTCTGTCAAAAGACAGGCCGGGATATTCTGCATATTTGGCCTGAAGATTTGGCCAGAATTCATCTTGTTTGACTCTATTGATCCAAGCAGTTGTCAACCCATCAACCAAAAGCATGAATCTCCATATCATCAAGGCATCAGCACCCAAACCCAGTCCCCATCTAAGTTCATGATCATTGAAAATAATATCCACGCATGGAGTGGGTGGGGTAAACGTAACACCATTTATATTTTTTCCAGCATAAACAAAATCAAATAATTTATTCCATCCTCCCACATAGGTTGTTCCAAACTTACCAGCAAATTCTTCTCTGCCTGTAAATCCAGTCGATTTATATGCAGTAAACCCAAGCATATCTGTAACAAGATTTGCAGTAAATGGAGATGGAATCAAATATGTGTTTCCATTATGGGCTATTCTATAACAGTCCATATACGTTCCAAATCTCATCTTATCATTGTTATCAAGATAATTAAAATCAGAACCGGACAAATTGGGATTGGCAGTAAAAATCGGTAGAGTCGAACCAGAAATTACATTTGAATCAAAAAATAAATCAGCTGGATTATTACTACCAAAGGCAGTAATTTGCCAAGCTCTTAGACCTGTTGCCCCACGATTTGGATATAACTTTTGAGTAAATGTTGGATCAAATAATGTTCTTATTGATGGGCCTGCTTGAGAATGAGTTACACCAGTTGAATATTTTCCGGTGTCGGGATATCTATTTTGATTATTTTTGTCAAAAATATATCCACTAAAACCACTCTCTATTGTAATGCCAGCTGTTGGATATGATCCAATACTTATAGTACTTGTAGTTCCATTCCATCCCCAAAATCCATTAATATAATAAGATTGAGAACCATATGTTGCTTGGAACATATCCTCACTTGTTCTTCTATTTGCTAATGATCCTTGTGTTGTGCCGAACACCCCATCACCTTGGTTTGCATATAAATTTACATTGGCTCCGGGTCTCATGTAAATTGTTAAACAAGGCAAAACTCTGTTCTGATCATAACTTATACCAGCCCACATGCCGTTGTGTATAACGCTACCAAATGGAATTTGTGGATTGTCAATTGTATTTGCTCTAAATGTTAAGCCAAATGCACGATAATATTCAAGTAATCCGGGCGTTTTAATGTTAAGATCGCTATATGAGCCATAATTATAAGCCAAGACAAGATTGTTGCCTCTTGGAAATTGTGTCACACCACTTTGAGTAAAGAAATAGTGGTTGGATGACATCAAATCATTAAAAGTTGTCCCAGAAAAATTAGCCAACCGTAACAAGGAAATATTTCCAGCAGCTGATCTAATTTCAAATGCTGGCGAATTATCTGATACTGTGCCCAAAAATACTCTTACATATAACTGTTGTAGCAAAGGAGCAGAAGCTGGTATAGGAAATGTAACACTATTAGTTCCATCGCCAACGTCAAATGTTTCTGGATCGTAGACTATTTCTTGGGTGTAGTTTGTAAGATTTGTAATTACGATAGTTGGATTTCTGGGGAAAATACCTCCCTGCCTCCAAGTAACTGTAATAGATTGATTGTTAAGATATAAGTCATCATTGACTTGAACATCTGTAATAAATTGTAAAAAGCTGTCTTGGGTATTAAGATTAAAATCAGTTGTAAGAATTGGCGTTGCTTCTCGCTCAGGACCAAACAAATAGGTACGCATTACAAATTGTAAGGTACTTACTACAGCTCTACGATTGCCAAATCCACCTTCATAGTCATTTCCGATCTTTGATGCAACTAGATTAATCGGAATATCAATACCTCTAGTCAAAGTCTTATCAAAATCTAGAGTAAGAATATATTCAGGCGTGAAATAGGGTGCAATTTGCTCAATAATTTGAAAATTTTCTTCAATATTACGAGTGTAAATTGCAAGATTAAATTGCATCAAGCAAGGATATTCGCCTATTTTAATTTTGGCTTTAGTCTCACCTTCTTCTTGATAAAAAAGCTTGTTGAATTCAAGTTTGTTTCTATGTCTCTGCGTATCGTATTGCAGATTAGACATATCAAAACTCATCATGGGAAGAGTTATTTGAAGCTTATCTTTTTCAGAAATACTAGACGGATTTTGAAGGCGACTTACATACTTTTCCTTACCGCCATATACTAGAGGTACTTTTATTTTTTTAGATTCCTCTGTGTCCTCTCTATTCACATAGATGTTGTTAAATAACGAAGCAAATGCTATCGTGTTCTTTTTAATGCAATCGTTATAAAATGAATCAAACATTGTTGTCCTGTATTATCGCTTTCTTTGAGCTTCTTTCTTTATTTATCATGTCTTGAAGATCTAAGGTAGAACCCACAAAAATAGCGTTATTGGTTTGCTTAATTGTGGTTTTTTCACTATCCTTGACCTTAACATGGACATCCATGAGATCTTTATTGATCTCTGAGAGAGCCTTGAGCATATTTGTAGCGACTTCGTATGCTCTGGGGGAGTCTCCATCCTGAGCAACCTGAAGAATGCCATCTAAAGCCATTTTGCCCTTCTCTAGAATCTCTCTAATGTTATCTCTAGCATATTCATAGTCATCTTCTACATTTTTCTTCACTATAGAAGATTCTTGCTTCAAAGTTTTTGGATTAGTTATTTCTAGAAAATTATTGAGTTGTTCTTTGTTTGTTATATCAGACATTTAAATACCCTCTGAAAACGGATTATCTTCACTATAGTCAATCAAACTTGGTGTGACTCCAGCGTAATAATCTTGCACAAGCATGTCAAATGGATTATCAATATCAGAAATGTTGTCTGTTTCTGTATTGAAATATGTGACAACATTAGATGATGTTGCCCCAGTCATAGAAGCAGTTATTCCAAACTCATTAGAAACCACGATATCACCCGACACAAATGTTCCTTTAATCGGAGATAGCGTAAGTTGTTTCACTCTGGTATTATAATTTACAATAGCAGCAGTCTTTGGCGAAGATCCAAATGTAAATCCGTTTTGGTAAAGCTTATCGCCAATAGTAAATTCATTCATGAAAGTACCACCAGCTTCATTGATAAACAATGAATAAGTTTCCTTTGAGCGATCCATAATAGAATCCAATGGAGAATCTGTATTGAATTCTTCGTGTGAGAAGACGAAGGTTTCGCAGAATAAAGTAAATGTATAAAGCTTTCCTAGTTGATAGAATGGCGTTTCGTGTTCTACAAAATTTATTTCAAAAAATGTTTTAGATAAAGGAAAGTAAATCAAATCCCCTTCTCTAGGGCGTGTGATTGTATTGAATCTTTCAGTTACTTCTTTAGTGAATCGTTTTTTAGAAACTACTAAAGTAACGTCATCCTTAACTTCAATTCCAAATCTTGAGGCAAGATCGCCTGCACCACCGAAGCCATTGACTGTAGCGGGATACATCTCTATCTCAATTTTATTTGTAAAGGAAGATAAAGGATCTTCTCCATAAAGAACAGAGATGTTGTTATATTCTCTAGGAATGTAGAAACAATTTTTACCCATCATCTTGATTGTTTCGATCACGATGGACTCGGTTACATTCTGCTCACCAGAATAATTGTCTCTGAAGTAAGGATTAGTTGCCATTTTTATCCTGTCATGAAGTCAGGTGGATACTCATAAGCGGATCTTACTTGTTCTTCAAGTATTGCAATTTCCTGAATTGCTTCTCCAAAAATTGAGGATCCTCTGGTGACAATGCCACCGGGAAGCTGAACACCATCAAACTTTGAAAGATTTGCGCCCCATTGTCTCTTGATAAGAGCCGTTACATACTTCTTTAGAAGAATGTCGTTATAGATTTCTGTGTATCTTTCTGGGTCTAAGAGGACATAAGCTTCAACCGCCAAATGGGTTCCAGCCTTCATTTCTGTCCAATCGGTTTCGATTTGAAGCTTGTTTGTAACCTTGGAAAAACGAATAGCTCTTTCCGGATCAAACATCATTTCGATCAGACGGATATATCGTTTGGCAATATCATAAGTTGCTACTGGAGCAGCACCGCTTGTGTTAAGATTGGTATTAATACCAAAGAAGTCATTCAATGCTAGCTGGTAGCGAATGTCAAAAAAATTATTTGAACTATGAGTACCGAAAGGAAAAATTCTAATTATCGATAATATATCTCGCCCATCTGGACGGCCAGACGCATCAGCCCCGACCATGGGACCAAAGGCATCCGTATTGATATATTTACGATCTACGTCTTGCTGAGTGACAACATAATCAAAATAGCAACGATCCACCCCGTCAAAATGCCTCTCGGCAAAGAACTGGAGCGCATCGTCAAGCCTGTCATAGGCTTGCTGCATATCGACATTTATTTCGATTACAGGTGATCCTAAAGCTCTAAAAGCGTAATCTATTAAAGATTCTCTGGAATTTAATGCTGGCATACTATTATGTATGCTGCATTAGATTCAGTCGGATTTTTTCTTAAAGATGTTTTTTAGTTCATCTTGAGTTACTTGTTTTGACAATCCTAAAGAGGCAGGGTCAAATTCATGTTGTGTAACTTCAACCTCTTGTACATCTGTAAAGTCCATATTTTCAATATAGAACTTTCTTGTTATAGGCTCGTTTGCTTCGTCTGGATTGCTCTGCTTATAATTTGAGAATCCCGGCATGGCCAACGGGCAAGACAAGAAAGGAAAATCTAATTTTGAATATTCCTCGGCAGTTCCATTGAGCCAAGTGGCCTTTTTGTCTCCACATCCACAGCCACCGCAATAAAACTTACCTTCAGTTGAGGATGGCTTTAGATGTTGACATGGAGGCAATTCGCCGCCAGAAGATTCATTCCCAAAACAACTCAATACTCTAAGCTGCTTGATTTCTTTTGGAGCTTTTTCTTTAGACAATCCCCTAGAGGCATATGCTAAGGCAAACCCTTGAATCATCGTATAAAGCTTTTTTACATCAGTTTTTCCAGATGAAATATCTCTAAAAATTCTCACTTTGTTACCATTATTATCTTTACCTTTATTACAACCACAACTCACAATTCACCTCCATTACGGATGGAATGTTAATCCGTTAAGATATGTAGCACTGTTAGTAACACCTGTCAAACCACTATTATAATAACTAAACACTGGTTCAAAATTTCCTGTAAACCCAGAAACTGTACTGTACATTACAGAACCAAGACCAACGATATAACGATCTGCTCCGGGTATACTTGGATCCGAAGTCCCGTCTGAATTGTCTCCCAAATCATTGCTGACCGTAGCCCCGGTATATCCTTCTGTCTTTGAAAATCCAATGTAATAATTTGTAGCTGGTGCTAATACAAAGGAACTCACAGTAGCTGGAGAATTATCGTAATGAACCCAAGTTCTTAAACCAGCATCAGTCTTAACTAGATACCAGCCAGTTCTAAATTGAACTTGTAAAGCGTTTATTCCAATTTGAGTAATACCGATTAGCTTAGTATCAGATCCAATAGTATCAGTCTTTGGATATAGAGGAATTGCCCCATCCCACTTAGGGAAATCTAAATTATTGCTAAAGCATTCCTTCGCCCATGCTCCCAACATTTCAAAATTTAGAGTGTTGTCAAGAAGACGCTTTTCTTGTAATTCATTCAATTCAGAAGCTTGTAGTGGATTTCCGGGTTGGAAAGCTACCATTTGATGATTTGAAAATCCGAAAGTAGTACCGACATCAGAATCATATGTTCTGCTATAGTAAGGCGATTGCTTTAACGGAAAGTCATTTGAATTGAATGGGGTGTTTGCCATGTTAGATTACCAATGTCTTATATCCTAAAATATTGAATGATTCTTCTATTGTCTTCTTGTCAGCAGCAGTGGCAGCTGTTGAGCTGACATCGATTTTGACAGTATATGTATTTTCAGAAGTCTTGTCTTGAATTTTGTTAGTCGGTCCAATATTAGTAGAATTTAGTACAAAAGTAGTATTAGAATAATTGGCCGTAACTCCAGCAGTGAATCCGTAAATTTCTTTAATAAAATATTCATAGGATGAGTCTGTACCTTTTACAGAAAGATATTTCTTTTGGATGTTTTCAATAAAAGGTCTGAAATTCTCTACTTGAGTCGTAGTATATGATATGCCATGAAAATCATTAGCATAGAGATAAATTAATTCATCAACCGAATCAAATGGGCATTCTCTAATACCTAATAACTTTTCAAGTTCGTAATCAGCACCAAATCCATCACCGGATACAACAGTAAAAAGCCAGTCATAATAGTTTTGTAAAAAACTAACGAATCTAACAGGATTTTTGTTATGCTGTTCTCTTATCCATTGGGGAAAATACTCCTCAACAAAAATTTTATTTGTTGGTGGAGTAGTGCTTTTAAATGTTGTTGCTATGTAATTTTCCAGTTCAGCAATGTAATAACTCGCATCGAAAGATACGGTCAGTCCTTGTGTTTCTGGATTAAAAAATAAAATCATAGTATTTCTGTTGTTACTGTAAATGTAGGATCAACAACAAAATTCTTAACCGCTTCTATGTCCTTTACTACGAAGTTGAATGTTATACTCGTAGCATTAAAGGAACTCTTTAGAGAAATTACACCTGTTTTTGGATTGAATCTTCCGACATAATCCATGAAAACGTCTGAAGAATTTTTCATTTGAATCTTGTAAAAACCAGTAATGTCAGCTACTGTTGAGCTTGTAAGTTTTACTGATCCATATTTTGAGGAGAACAATTCAGTATTGAAACTGATAATTTCATTTTCAAATCCAAAATTTATTCCGCTGGTCAAGCTATGAACATAGGTTGCTGTCATCGAAATTGTTGTTTGATTGGTTGAAAGAGAAGAATCCACAGTTCTCATTATGGCCAATAAATCTTCTGAATTAACACTATTGAAAAATTCATTGACATCGTAAACAGTTAAAGCAGATTCGATTCCCGATTTCAATTGAGCCGCAGTCTTCTTTGTTTTTGGTAGATATTTAGCAGCTATTGTAACTGCAAGACTGACAGTCTTTGGAACGACATACTTGACGGTTATATTTCCAGCTTTATAATCAGCAACATCAGAAATTATCTGATTACCAATCGTGGTTGTTGAATTAATGATTGAAAAATAGCACGTTCCAAATTCTTTTAGATTTGTATTTGCACCGTTCCAAACTGATATATTCGTATCAATATCCTTGGTAGTATCATATGTAGAATGAGTGCCAATATAGCCTTTCAAATCATTAATAGTTACTATTCTTTTATTTGTTGGATTTAGTCCAAATATAAGCGGAGATACTTCTCGCAAATATTCAATGTCAACTTGATTTAATCCACCAGCAGAATTTATATTAGTAGTAATTGTATAATTTGAATTCGTAGATGTAAATACCTTACAATTATTGCCAGATGTACCACTTGAACGAATATAGTAAACTACTATTTGTTCTGAAGTTGAGGGGATTGATCCTGCGGCATTTAGCCTTGAATCCTGTCTAGAGCCACCAAAAACAACTCTATACTTTCCTCCAACCTTTTCTACAAAGAACACTTGCGAAGAGCTTGTGGGGGTTCCTGTAAAGTAAGCAGCATTTGTCCAATAACTTCCGCTAACAGAAACAAAAATATTAGCTATATCAATGTTGGTATCGTCTAATTCAATGTATGTTTGATTTGCATCTAAAAAATGAACTTCACTTACAATTGCACCTTCAGTTACTGGAATATCGATATATCCGCTGGAAAGAGTTTGATCGTTTCCAGTATAAATAAATGATTTCTTCCCAAATTCATTACTCGCGCTAAATACATCAAATTTAAATACAGATGTTGCGGAGGCACCTGATTTGTGGGTCAATCTTAAATTTGCAGTTGCAGATTTATACCCCGGTGCAGTATATCCAATACCCTTTAATATATTTTCAATAGAAGAAATCTTGGTCGCATTCTCAACGCTTGTTTCTTGATATAGCGCATAGATGTAATAGGCATAATAAAGAGTATTATACGATAGCACAGACAGCAAAGAATCAGAGACAGAACCTGTTTCAAACCCTATATCTTTACCAATTTCCGTTTGGGTTTGTAAATAAGTTTTAAGATCGGATTTAATTGAATCAAAATCCAATGCTGATATGTCAAGATTATTGGTGGTAATTGCCATTTTAGTATAAATTCTGTTCTATTTTGACTGTATTTGCTCTTCCCGAAGCATTAGACTTGGTCTTATAACGCAAATCCAATGATACTTTATTATTTGTAACGCTGTTTGTTGTTATTTCAGCTTCAGCTATCTCCCCATTTGTAATGTGGGTCAAAAAATCTGGAATGAGAGAAAGATAATATTCTCTATAAATTGGATCTACCGAATAATTTAAACTAGATAGGGGAGAATTGACTGAAAAATCTGAAATAATATCCCCAGTACGAACATTGACCAAATTTGTTATTGTTTGATTCAAGGCAGAAGTGGTATTCAAAAGCACAAAATCTTTGCTTTTTGCCGATACTGTAAGATTTAAATCAAAATCTTTTGCCATATTAGCTATTTATGATTCCTAGTCCTGACACATCGCCTGACTGTAAGAGATTAAGTTCAGCTGTTATAAGATCATATGAAGCGCAATCCAGCTCACATTCATAGTGGTAATCTCTATTAAAAACGTGTTTGACATTTAGTATTAGCCATTTACCAGAGAATCCAGACTGGGTAATAGATTCGTTCTCTTTTGTAACAGGCCTATTATCCTCTATCTCTATAATTTGACCAATATCAAATGAAAAATTACCTCTAACTGTTACTGTTATTTTTCTAGCTTTTAATAAAGTTTCAAAGGCAGCACGAAGCATCGGTGTCTTTAACGGAGTGTTGTAGAAAGATGCTGTTAATTTTTTGTGTGCCATGTAGGTGAAAAAGGGTACGCTAACATATGGGCAATCACAAGAAATTGATGATGTTGGGTGTCCCCATTCACATCCCCAATAAGTAGTTCCCAACATACTGGATATTCCAGAACACTCTGAAGCATTTGCAAACAATTGTTCTATTGTTGAATTAAGCGGCTCTGGGGTTGTTGGCTTATATGCACTTAATTTAGGAAATTTTGCAATACAATCTTCTATATCTCTTGGTTGATTATTGACTGCATCCGGATTAGCACAAATATATTGTTCAATTTCAGAAAATCGCTCATCGTGATCATGTACTTCATGTAAAAAATGCGTTAATATTCTTTTAAATTGTTTCATATTGCTGTATAACCTGTAGGTAATGGTTTGATGAAACTAAACGGATCAGATTGAGTGCTTTGAATTCCAAATATTGGATTTGTATTGTCACTCTGTTCGCACTCAATACCGCAGAAACCATCTATTGCATTTTGAACATCGAACAAATAATACTTTGTATTTGGGCAAATTGTTAAATTTTGGGTGACACCAGCTACTAATGCAGTTATACCGACACAGGTGTAAGTCAGTCCTGTTAGTCCATTAAGACCTGTAATGTTTTTCTGTGTTATTTTGGTTACATGATGCCTTGAACGAATATTACATTTAGTATTATTAGCTTGAACTGGTGGATCAGTATATTCACCGCCATTTTCAATTGACCAATTTTGTTTATTACAGCCAATGGGCATAATTCTATAATCATTGAAGGCAAAGGTATCAACAATCGTACCGCTTGTATTGGTTCGAAGAATCAGTTGCTTAAGGGATAGATCGTATCCAGATCCCCCGTAATAGAATCCAGTCGCACCCAATGTAATACCATTGTTAAAATAAGTGTAAGTATTTCCAAGCGATTCTGGATTGATATGAAAATTCATCATTTCATTTGTATTGAAACAATATCCAGAACGTCCATCCTTCTTACCCGCAAGAATATAATGTATATTATGCTTTTTGGCTGCATCTGCTACACCAGCCATACCCAAAGTAATATCAAAAATTGTAGTGACAGCTCCAGTAGGCCAATAGAAGGTATCATATTTTGAAATATCAAGAGTGATACCTTGAATGGTAACTCCTGCTAAAGAGCCACCTATAATTGTGATTCCAGATAAAGAGGTATCATATCCGCTAAAGAAAACATTAAAATCGATGGGTACAAATTCTACTTCTTTAAATGTATAAAGATATACCGGATGCTTAGTATCTGAACTATTTGTCAGTACTCTATTGTATTTGACAACTGCATCAAATGCTGCACCATCATCAGGTCCTTCACCCTCTAAACAACAAAGAACGTATTTAAAAACATTATATTGCTCCTTGAGAGTAATTGTTTCGTGATACGTTTTCTTGGCATTCTCAACACTGTCCAATATTTGGACTATCTTAGAAACCATTGCCTTGCTGGAAGTTATTCCGGGAGCATTGGTTGAATTTAAGAAATCATCTGTATAAGGGAAAATATCAAACATTGTTTGATAAATTTTAAGAGTGGTTTTTGGAGAATCTATATTCGCATAAACATTAAAAACTGGTTCATATGGCAAATTTAAATAAGTTGTATCATAATAACCATAGGGTTTGTTATCCACGAATCTTTTTGTTGGTATATACGCACTATAAAAGAAACTAACGCCATCAATTACTTCATCCAACAAAGTATAAGATAATCCTCGGTCATTGACAGAACACAAATTTGCAAAATCTGGATTTAAATCGGTAATATTATATTCTATATTAGTTTTGATATATTCTGTATTTCCCAAAAAATCAATATAAGGTTTATAAAAATCTGGGAAAACACATTCGTAATATGAACTTAATGCTCCAGAATTAATAAGTTCCGAAAACGAAAATTGCTTAGTTGGTTTAATTTCAAAGGGTACTTCTTTATCTTGAATGGTATTAATATTACCAATAATAAACTTCTTTTCATAAGTAACAGCTTCTGGATCCTCTGGAATTATATTTTTAAATTGTAAACTTGTATTTGCATCATCATACACAAAATAAGAGGGATAATTATTCTCTGGATTTTCTGGTAATGCATATTTACTCATATAAAGTAAATGTGACATTGGGCTGTCATCAGTAACTCTGTTATTTGGATAAATCAGATTCTTATTTTTTAGATAATAACAAGTTCTTGTCGATGGACCTGTTCCGGTATCCGAATAATAAAATCCAGCGTTATTACATATTCTATTGAACATCAAATTGCTATTGTCAATAAATCCATATTTGAGTTCAGTTATATTTTGGCTATTAATGGCTCTTTCATTTCTATAAAGATTCAATGAAAGAAGTTTAAATGTAACAAGTTTGGTATGTTTTCTATCTGTAGCTCCGCTTGAATATGAGCATTCTGATGCCACATAATATTGTTCAATTTCTTCAGATGCATCATCATCGGAAGTGATAACAACTTTAATAATATCTTTACCAGATGGATTTAATTTGCCGACTATATCACCGCGATCCCTTAACACTAATATTCCATTTGCATAAATGTTGTCAATTCCACTACTGAATTCCAGTCGTTCAAACATGGATCTTGAGACAGAATCGCTAACAAATGTAAATGTTGGATCACCGATATCAGTATCACCACTCAATACTAATTCAAAGGCATCTGTACTATAATGATAAAAAGATATCTCTCTTATTTTAATAAAATTCGGAAGCATATTATATTCTGTTCAATGTAAATGTACTGAGATTAGTAGATACTTGGCTCTCGGTCGATGAATATGTATCAGCAAATGCGTATGTCGTTTTTGATCCTATAAAATGAGATTGTATTGTAATCCAATTATATTTTTCAACCTTTCCGCCATCGTCGGAAACAAAATTTAGTGGAAATTTATTTTTTGTACTGCTTGCAGTAATAGAGCTGTCATCTATAATAGAACCGTTTCTGATTACTAAAACAGCATCAGTCGTTGCATCCAATTTTCCTTTGTATTTAGTTGAAATAGCAATATTTCTAAAGTTATCGCTTAATTTTTGAATTGAAGTAATAACAAAAAAATTATTTGTCGGATCAAAAAAGGATCCAACTTTTTTTACAAATATATCGCCTATTTGTATATTAGTAAAAGAATGTAAAATATAATATGAAGAGTTCAATTCTTTAGTAATAAAATATTTTGTCTTTGGTAAATCTGATTTTGGATTTACTATATTTGATTTTTGTAATATCTGAAGACTTTTATTGGAATCACCATACTTGGCATACGATACTTGTTCTGGGGAAAAGTACTCAGCTGGTTTAAAGGATTCTACTGTAGCTTCTGGAAATTTGATTTTTCCAAATATATCAGCTATCTTGATATCTTTATTACCTTCTATTTTTGATAAAGTAAAAGTATTTTTGATATTGAGTTTCATTAGCCTAATCCTGCCGCAATTTCAGACTTGCTTCTAATACCACCAAGAGCACCGGGAATTCTTGTTCCGGGTTCAAATTCTGTAAAGGTCAACGATAGTCTTGTAGCCACTGGGCTTCCATCGATTCTATAACGAGGCACATATGCATCTTGCTGAGGAATCGGGCTGACTGCAACAGCAGCCAACACGCAAACCAATGGTTCCTGTAACCACTGTGATGTAACTCTATAATTATTTCCAGCTATTCTCCAAAGCGGTGGCGGATACGCCTTTTCAGGAACCCCTCCACTGACTGGATAAGACATCGTATTAAATAAATCGCAAATAGTCCATACCACATCTGCTTCTTGTGTATTTTTTGGAACAAATAAATATTGAAACTGGAATGATCTTCTGGCTTCTGACAAAATAGCCAATTCAGTGATATTTGAAAAACGTCTATAGCTTTCAGTAGCTACTAAAGGTTCGACAAAGCCAAAGACTGATGATGCGATTCTTTCGGTCAGTGCTAATGGTCCACCGGAGTTTGCCATACCAGCAACACTTAGGTGTGGACCGACAAAGCTAAGTTCTTCGTTGAACATATGCTTAGTCTCAAGATTATAGACCATAGGGAGAGGTAATATAACTGTCTCTACAGCCCTAGAAGCCACTCCAGCTCTAGTTCTATTTTGTGCTCTGACAGAATAATCAGCTGCCGAAAAATAGATCCAGAAAGGATTTTCGGCTGCATATGCTAATGGATATCTATAAACTCCCATGCTTTATGTATAGATATTGTATGCCGTATAAAACAAAAATTTTGCTTTCCAATCCCCATAAATATATGGGTGGAACTACGCATGTTTATACGAAATCTTTATGGGAAAGAAAGTTTTGCAAATATTTAGATGAGACTGCAACAGTCAAGAAGTGGGGATATGAAAAGATTAAAATACCCTACCTTTCACCTATTGACAAGAAAGTACATACCTACTATCCAGACTTTATCATTCTTACAGAAGAAAATGGAAAACAGCAAGTCTTTATCATAGAGGTTAAGCCAAATAAACAAACCAAAAGCCCAGAAAAAAAGAAGAAAGCTAGTAAGACTTATATGGAAGCTAAGATCCAATATCTAGTCAATGAGGCTAAATGGAATGCTACTAAAGTTTTATGTGAGAAGAACAATTGGAAATTTAAAATTCTAACAGAAAAGACGTTATTCAATGCAAATTAACAGCTCAATAAATTACATAAAAAATAAAGTAGAGACCTATGGACTACAAAGAAGCAACCGCTTTGAAGTAAGCATTACAAGAAATGGGCAAGAAGTTGCCAATTCAATACCAATATTTTCAGTTAAGTTTCCAAACAAATCAGTAGGAGTCATTGGAGATTTTACTAGCGGTCCAAATATTGGTAGAAATGTGCCTGTAAATTTTGACTTTGATAAAACAAGTTCCTTGCTATTGACTATGGCAGTTGATGCTAAATGGACAAACTATAAAGCTATTAATGATTGGGTAGAAAGTATTGTTAACGATGGATCAAAGTTAAATGGTAGCGGGACAGGGTTTGCTGGTAATCGTTATACCTATGTAAATGATTATACATCTATACTCGGACAAGTAATTCTTGTATCTCTGAATTTGCAGGATAAAGTTTCATCTACATTTATTTTCTCTGAAGCATATCCTATTGGAATTTTTCCGTTAGAATTTGGAGAAGCAGAAAAAAATGCTGTTATGTTTGCAACTGTAGAATTTAATTTTAGAACTTATACATTTAAAAATAATTGAGGATTATATGTCATACTTTGAAAATAGATTACCAAAATATAAAGCTAAATTGCTTAATGGAAAAGAGCATTACTTCAGACCGTTCTTAGTCAAGGACGAAAAAAACTTGGCAATTATAAAAGAGGAATCTAGAAATGATCTTATAATTAAAACTGTTTTGGATTTAATTAACGATTGTTTCGACACGCCACTTAATGCAAAGGCCGAATTAGCTCTTGTTGAACAATGTTTTCTTTTCTTGAGAGCTAAATCAATGGGCGAACAACTTGATTTGGAAATTACATGCCCCACAACGCAAGAAAAGCATAAAATAAGTCTTAATGTTTTAGATCATAAAATAAGTCTTATAGAAGGCAAAACCTTAATGATTGGTAATGGCGAAATTGTGACATTTGAAAGCATAAAGGCCAAAGATTGCATATCAAAGGAATTAACATCTGAAGAAAAGATTGCACTACATGTAAAATCTTTTGAAAGAACAGATGAATATTTCATTATGGACAACCTCCCCTTAGAGGAAAGAGTCGATGTTTTACAAAATTTAAAAATTGATGAGTATAATAAAATAAAACAATTTATTGAAAACAATCCTGAATTGTATTTTGAAGTTGGCTATACAACATCAGATGGGGTTTCAAGAACTGCAATAATAGGAGAACATCTGCGTTTTTTTTCTTAATTCTCGATAGTGAAAATTTAGTAGATAAGTATGTAAAATTTTTCAATCTTATCTACAAACATGAAATCCCACTATCTGAGATTGAAAGAATGATGCCTTGGGAATTAGATGTATTCATATCTCAAATTAAGGCATATCAAACAGAAAAGAAACTTAAGGCAGCATCCGCGAAAGGATTTAATGAACTGTCATGATTGAAGAAAACAAACCAAATAATTTCTTTAAAATGATGCTAACTGAAACTTCTCCAAAGCCTGAAGACGAAGTTGGCTTGTTGGAAAAAGAAAAAGAACAACTAGCAGAAGATCTAGACAACAAAAAAATCAGCCAAGATGTTTATGATAAAAAGCTTCAAGAGATTGAAACTAAGATATCTAATCTGAAATCTTCGTCTTACAAAGCCGAAGCGGAATCAGTTAAGTCAACCAATGACGTTTCTGGAGAGAAGAATACAGACGAAGATGCAATCAAAGAAAAGGTGACAGAGGTTTCTCCAAAAGAAACTGAAGATAAGACACCACCGCCACCAAAGGTTAAGCAATTAAAATTAAATACAAGCGAAAAGGAATTATCTGTTCAGGAAAAGAAAGACCGTCAGGCTCAAAAAAATATGCCTGAGCAGGATAAAATCAAAGTAGAATCAAGATCAGAACAACTGCCATACTATGAGCAAAAGGAAGATCTTGAAGAAGTTATAATGCAAAAAATTCAGGAATTGAAGACCATTCAATCCGGAAATCCAATAAAGATAAATCAAGAAAAGTTTGACCCACAAGAATTTATATCAGATAAAGGGGAAGCAGCCATACCACAGTCTATGCCTGCTATTCTTGGACAAAGAAATGTTCAACCCCTCCGAAATGAACAATCAACCCGGAGCCTCAATAGTATTGGCGACTCCGGGTTGATATTGCAGATGCAAAAAGTTCTTGACGTTAGTTGGAGAACTTTAAGTTATTAATTTTCCCGCGACAGACGCTCAAAATAAGCCATCGCGTCTTCTGAATCAGAAGGACCAGACCGCTTTGATGGAGATGGAGCATCTTCATCTTCAATGGTCTTTGACTGAGCACCGATATCACGAAGATCACCACCAAGAACATCATTCATCTTCTTCTTGAGATCTTCATAATTCTTGAACTCGGCTGGATTCACAAACTCATTAAGCTTGTTAAGGTTCTTCCACAGCGACTCAAGCTTCTCATCATCACCACGGTAGAGTTCTGACTGAGAATCAAACTCTGACTTATCGTAATTGATGAATCCAGCAACCTTGCGGATCTTAAGCTTGAAGTTAGCACCCTTCCAGAAGTCGAATGGGTTGATGGCCTCTTCATCCTTGAACTGTGGCTGCATGGCCTCCTGAATCTTACCGAAGATCTTGGTGCCATACTTATAGAGGAACATCTTACCGTCATTGGCCGGATTAGCCGGATCGCTGACAACTAGAATGTTTGAGATGTAAGAAAGCTTGCGCTTACGGTTACGAGCGATATCCTTGTCCTTTTCGATACCGCTGTTCCAGAGTTCGCTGTTACCTTCGCAGATTGGGCACTTCTGACCAATTGTGGTTGGGCAATTCTCAATGAGCCATCCACCCTTGCCTTGGAAGGCGTGAGAGTAGACCTTTGCCCATGGAATGTCTTCTCCGGGAGCAGCAGGAAGGAAGCGAATAACGGCATAGCCATTACCAGCCTTATCGACTTCTGGCTTCCAGAATCGATCATCCTTGTAGGATGCTTCCTTGTTTAGATCCTCAATCTTCTTGGTAAGATCTTCGATGCTTGACTTAGAACGCTTTTTGAAATCACTGAAATTTGACATATAAAACCTTTCCCCAAGGGACTACCTTGGCCTAATGAGAGTATGATACAGTAAAGAATTTAAAAAGGAAGTCTAGACTTGTTGTTTTTAACAAGATTTAGTTCCTTGCCTTCAGCCGAAAGCTTTTCGATTATCGGTTTAGAAATCAGCTTTGCAGCTGCTTCTGGTTCGATATTATATTCCTGAGCAATGTTCAACACGGCATCCAAATACGTGGAATTGTGTTTAAGAGCGTAATCTTCCACTTTTTTAGAAAATTCATTTTTGTGTGATATATCTATGAGCATTATATAACCTATATATTACTGAAACTGGAGATAAAATGGCAGCTGATACTGACGATAATGTAACTATTGTAGCATCTGGAGGAAATACTGCAAGCATTGCCACGGATTATGGCACAACCGGGGACGCTGGCACATTCCTCACCCACCATGTTCAAGTAAATAAAATTGCATGGGGAAGTGATACTACAACCAATAGAGTGAGTGCTACAAGTCCACTTCCCGTTTCTCTATACGGAATTACAAGTGGATTGACTTTAAATGCAGTATCAAACGCCTATGTCAGAAATGTTTCTGGCACATATCTTGAAGTTGCTGGTATTTCTGGAGCCGCAGTATCGGTCACCGATTCTGGGGCAAACACCAAGCTAACAACCATTTCAAATTCTCTTAATACAGGATCTGGTACTACATTTGGTGTTCTAGTAAATACTCTTGCCGATACCTTCACTTCTGGTGGAGGTGGTTACGTCCGGTCAGCCAGTGTTGCTTTTCCGATGTTTTCAAGGATAATTGGCGGTAATACTACTGCCTCCGCATCGATTGACACAAGCACTGGCGTGAATGCCCTTTACGTTTCTTTGGCTGGTGGATCATTCAGCATTACTGCAAATTTAGCCTCCACGGTTGCAGTAATAAATGATGTATCATCACCTTTAAAGGTCCAAGGATACACAGGTGGTAATCCAGTTATTGTAACTGGTACTACGATAGAATCCACGCTGTCAACAATAAGCACAAACGCTGCTTATCTTGGTAATACGATTAATACAAATGTAGCCAACATCAGCACATATCTTTCTGGTGGCACAGGCAAAATTAAGACCATGCCCGAGTTGGTCTCAACCGTGTCAACCGGATCATTGGCTACTACGACTTCTTTCCAAAGATTGACCTCAATCACCAGCATTGGGGTGACTTACGGAGTTCAAATCAAGTCAGCAGCATCGAATAGATATTCGGTTTATGTTACTGGCAACACAGGTGCTACGGGTTTCCAAATGGATCCCGGAGAAAAGTTGTTTATCGAAATAAGCAATCCTTATAACTTGTTTGTAAAGTCTGACACAGCAGCTACTACAGTATATTACCTAGCATACTAAAAAATGCATTTTTCATCACCCTCAAGTTATGCCTTCGTAGAAGTGCGCGGTGCTACCTTATATGGCATCGAACTTTTACAATCAGATGAGTATAGCTTGTATAATAAACGGCTTAGGTGCAGTCCTCAGTTCGTTTATTTTGATAATTACAATAAAGTACTTATTGATTATAACGAATGCCTTCAAGATAGCGATTTTGAGGAATTAGCTCTATTTTTTGGCGGGTTGACTGCCGGATATACATTCACTATTTCAAATGCAGAATATTTGAATGAAGCTGAAGTTATAGATGCTAATCTGGGTGGAACATATACTCTTGACTCCTATGTAAACAACATAGTGATTGCAAATGTTGTAACCATTCAGGGTATTGACAATGAAATCACAAAATACAATAGAGATTACTTTTTAGAGCCACCCCAATTTAATAGATTGGCCGGGTTGTCTGGAACAACGTACAATGTTGTTCGAAATGTTCTCGGCACAGAACTTCTTAAGAATCTCGGAATGTATTATGGTGATTTTATTAGTATTGAAGGATCGACCTTAAATCCCGGATATATTGGAGTGTCTTATATTAAAACATTGGACAATGGAGAGGAATTACTCTTCCTAACCGATTCTGTTGTCAATGAAAGCTATATTGGTGAACAGCTTCAGTTCAAAGTTTTCATGCGAGGTATTAATGATCTTTCAAAATCATCTGATGCCACCGAAACTGGATCTTCCAAGCTTTATGATAGCGAAGGTGCTTTCCTTGAATGTTTTGAAAATCAAACCGAACTTCAGTCGTATTTAAGACAATTTAAGTATCCATCGGCATATACGGAAGATGTATTCTCGGTTGGCGGCTCATGTGAAACTGGATCTGCTTTAGCTACTAATGTAGTTTTGGGAACCAATTTCGATCAGATTTATAAGATAAGTGTAAGTGGTATTGGAATAATCTACGCCAATAATTTAACCAATTTCCCCACTCTAAGACGCAATATAATTTACAAATTTGATACATCACACTCAAGTAACTATGGTTATTCTTTAGTATTTGAATCTTTAACTTTAGATACTACTGAGCAAGCTTTAATAAATTCAAATACATCTTATTATGGAGTACCGGGTAAAAATGGTTCGTTCGTTATTTTAAATGTAACATCCACATTCCCAGACAAAATAACAGTCAGACATTCGACAGACGCGGTTGCCTCAAGAAAAACCATAAATATAACGAACTAACATGATAAACTTCAAAAAACACCCTAAAGGATTCTATTACAAAACAGTATCTGGCACACAGGTCGAAACTGGATACCAAGATATCGTATTTTTACTTTCCTATTTTGAAGAAACCGATACTCTTCAGATTTCGACTATAGATTCAAATAAACAACACTTAAATGAAAAGAATCTTGCCATAGCTTTACGAGGTCTTTTACATTTTGAAGTAATGCTAGCTCCAGAAAAAGTTTCAATCACTTTAAATAAGAATGACAACGATCTTGAAAAGCTAATAATTGCCCATCACATGATTTTGGGATATGCGGCAAAGGAAGAAAATATAAGTCAGTTTAATAAGACTATTTTCATGGATTATGCAAAATGAGTATATCTGGCAAGCACATTACTGAACAAGAAGAATTTGATCCATTTAAACTTCTAACTATTCAAGAACCAGAATCGGTCCCTTCGCAATCTGGCAGCACACCATATAGCCCAGAGACAGAGAATGCAAGAACTAAAGCTTTACGAAGTATGGGTATTGATCCATATAGCGGTAAATTCACTGGGCAAAAACAAACACAATCTCCAGACACTCTATCCGTAAGAAGTGATTTAAATATCGGTAATTCTCCTGTAGATTTTATCGATATTATGGATATCACTAAAATGGATAAATTCGATAAAATTTATCAAGCACTACAAGTATCTGATGCAAATTCTCCTGCTACATTCAGAAAGAAGCATGAAGAAAATTTTAAATCTGTCACCGGATCTATAATTGGCCAATTATTGATACAATCAGCACAATCTAGTTTGGTTGACAAGATTTTACCAGATTCTATAAAATTAAAAAGTGGAGTAGAAATTCCTACAAAAAATATTAAGGAATATCTTAAAACCGCTGGTACTTATGGTGGTGGTGCTTTAGCAGGATCTAAAGTATATAATTTAGTTTTCGGAACTTCAGACTACACAAAAGCAGCATCAGAATTAAATGCAGCTAGCGGACAAGAAGCATTTGGAAAATATAAGACTGGTGACGTAACACCAGAAGTCAGAGATTTTGAACTAAAAACCCTTGCCAATATGGCCGCAGGACCAACTGATACACTCGCATCTCCTTATGTTGTAGAAAAAATATTCAAAGTGTCGCAGCCATTCAAAGAAACTGGGACTAAGGAATCAGAAGCCCCATCACAATATCATACTCCAGTTGATCTAAAAAATAGAGTACCAGAGGGATTTGATTTAACAGATCGGTATAACCAATTCTTTGGTGGAGTGCCTGTGGTTCCAACCAATACAACTGGAGGTACAAATGCCCCCAGACCAACAACCTGATCCGTTTGATAAAGTAAAACCTCTTACCAACGGGCTGGATCTATCATCAATATTTCCAGATCAACAAGAACAAAATAAACAAGAAGAGTCTGAAGAGGATGCTTCTAGTTTAGAAATAAAATTGGAACGGTTGGATGGAGAAATTTTTAAAATTGCTCAAACCGATTCTGACTATGCTCCATCTGATTCTTTGTCAATGGCAGAATTGATGGAAGCACTTGAAAAGTATATTTGTGTTGTGACTTTTAGAAAAATCACAAACGGACAAACCAGAATCATGACCTGTACCAGAAATACCAACTTGGGTAACGCTGGCAGAACAGGTAAAGCTAGGTTCTTCGGAAAACTTAGAGTTCCGAGAGTTAATTCTCGGCTGAAATCATCAATCATAGAAACCCCATATCCAAAGTCAGGTCTTATAACTGTCTTTGATATGGATTTGAGATTCTATAGAAGTTTTTATTATAGAACTATAGAGAGCATAGATGTTCAAGTTGATAAAACACAAAAAGAAGAGAAGAAAAATGAACGAATGCTCAACATTGTTGATCTTATCAATCGTGCCAAAGAAGAGGGCAAACCGTTTGGTGCTATTCAACCGCAACAGCCATTAGAAACTGAAGTAAAACAAAATCCCATAGAAATCACCAGTGCTGGATTGAAAGTAAAAAGAAATAAAATCAAAATTACTGAAGCACCAGAAGTTAAAACAAATGTGATTCCAATCGTGACGAGGGAAGATAATGAAAATACATAGTATATGGACAAGCAAGAACTTAAAGAATCTCTTCTTACAATAATCAAAAAAGCGCATTCTTGCATTGATATATACGAAGACTATCTCCTAGAGACAAAAGATTGGCGTGCGCTTGCCAACGAAATGAAGACTCTACGAGATACGATTGAAAAAATTGAAGCTGAATTATGACTTTTTTATCTACTTGTTGCTGCGGAACTACTAAATCTCCACCACCCCCTCCAACTGGATGTCCAGATGTTTGCTGTAGTAGCTGCATGTGGGGAGATAGGATCACGCCTTGGTCTGGCAATCCAATTGATCCAAATGATGATTTAGTTTTATATCAAGGAATTGATGTTGGAGCTGCACCAGTTAATTCAACTTTAAATGATCCATTAATAAAATTTGAATATAAGAATATGGGTGCATATTGGATTTGGTGGAATCCTTCATATATGCTTAACTACACCACTAACGTACCAGAATGTGAATCAACCGAATATGTTAGTGCGTCCCAATTTGGTGGACCGGGAAATGAAACAGTCTCACCAAATACAAATTTACATAAAAGTAGAATACTTCAGGGAGATGCATGTAATGGCACATTAATACCCAATGAATTAGATGAGGGTGATGATGCTAAATCTGAGGGCAGATTTGATACAGCACAAACTTATTACGGAGGCGGCAAAGATCCTTCAGATAACGGATTTGCAGCATTTTTTACCACTTTGAAGGCCGGTATAGGATTAGGCGTTAATTTCTTTGAAGATTTATTTTTTACAGGATCCTTGCTCGGTCCTTTTGTTTCCGGACCTTCTAAAGAAGTTGGTTATCCTTGCTCAACAGAAGCAGAAGATAGATGTTGTGTGACACTAACCATTGCTTCAAATGCCGGATATGGTTCTGAAGAAATAAGAAATTATTGTAATAAAATGGGAGTATCTCCATATAGAAGAAGAATAATGAAGGAACATTATCCATGGGCATGGCAAATATTTTCTTACAACGAAGGCGACCCATATCCATTTACAACACCTGTGAATTATTTTTCACAAGGACAGCCATTAACGGAACCAAGTGGTTTTTTAGAAGGTGGAATTTATAAAACACCTCTAAGAGCGCAAATACTCGCATTTATTCAATGCGAACACCATTGGGGATTAGGAGAAGCCAATGCATGTTATCCTGATTTAGGTGATTTACAAATAACATATCCTCTGAGTTACATAATACCTAGAAGATTTATTTACGGCTGTTCTGCAATACCATTTTTTGAATTTGATATTGATGAATTTCTTCTTGAAGATCCATCTTCAGCAGCCTTTTTCGATAAAGACAGTTTAATTACTTTTATGCGGTCTTTTACTGCATATTTTAATAATCCAATAGGTAATTTTGCTCCATTCCCCGATCAACCTTATCCGGATGGAACAGCAATTTATTTTGTTCGTGAATATATTAATGAATTGACTAGAAGAAGATTTCAAAATATTTTAGTCAAGGATTGGAGACAAGAAGCTTATGAAGAAATAATAATAGCTGAAAGTTATTATAGAGAATCATTGGGATTAACTGGTATTACCTTTGATCTTTTCGGAGAATTAGAAATTGAAAGACCTGTACCAATAAATGGAACTTCTGCTGAATTAATACAATCTTTTAGAAATTTGCCTGAGTATGAACGATCTAACTATATTGAAAAATCATTCCCTTTGCCATTAGGACCTGTCCGCAAAAGACGAAGAGCTTTATCCGTAAATGGATTATTTGATGAATTAGAAGGAAATGAATTAGTAAATGTTTTTATGCCATTTGATATTAATGAAATAATATCAAATTTCAATCCGGATGCCGAATGTATGTTTAAGGATGAAAATGGCGATGTAAATGAAGAGTTAAAAAATTTACAAGCCATGAAATATGTAAATGTATTTAACCCTATTAATAAAATTTGGGATACGAGTTATCCAGATGATGATGAACCTACAAGAAATGCAAGAAAAATAGGACTAATAGCAAAATTATCTCAAATAACATATACTTACATGCTTGTGCAGCCCGGAAGATGGGAATTTGCAGCATGGGGTCAAGGATTAGTTCAACAGGCTGGGCCGCCACCCACAACAAGCGAACCAGATGACACAGATCCAGATGAAACAGGTGGTGCGTTTAATACACTATCTAGACCGGAAAATAACTGGTTTTTTAGAAAATATGGATATGTACAAGGGCCAGAAAGTTTGCTTGAATGGCCATCATTTTCAAGAGTTTTAGCTCATTCACAATTAAACAATTGCACTGTTCCAGTTGATGGAGATAGGGGTGATTTTGATTTTGCATGGAATCCGGGAACAAATTGTATTAGAGAAGGTTGTGTTTCTCCTATTGGACCAATTCAAACCGGGTGGGTAAATGATCCTTATTGTGGAAGATCAACATATTCTCAACACCCAGATGTATTTTTAGGAACTCATAGTAATCCAATTCAGGTAGTGAATGGCAGTGCCGTAGATTGTCCCGGTAGTGCTGGTACTGAGCAATATTTTGAAGTTAGACCGGCTGGGAGAAATGAAGTATCATTTGTTCGCTATCAAAGTAGAGAAATGAAGTGGGACACCACGGTGACCCCGCATAGAGTAATAAAAAGAACAGAAGAAGAAAAAGATAATTATAAAAACACCACTTTTAATATTCCTCTGACAAAAACTAAAGATAATTGTGCGGTATGTTGGGGACGGCCTTGTTCTTCTACAAACGAATATCTTTGGAATGATGCAAGATTTAAATCTTTTAATGCTTCTTGTTCTGCGTCCCCACTTGTTGGTGGTGCTGGATTTGGCACAAAAACATCTGGATGTGCTGGTGTTTTTGTAGAAACCGATCTTGCAAGTTCAACTCAAATACCATATAATAATGACATTGATATTATTTCATATGATTTTGGCTGGTATGGTCCAATAGCGTTCAGAAGAACCGATCCAAATACTGTGCCTGATGATGTTTTTGGTTTTAATGTAGAACCTGTAACATATGAGTGCGACGATACAATTCAATATGATTTTTGCGAAAACACAAATGTACAAGTACATAGAGCAATCACAGCTCAGGGTGATATAACTGAATGGCCATTTGGTTTACCTCCGCAAAAATTTTGGGAAGCTGCACCATCATATCCATATAGCATTCCATACGCAAATTTTACTGGAATGTTCAATTCAGAATGCTGTGAATTAGTAAGTAAATGTGGTGGATGTGGAATGTCTGTAAATTTTGATGAAAATTGTCAAAATATAGCATCTATCTGGTGTAGAAGTCCGAAATATCCACAAGAAGCATTTAAAGATTGGGTAGAAGCCGGAAAGCCTACAACTTTTGATTTTGGCCAATACAGTGCTGAAAAAGGTATGGTTTTAGCATTTTCAAGTGCATTTTCCGGAAGATACGACATTAGTCCAGCAACTGGTGCCCCAGTTATAACACCACAACAAGATGGATATGATAATGTTCCGGGATCATATTTAAATTCTCAATCTATAACTCCAGAATTTAATTCAGTTGCGCCCGATCCATATCCATTTGGAGGAGTAACTTGGGGCTTATGCATTCCAGACCATAACAACCAATTAATTTATACTTCAGATAATCAATTCGATTGTTCAAAAATTTTATTCAATGTAACTAAAGAACAATTAAATTTTATAGGAATGACAAATGAAGCAATGATCAACCGATATAAAGGTAATTTTTGCGCGTGCGGTGGATTTTTTACTGGAGTTATTAAAGATATTGTGATTCCCAAACAATCATGTTTAGCCAGTGATATAGGCACAATACAATCCTTTGAATGCCAATCAGGACCATCAACTTATAATTATGGTGAATTTGAAAGTCAATTGAACAATCCACGCACAGAGCATAATTATATTTGCAATTATATTGCTATATCTTTATGTGCCGGGTTGAAATTGTATAGTGATGGGCTAGGAAAATTTACAAATATAAATGCACCGTGTCAATTAAATACATCATTATATAATGGTGTTACATGCAATAATGTCAATGATTATCTTGTTAATGGATTCTGCTATGTTGCTCCTGATCCGGATGATTATACTCCTCCCAATATAAGTGTTTATTGTGATAATTTTGATTCTACTAATGAAAAATGTTTTGATCTTAACGACCCAGATACTCCATTAGATACAACAACAGGATGTTGTAGAAATTGCTTAGATGGACTTGATCCATTTACTTCTAATTCTCAATATGATTGTAGTGATTGTGGTGGTAATAATATATTTGTTCATGAAAATGCATTAAATCAACAAGATAATTTAGATTTTGCGAACTGGGCAAGAGAACAAGGTCTTATTGGTTGCTGGAGAATCAAGCAATGAAAAAATTTAGAGTAATAGAAAAATTTAATTCTAAATTACCTTCTATTAAAAATCCAGAAAATAAAAATATTTACTCTCCGTTGATATTGATAAATGCAAACCAAAAAAACAAAATAATTAAAACATTTAAATTATCAAATAAGTTAAAAAAAATAATTTCATATTTTATATTTGAATTAAACAGCGCGTTTACTACAGAAGTATCCAAGAAAGTATTTGAGGCCAGAAAAGAACAGTGCCTCAGCTGTCCCGGTCTTGCTAAATCCCCACAAGATCCGATAGGATATTGCAAACTATGCGGTTGTGGAATGAACCCAAGAGCAAGGTTAACTGTAAAGTTAACTGTTGCTGGTGCCACATGTCCAAAGAAACTTTGGAAACCAGTACGGGGAAAGTTCTCAGTTAAGAATTTCATGAAGTCATTGCTTGGAATTTCACAGACAGTGTGGTATAATCTCAAGCAACTATGCAAATCAAAGAAACCCAACTAGATTACTCTGATGTCCTGATCGTTCCACAAGCATCTAAGGTCAATTCCAGATCCGATGTGTCTCTACTTAGAACCATCGGAAGAATTCCATGGACAGGTGTTCCTATTGTAGCAGCTAACATGGCTACGACGGGAACTCTGAATATGGCCGAAGCCTTGACCAAGCATATGTGGCTAACGTGTCTGCACAAGCACTACAGCACAAATGATCTAGAATCTCTGGCAAAAGATGTGCAGTATTTCTCAGTACCAACTATTGGTATGGATACTCCATCACAACAGACTTTTTATAAACTTATGGAAAAGGAAAACTTTTTCCGATTTGTTTGTATTGATGTAGCCAATGGTTATATCGATAATTTCAAAGTACTGGTAAAAAACATTCGTAGTAAGTACGGAGATCGTGTAAATATTATTGCAGGAAATGTAGTCACCCAAGAAGGAGTAGAAGCACTATGGAACGAAGGAGCAGACTTTGTAAAGGTTGGAATCGGCCCCGGCAGCGCATGTACGACACGCAAGATGACCGGAGTCGGGTATCCCCAGTTTTCGGCAGTCCACAATTGCGTCGAAGGTGCAAAGAGTCTGCCGGGGTTCTCGGGTATAGTCGCGGATGGTGGGTGCGTACATCCCGGTGATGTCGCCAAGGCTTTCGCCGCTGGTGCTAAGATGGTCATGCTTGGAGGTATGCTAGCAGGCCACGATGAGTCTGGTGGATGGGAATACGACTATACTCAAGGTAAGTCAGTTCCTACGTTCTATGGAATGGCATCCGAACATGCTATGACAAATCACTATAATCATCGACCCGATTATCGATGTGCTGAAGGTAAGAAGATTATCGTTGAAGAGCGCGGCGAAGTGGCTAACACAGTTAAAGAAATTATGGGTGGAGTTCGATCTGCTTGCACATATGTTGGTGCGAGAAATCTAAACGATCTACACACCAACGCACAATTCGTAAGAGTTAACAACCAATATAACAAAGTTTTTGGAGAATGAACATGTTTGGTGATTCAGAAGAACTTATGAAAAATATTAATGTAAATAAGATGTCTGATGAAGAATTACTCATGCTTTGGCTAGTAATGTACTTCACCAATTACACTACTTACATTGAAGAACTAAATTCAGATCTTCACAAAAAAGCTATTGACTATGCAAACGATATGACTAAGATACCGGGTGTCAGTCTGGTATATACTGACAAGTTCTTGACTAAACCCAAACCCCCGGATCAATAAATGAATATTTTTGTGCTTGACAATGACCCAGTAATTGCAGCCAGTTACATGTGCGATAAGCATGTTGTAAAGATGATTCTTGAAAGTGCTCAAATGCTTTCTACAGTTCATCATCTTTCTAACAATCCACACAACCTTCCACTCTACAAGAAGTGTTTTGTAAATCATCCATGCACCCAGTGGGTTGCCGAATCTTCTGCCAATTACGAATGGCTTGCAACTCACGCTCGCAGTCTCTGCTATTACTATAGTCAACGATATGAGCGTCAGCACAAATCTGAGCCTCTTATCTACGAAATGTTTCAAATGCGACCGGACTTTATCAACAAAGACCTTACCCCATTTGCTCAGGCAATGCCTGATAAATACAAGGTATCTGACGATGCTGTCCGAGCATATCGTGCATACTATGTTGGCGAAAAAAGTAAATTCGCCAAGTGGTCTTGCAATCCCTGTCCGTTTTGGTATACTGATGCAATAAAGGAAAAAGAACATGCAAACACTTATTCTACGTCTTTCTAGTGGTGAAGAACTTATCGGCAAGGTTTCATTTGATGAAACTACAGCATCCTACACGATTCAGAAGCCATTTATTCTGATTCCTGTTGGTGATGGGAAGATTGGTTTTGCTCCATATATGCCATATGCAAATCATGGCGATGGTCTTGAAATTTCTGACATCTTTGTGGTGTTCGAAACTGAACCAGTCAAGGAAATGGAAGCCAAGTATATTGAGGCTTCAACTGGTATCTTTACAGGCAATATGGGATCTGGACCGATTCTAGGTAGCGGTCTTCGACTCAGTGAGTAAAGACATATTCCCGTAGCTCAGTTAGATTAGAGCAAATGCCTTCTAAGCATTAGGTCACAGGTGCAAATCCTGTCGGGAATGTTTATGGTTCCATCGGCGTGGTAGGAACACGCGGAGTTGACAAGACTCGCTCTAGTGTAAAACGGTTTATTTAATTAACCGATAAAACTAGAAAATGGGTGCAAATCCCATATGGATTCCCAGTGGAGATTAGTGTAACGGTAGCACAACTGACTCTGACTCAGTTTGTCCTAGTTCGAATCTAGGATCTCCAATTTGTTGCGAGTATGATGTAACGGTAACATGGTACTCTTCCAAAGTATCTTTATGGGTTCGAATCCCATTACTCGCATTATGTCAACCTTAGAAGAAGAAATTTATGCATTGCAGAGGTGCAAAGAATTCATCTATAGTCTTCTTGACCCAAAGCAAACACCAAAAGTACCAAAAGAAATTCGTGAAAAAGCACGAAATGTTGTAAAACATTACCCTTTGGTGGTTGATGTTTTCGTAGAGAAATACTATAATGAGAAGATAGTCGGGTCAAAGGCGACTACTTATGATTATTCCAAAATTGAGTACGAAGCTAAACGATATTTTAGAGCAAACGATGCCGATTTGTCTGGAAATGCAGCGACAGAAGAAGCATGTAAGCCTGATCTTCCACAAGAATAAGCTAGTTTCAATCGGAACTAATCAGTTCAAGACTCATCCACTTGCTCGTAAGTATGGTTATGTCATTGATTGTGTCCATTCTGAACTGGATGCATTCAATAAGTTGCCTAAATCATACAAGAAGGGTGACAAAAAGCTGAAACTGATCAATTTTCGTATGAATCGGTTTCATGAATTGAGGAATTCAAAGCCGTGTAAGCATTGTCTGACATGGTGTGTTGACTTCTTCGATGAGATCTGGTATACTGATGACGAAGGTTTTCAAGAATTGGAGGTTTAACATGTACAAGCACGGCGAACAAGTAGTAAATTCACAAAACAACAAGGCTTGCACCATTATGGGAAGCCAGTCAGAGAAGATCAAGACCAAGAATGGTATGATCACCGAAGAAGTTGAGTATTTTGTTCGGTATGAGGATGGTTCGACTGATTGGATTCCATCCGAAAACGCCAAGAAGCTTCTTATCGACTAATGGCATATCGCATTCACATTGATATTCCACTTGAGGTGGCCTCTCAGGAGGCCGCTATTTCAGCCGCCAAGGCAATCCTAGCCCAGATGACTGGGCAGGGGGTGCAAGACCTTACCAAGGGGCTTGGCGGCTCTCAGATCAACTATCGGCTTGGTGACGATACTGATCGCCAGAAGAGCAATTATTTGGTTTTGACTCCTTCTGGACATGCAACGAACCAAAAATGCAAAATTCTCTTGACAGAGGAACCATCTTCAGTAGAATGATGGCATAATAGGGAACGACAAAGCACAAATCGTTCCGCCCTAACGGGAAAGCGAGGACTAGATCGCCAGTACTTCGGGTACTGTAATTGGGTAGGTAGTTCAATCGGCAGAACCAACCGCTTATAACGGTTGATGTGTGGGTTCGACCCCCACCCTACCCATTTGAGGACTAAGTATAGTTATGACTGATGAAGAAAAAAAGCTAATACTAGAACTCAAGCAAGAGGTTGAAAAGATCAAAGTAAATCTTATTCTAGAGAATAAGAAACTAGATCAGATCGTTTCGGTTGTAAATTTTATTATTCAAAAGGAGAATTTAAATGCACAATAATGTTTTTACTTATCGTTGGCTTGCTGTTTTTACCGCGTTCGCTGCTCTGATTCTACACCTTGATAACGCAAAGGCTCCGCTTGTTTGGTCATTTGCTGGACTGACTGGATTCCTGCTCGTTGCAGAAATTCGTCGGCTATCAAAGGAAGTCTGCTCACTTGAGCGTAGCCACACAGATCGAACTCACACTGAAAATATTGATGAGCTTCGCCGTAGCATGTGGCAACAGACTGACTCGCTCCATGAGCGTATTGACAATTGCTCAAATACTTGCTCCAAGGCAAAGACTCGCCTTTAATTAAAAAGGCATCTTAATAAAACCCCGCGAAAGCGGGGTTTTTTTATTAGGTGAGGAATGCTACGCTAACAGCAGCAGTTGCGGTCAAACCAGTGATTCGAAGTGGTAGTAAAACTGGTCCATTTACATCCCCATCAACATGCATGTTAAATTGATTTGATGGAGAGCCAGTGTTATCCATAAATGAAAGCGTAAGTCCGGCTGCACCGCTAGTAACGGTGCTAATCAATACAGAACGGTGCTTCGGGATTTGTCCTAATGTCAATCCAGTGGTTGAAGATACTACAGAGACAGCTGTTTTGTTTTCCATACTAGTATTTATGTAATCATAAATATCATGATGAACTTCTTGTCCCTATTAAATGAAAAATTAACTCTTGAGTACCACAATAAACTCAATCCTATTTACTGGGATGGAGAAACGCTCAAACCACAGGTCAAAAAGACATTGACCAAGATAGGCTACAAATGGGCCAAATTTGCCAACGTCCCGGAAGAAGCTATTATTGATATCGTCATGACAGGGGGAAATGCCAATTACAATTATACAAATAATTCAGATTTGGATATCCATTTAGTAATTGACCCCACCTTTTTTGAAATGGACAAGGATTTAATTCTTGATTATTTTAAAGATAAAAAAACCATCTGGAGTCTATCTCATAAAATCAAGGTTTATGGGGCAGATGTTGAAATATTTGCACAACCCATAACCCAAGTGACCCACAAAGATCAGGGTGTTTATTCTCTACTTAATGACCAATGGGTATCTAAACCCAAATATAAAGATCTAAATTTTGAAAAGGATAGCTTTCTCACAAAGAAAGTAGAATCCTACATGCAAAAAATAGATCATTTGATTGAAACTGAGTCAACTGATGAAACTCTTTATAGATCACTACTCAAGAAAATCAGCAATATGCGTGACGAAGGACTTGAATCTGGAGGAGAGTTTTCTATGGAAAACTTGTTGTTCAAGGAACTTCGTAGCCGTGGCTATATTGACAAGCTTCGCAATGCTGCTAATCGCGCACTCGACAAAGAACTTACACTGGAATAAAACTATGCACTACTTTTCTATAGACAGACAATACAAGTTTATTTTAAATTTGATGGAATCGAAGAAACAAACTCCACCAAAACGGAAACTTGGTTATGTTAGTCAACAATATGAAAGTAACCAAGGAATAGGAACTATATCTCGCGGTACAGGCGACAAGGGAGGAGTTAGTTATGGTACACATCAGTTTGCCAGTGCAGTGGGAACTCCTGAAGATTTTGTTAATTATATTAAAACTAATGAACCAGAAGATTCACCATTAAGATCTTTAATAGGTCTCACAGATTTTGGTGATTATAATGGAGCATTCGCAAATCAATGGAGAAATTTATCTAAATCCCATGCAGATTTGTTATCGAAGGCAGCTCAAACATTTACAGATATTAGATATTACGAAGAACCTTTAAAAAATCTAAAGAAAAAAGATTCAGAATTAGGAAATCTTATTGAAACAAATGAAGGTTTGAATGAGTTGTTTTATTCTACAAATGTACAGCATGGTCAATCAGGCGGTCCACGAATATTTTTAGACGCAAGGGCTAGATGCCCAGACGGCAAAAAAAATTGTCCCTTTGCTATTACTAAAAATGTATTTGAAATTAGAAGAGATAAAATATTAGCATCGGGTAATAGTCAGGAGATAAAAAATGCTGTAACACAATCAAGATATCCCGAAGAGGAAAAAACTATTACTGCTTTATTAAAAACTGCGAGGGCAACACAAACACCACCCCAGATGCCACCGCCACAAACAGAAAATGTACCAGAGCCACAAGTCGGTAATGGAGCATATAAAGTTCAAGAGGGAGATGTTTTGGGTGTCATAGCACAAAAACTTTCGAAGGAAAGAGGTTATAAGATAACCGTTGATGATTTAGCGAAATTAAATCAAATACCAAATCCTAATAAAATTGGCATCGGGCAGGAATTAAAAATTCCAGAAAATCCAAATGCTCAAAAACAAACTGCAACAGCACAAGCAGCACCAAAACAAGAACTTCCAGCGAAGCAAGAACCAAAACAAACTAAAACGCCGGAAGAGACAATTACGATGAGCAAACAAGAACTAGCTGATATGATGAAACAAGCAGAAGATAAAGCTGTACAAAATGCCTTTGATGTGGAAACGCAAGCTAAAGAAGCTAGAGAATCAAAAAAATCCGCTGGTATGATTGATAAGGTAAGAGCAGAAAGAGAAAGGCTTGAAGCTGAAAAGAAAAAGGCTCAAGAAAACAAAACTAAAGGTAAATAATCATCTCGGGAATAGAGTGGGTGGATAATTCTCACCCCTCTTCTGTCTATCCCTCACTGCTTTAAATCCTGCTGGATCGGCTTCTAGTTCCCCATCAGAGCCTAGATTAAATCCTAGACCAAGATCAGTTTGGGCATCTTCCTCTGCCGTCATTCTATCTTGTATAGAAGGCTGAGTCACCAAAGCACCAGCTGCATCCCAAACATTTCCTAATGCGGTAGCAACGGTTCCCATTCCAAGAGCAGTTAAAACATCCTTCGAAGTAAATGCTCTTCTTGGGGTTGGTGTTTGTGTTGGTTTGGCTGGAGTCATGGCAGCACTTACTGAAGTTTTTGCCTTTTCAAGTCTAGCTTCTATTCTTGTAATAGAATCATCCACTCTCTTAGTTCTGTCGCTTCCTTCTTTTCTAGGAAGCCCACGCAACAGGGTTAGGCGATCTTCTAATGACTGTACAGAGTCTGGTGTGGGTATTGCGGTTGTTAAACGGCTAGAGCGTTCACTTCTCAGGCGAGACATTCGTTGTGGATATGTTTCACCAAATAATGCAGTTTCTATTTTTCTAATTAATGGACCTTGAGGTCCAGATTTCCCGCGACCCATACTAAAACCCCCTAATAGTTTTTCGCGTCCTTCACTATCGATCTGAAATATGTTAATATGTTTTGCACCCTCTTTAAAAATTATTTTTCCTTTGAGGTTAGGAGTTTTTGTTTGTACTCTTTCAACTGCTCTTATTATTTCTTTAGCATCCGCACCTAAATGATCTACTCCAAAAAAATTTACTCTACCTTCATTTTCAATAAGTAGTTCAATATCTTCAGTTAAAAATTCGGAAAATGATTTCATGTTATATTTTCTGTTTTTGAGTTGCCATGAATTGATCGATGTGGTCGGTGATGTGACCGCCTTTAGCTAGATTAGCCGCGATCATATCACTATTTGCTTGTGCCCACAAATTAAACTGTGGATGTGCGTAGGCCATATCTTCAAGTTGAGTATCCAAGCGCGTGAGTCTTGTTTCAACTTGAATGGAACTTCCACCAGATTTTTTATGCTTTTCTCTTAAAATTTTTCTAATTATTGGAAGTGCTTTAAAATTTGAAATTAAAGAATATGCAGCATCTTGCGATCCTTCTTGTGTTGGCATCGGCCCTTGTCTATCTCCCATTTCCCAAGACTGCATTCTTGAATTGTGCAAATGATCTTTTAGTTCATTGAATATGCTATTCGTAGAATTTTTTACATCCCTTGATTGAATATCTGAATATGGTCCAGTACCCGGAATACCTTCATATTTTTCGGAGGGTATCTCTCTACCTTTGTCATCTAAAGATACTTGGCGAGAATTGGTGTACCAAGGAGATTCAATAGCATAAGAAGGACGTACATTTACATAAGGGTCAATGTCCTTTGCTTCAAAAAGATATTGGATAAAAGTTCGCATATATTATTTAGATTTACAGATCTATTATCAACCTTCCATTCTAAATCTACTTCTTGCCGATCTTCTTCCAAAAACATCTTCAACCGTATCTAACAAAGGATTTGTGGTAAATCCTCTAGGATCGGATTTGATTTCATCATGCACAGAATTTCGTATTTCAAATTCCATATCTTTTGAATTGAAGTCTGGATGGTTGTAGATTGCCATTGCAGTGTTTTTGTGATCAGGTTCATAAAAATTAAATCTAATCTCAGAAAATAATCGTCTATCTTTTAATATTTTCCCTAAATCTTTATGTTTTAATGCTTCGTTTCTTACCTCTTCCGAATCGCTAATCAAGGCAGCACCTAAATTTCTTACAGCCATTTCCGATAAAACAGAAGGAATTCCTCCCACATCATCACTTACATTATCGCGCTCATGTTGGTGATAATATGGCGTTTTGTGGAATGCATCAGACTTTGCCAATTTTATAGAAAGATCTGTAAATACTTTTTTACGCTGCGGATCATATTCTGTTCTTGCGAAGGTAAATACTCTATGTAGTTCAGAACCGGGAACAAGACGATCAATCAACGATGGTTCATTTGCCGCAGCTTCCAATACTGGGATAGTAGGAGCAGCAGTTATGGCTGAGTGTGCTATATTATCTAAAACACTCTCAGACTTTATAGTTCCATCTTTGACATCACTCATTAGTTTATTAAAAGATTTCAATGATTTTGCATCATCATTATCATGCAATTGCCCAATTAAAAGACTATGAAAATTTAATTGTTTTTGGGCATTTGGATTATTGATAATTGAATCAAATACTTTGTCATGAGGCGAATGTATAGCTAATCTTAAATATTTTGCTGCTGTTTGATCAAATGGACTTGCTCGTTCTAAATATGAATTTATATAATCCAATCCCTTTAGAGCAAATTCTTCATGTGGAGATCGAATAAGTTCATGAGGATCCATCAAATCAGCAAATTCAAAAGCTTTACTTCTTACTGCTTTATGTTTCGAATACGAAAGTCTTGTCAAAGATATTCTATTTTTCAACAATGATGGAACTTTTTCAAGTGCCTTTAAAACTACAGCTTCGTGGGGAGATCTGAATATATCATGACTTACTCTATCATCAACAGTGTTACCATAAATTGGATTGTCTAATGTATAAGCTAGTAAAGCTCTGTGTACTTCTGGATCTTCAAGTGCTTCTAATTGATGATGTTCAAATGGAGAAGATGCCATTTTTAATACACGATTGGTAGTTTCAGAAGATGGAAGTATCTCACGATCATCGTGATCACGATATAAAATTGGTTCGATATAATATTTGTGAACATTATCTTGATATGACTTCAATGGCATCTTTTCGGATAAATGAAAATCTAAAGTATGCTTAAATGCATCTATTAATGACTTGCCATTACTTTTTAAATTACTAGAGGCATATGTAACAGGCGAAGCTCTTAATATTGTATGTTTGGGCTTCACTTCTTCCCATGAAACATCTTTATAGTCATAACCTATGGGATTTTGCGCTCTATAGATTTTATCTTTCATATCCTCGCTATGAAATGGCTCAAGCATGATTCTGGCTAAAGGATTTTTTAAATCATGGTCTCCAGCCGTAATCAAATATGCCATATGTGCTCCACCCGTAAGTGCTTTCTTAACATATTTGGCATTTGATCCGGGTTCTTGATATCCGGGCATTTCATTATAGAAGGGTTCGCCATATTCTCGCTCTGGTGGTTCTTGCCCCTCAATATCAACATCTGGACAAGTACCAAGTGCCATGCAGCTTGTCCATCTTGGTTTGTTTGAAGACATCTCGGCAACTTTATAAGGATGTCTTGTTATGACAATCTGTAAAGGCGACCTCATAGCAACACGAACATCATCACGATTGTATTCATCCAAGATTCGCTTTTGTTGAAGACTTTTTTCTCTATGATCTCGCCATGCCGGATGAGCCGCTTCATATGGAATGCCTTCTGGTTCTGCGATTGGTTGAGATAAAACCTTTGCAATTGAAATTGGGCGAGTGTGTCCTTTTCTAACAGCTAATCCAGCTTTGAAGTCGTGAACATCATATCCCAAGTTGTCTAAATGATCGGCAAGATAAGCTGGTGCTTGTAGCTTTAATCCTTCTGTCGGCATATCAAACACCACTGTGTTACCATTGTCCATTACAGTACCACCGCCGATTGGATTGTCTTTATCAAAAAGATGATTTGAAAAATCGACAGACCTCTTTAATGGATTTTGCCAATCAACAAAGTGATCAACCCAATATTTTTGATTGGCGGTTAGTGCTTCAGTTAAAAATTTATAAAAGGATAGCATACCATATTTATGCTATCTTCTTCTATAGTTAAACAGACCAGCAAAGCCCAACAAAACCAAGCATCCGGGTGAAGGAACTGCATTTGTTCCGAACCCGCACCAGTCGATTAGATTGCCTTGTGTGCTTCCACCAACTGCATTCACCGCTTCAAATGCAAAGCTAGTCAGATTGCCAATTGAAGTAATAGTTCCGACGTGAACTTGCCATGCTGTGTTATCAGCAGAAAATTCTTGTTGAAATAAAACGGTATCATCTCCACCACCAGCAGTCTGATCTGTACCAAAATCGGTGATGGTCAAGCGCATGGTATCAACACCATCTCTTCCACGGTGAGCAAAATGCCAATTGATTTGATTGAAGTCACCGAGTCCATTTACATTCTGGTATAGGGTAGAAGCATAATTTGCATTTAATTCTGCAAAGGAATTTCCTTCATAGGCAGGAACTCCTAGAAATCCATTTTCCCAGACTTCAATCAAGTTGTCTGGTGCAGTAGTTGCCCAGCCACTTTGAGGATCTGTTCCAGAATAAAAACTGTAGCCCCATGCGGGAAAGCTCTCAAAAC